ATGAAGAATTTCAAGCTCAGCAACCTCGTGCACCGCAAGGCAGAGCAGGCTGCCGCCGCGCAGCGAAATCAGAAGGGCTTCGCGGTCCTGCCGCTGCTGCTGCTCGCTGTCATCATCGGCGGCGCGCTCGTCGCGTGGGCGGCCACCAGCCGCTCGAACACGAGCGCCGCACAGGACGGCAACAACAAGGTGATGGCGTCGTCCATCATCGACCAGGGCAAGGCCCAGGAGCAGACGTTCACGAACCTCGTGACGAACGGCGTGACGCCGACCAGCATCACGTACGACACGACCACGGGTCAGGGTGTGTTCGACCCGAACGTCGGCATCATCAAGCCGATTCCGCAAGGCAACGCGCTGGTCCCGGCAGCGGGCCTCGGCGCGACCGAAGGGTTCTGGGCCTACAACAAGAACTTCAAGGGTAATGGCATCGGCACGCAGGCTGGCGTCGACTATGTCGTGACGGTTGCCGGCATCAAGAACGGCGTGTGCAGCAAAATCAACGACGTGCTGTACGCAACGGGTTCGACGACGGCGCCCCCGTCCGTTTCGTCGGCCGAATCGGCCTTCGTTGGCGGCGCGACGGTGAGCAACCCGGTGTCGACCGGCTCGCCGGACCTGTCGGGCACGGCAGCGGTGGCGAACTGGCCGGCGGGCTGCGTGCAGACCTCCGACGGCAAGTACGTGTACTTCCACGTCGTCAACGCATCGTAAGCGTTTCGGCTCGCGCACCGGTGTCACGCCGGTGCGGTTATGCCACCCCCTGTCAGGTTCGCCTGGCGGGGGTTTTTATTTGCGCCGGCGCGGCGGCCATCCGCCTGCGTGAACGCTATACCGTCCGATTGCCGTTCCGCCCGTATTGCTCACGGGCGTAAGGCCAACCGGAGCTTTCGATGTCCCGAATTCAACCCCTTCAGGCCGGCGCGCGCCGCCGCAACTGTTCGACGCGCCAGCGGGGCTTCGCCGTCCTGCCGATGCTGATGGTCGCCGTCATCCTGGCGGTCGTGGTCACGGCTTTCGTCGCGCAGTCGGACACGTCGGGACTGCGCAACCAGGCCTACACCAATGCTGCCGCGCAGGTCGCAACGCAGGCGAACTTCATCCGCGCGCGCATCCTGCTGTGCGGTTCGGACTATCCGGATGGCGTCAACGGCACCTCGTACCGGCCCGCGCTGCCGGCCGCGGTGACCGCGACTGCCGTGAGCGCACTCGTCTGCCCGGGCACCGGTCAGAACCTGTGGGTCGGCACCGATGGCGTGACGCTGCCGGTTGCACCGGCCTTCATGTCGAGCGGCTGGGCGTTCACCAACGACGGCACCAGCGCGCGGCTGACCATCACGGGCGATTCGCGCACGCTGACTTTCGCGGCACAGCGGCTTGGCGCGGATGCCGCGCTGGCCAGCAACCAGCTGACCTTTCTCGTGAGCAACTGACCGCCATGCGACTTCGAATCCTGCGAGGCCGCGCCCAGCGCGGCTCTGTGCTTCCTTACTTCCTGCTGATGATGGCGGCCGTCGCGGTCGCCAGCTCCGTGGCGCTCACGCAGATTTCCGCCCTCTCGAAGCTTGGCAGCGATTCGCGCGCGAACCTGGTGACCAAGCGCGCGATGGCGACCTTGGCGAACTCGGCTATCGGGTTGGGCTACAACGAGCAGGCCTCCGGCCGGCCTATCCTGCCCAGCAGCCTGACCTATGTGACAGGCGGGGCGGCACCGTCGGGCGGCTCACTCCTGCCGGTGGGCATCGGGCCGAACCGCTCGACGGACTCATGGGGCAGCTCCTTCGGCTTCTGCAACTACTCTGGCTCGGCATGGAGCGGCTGGAGCACGCCAGTTTTCGCCGTCCTCTCCGCCGGCCACGACAAGACGTTCCAGACGAGCTGCAGCGACGCATTTGCCGGCGTCCGGCGCGGCGACGACCTGCTGACCGTGGTGACGGCCGCCGAATGGCGTGCGCAGGGCGCGCAGGGCAAGACGGATGCGTACAAGCCGCCGCTGACGCTGCTCTCGGACCTGAACACCGTCGTGCCGACGGTGCCCGGCGAGGTGCGGCTCGTGCTCGAGACGAAACAACTGTACGTGAACCAGACGGGTCAGCAGGGCTCTGCCAACTGGCAGCTCGTGACGGGTGCCGGTGCGTCGGGTGGCAAGTACGTCGTGCGCGACGCGTCCGGCATGCGCAAGTGGTCCGATGGCACGATGTCGCCGTCATGCCAGGGCTATCTGCAGGGCGGGGCGGGCTACGCGTACACCGGCGACATCGGCGATGGCGTCTACTGGGTGAACCCTGCCGGCGTGCCGTACGGCCTCTACTGCGATATGACCTCCGATATGGCGGGGCGCTCGTTCTACACTGACCTCGTCGCGTTCTGGCCGATGGACGAGCCGATTGGCTCTGTGGCCTACGACATGACGGGCAACCACAACGCCACCCTGAACGCAGTGCCTGCAAACGCGCCATCGTCAGTGCCGGGGCGCGGCGGCGCGGTGTGGGGCATCGGCAAGAACATCACCGGCGCGAACCCGGTCGCGCTGCCCGAAATCGTCGGCAACAACCCGAACCAGGTAACCATCTCGGCCTGGGTCAACCTGTCGACTGTACCCGCCAACGCGATGCTGTTCGGCTGGAATGAGTGGGATGTCTGGACGAACCAATCGGGCTCCAACGTCATGGCCGGGTTCAACACGGCGCAGAGCGACGTTGTAGGTGTCACGGGACTGACGGGCTACCACCATTTTGTCTTTGTGTTCGACCGCCGTCCGTCGACGACGAGCAGCTTCGCGCAGGATGAGCGCGTGTACGTCGATGGCATCCGGCAGCCGATGGCGCTGCAGGCAGGTAGCACGCCCTCGGCCGCCTACCGTGTCTGGCAGACGAACCTGAATATCGGCGGGTGGAGCTACAGCACCAACTATCAGCTTTCCAACACGTTCTTCCAGGAAGTCGCGGTCTGGAAGCGCGCGCTGTCGGACGGGGAGGTCTCCGTCATCTACAACTCGGGCCGCCGGTTTCAGGGGATGTTGTCGGCGCAGGCCGGTTTTATCCGGGACACCGATGCGCAAGGCAATCCGCGCTGGCACGATGCTGCCGGCAAGGGCCTCGCAAGCTGCAACGCCTATTACCAGGGCGGTGCGCGCGTTGACGACGTGTATCTGCTCAATCCGACCGGCAACGCGCCATTCGAGGCGTATTGCGATATGACCTCGGACGGCGGGGGCTGGACCCTCGTGATGAAGCAGGCGACGGGGGACGGCACGACGCTGCAGGGCGACACGGCCTACTGGACCAACGGCACCACGCTGAACGATACCTACGCGAACTGGAACTACGGCGACAGCAATCTGGTGTCGCAGGCCTTCTCGACGCTGCAGGCCACGCAATACCGCCTGCAAGCTGCCAATGAGACTGCGCGGCAGTTTGTCAGCCGCTCGGCGTCGACGCCGCTCGCGGCCTTCAGCAATGCGAGCCGCACCATCTATTCGGATGCCTATGGCGTGCCTGGTACGGCGATGAACTGGTACGTCCGCACCAGCACCTATCCCAACGGTAACACCATCACGGCGTCGCGGTTCGGCTTCAATTTCGCGGAGCTGTACCCCGGTAATGGCACGCTTTTCTGTGGTGCGCGGTGGGGCTGGGCGGCCAACCAGGATGCCCAGGGCTCCGGTGGGGATGCCTCACACGACTCCTGTGGCGGGCTGGGTGCATACGGCACCCAGTACGGCAGCACCTTCATGAACAGCAACAAGGGCGCATGGCAGCCCGCCACCCTTTTCCTCTGGGCGCGATGAACATGAACCTCAAGAACCGACAGCGCGGCTATGCGGCGGTCCCGCTGCTCCTGGCAGCCGTAGCCGCGATTGCGGTGGCCACGGCGATGGCGACGTCCGTCATCCGGCCGATGATGCTGAGCGTCGCCTCCTCGCGCGCCCGCGCGATGTCCGAAACGGCAATGTCGGCCGCTGTCACGCAACTCACGGCCGCGCCATCCTTCACCACCAGCAACGTGGCGGTGCTGCCGGCATACCAGAGCGCCGCGTTCGCGCCGACGGGCGGCGGGCAATTGCCGGCGGTACTGCCCAACGTAGCGCGGGTGGACGGGTGGGGCAATGCACTCGGCTATTGCGTCGCCTCGAGCGCAGCAGTCTCCGATGCGGCGGCCGCGCTGGTCTCGGCGGGCAAGGATGGTGTTTTCCAGACGCCGTGCGCGACGGCGCTGCTCGGGCAGACGCTCGGTGACGATATCGTGCGCGTCATCACGAGCGCCTCGCTGCTGAAAGGGCGTACGGGGGCGATTGACCACGGCAAGCCGGTGGCGAGCTTGGCGGTGCTGAACCAGCTGCAGTACATCACGCCCGGCGAAATTCGTCCGGTGCTCGATGACGGCACGGGGCACGCGTCGGTGTACCTGAATCCAACCGGCACGCCCGGCCAGTGGCAGCCGCTGCAGTCGCTGGGCATCTCCGGGGCGCCGCTCATGAAGGGCCTGGTGTCGTATTGGTCCATGGATGAGATGAACGGGAACGTCGCGCATGACGCAGTGTCCGGGCACGACATCCAATTCTCGACGACGAGCTACGCGCCGGGGGTATTCGGTCAGGCGCGTGTTGGAACCGGCATTGCCTCTTTGCCGCTGCCTGAACTGGCGGCGCTTGGCACCTCACAGGCCACCATCGCAATGTGGCTGGACAGTGCGTCGCTGACGGGCCTCGTCATGCCGTTTTCGTTCGCCACCTACGACATCTGGTACAACGCGAACTACAACCTGATTGGGTTTAACACCTATCAGGGCGAGGTGCGAGGTGTCACACCGTTGCCAGGCAAGCACCTGTACGTGTTCGTGATGGACACGCGCAAGGACGCGGGCGACAACTTTGCGCCGGACGAGCGCATCTACATCGACGGTGTGCGGCAAACGCTGACGCTCGCGGGAAGCCAGCCGCTACCCGCAAACCGGGCCTGGAGCAGCACAGCCAACCTCGGCGGAACGGGCAATACCAGCTGGTACATGGCCAATCTGTTCCTCGACGACATGGCTGTCTGGAATCGAGCGCTGTCGGACAGCGAAGCATTCCGGCTCTGGCAAACGGGGCGCAGCCTGGGAGAGCAGCTCACCGAAGGGGCCGGCTTCGTTCAGCGCAGCGGCGCCTGGCAGCCGATGGCGGCGGCTCCGTTTTCCGCATGCACGAGCTACCGCAACCAGGGCGCGATGGCCGACGGGGTGTATCTTGTCAACCCGCCGGGTGCGGCTTCGCCGCTGCAGGTCTGGTGCGACATGTCGAGCAACGGGGGCGGCTGGGAACTCGTCATGCGTGGCGCGGGTGGCTCGGGGATGTCGCCATCGGCCTGGAACGTGACCTCCGCCATCAATCCGGGGCTCGCGACGAGCCGCAACGCCCCGTATGGCGCCTCTGCGTTCAAGCTCGATGACACCACCATCAACCTGTTGCGCGCGGGCGGAGCGGGCATCTACCGGGCGACCTCGGACGGAACCTACCAGCAAACGCGCTACTGGAAAGCCACGCCCTATGCGCACGCGTCGATGGTCTCCGGCGACACGGCGACCTCCTACGCCACGACCGGCTGGACGGGCGCGCAATCCCCTTCCGCTGACTATCTGCCTTACGCGGGGAACGGCTTGGCCGATGGCGACATTGTCGACGGGCAGCTGTATTTCAACACGAACATGGCCAACTACGGCTATGCGTGGGTGCTCGGTGCGGATGTGCCCAACGGGTTCTGCTATGCCAGCGCGACGGGCTGCAACTTCAACCTGTGGGTGCGTTGACCATGAACATGCGAACGGGGTTCGCGCGCGGCCAGCAAGGCGGCGCGCTGGTTGTAGCCCTCATGGTACTCGGGGCGCTGGCGGGCACCGTCGGTGTGGTGACCGCCTACAACATCCAGCAGATGCGCAGCGCGCGCATCGCGCAGAGCCGCGAGGGGCTCGACAAGGCCTTGGTGAAGCTCGCTGGCCTGACGAGCACCACCGCAGCGAATCCCGTGGCGCCGGCGGTGACGTCTGGCACCGGCGCGCCCGCTGGCGGCGGCTTCCTGCCGGCGGGCGTCACGCCCGCTGCGGATGCCTTCGTAACGCCGCTCGGCTACTGCGTGGGCAGTCCCAGTGTGGCGAACGACCCGGTCTATGCGGTCATCAGCGCCGGGCCGGACAAGGTGTTCCAGACCACCTGCGCGCAGGCGCTCGCCGGCGTGCGCGTGGACGACGACCTGGCGCAGCGCGTGACCGTCTCGCAGCTCTACGGCGGCTTCTCGGCCGTGAGCTATCACGGCGCGACGGTGCAACTCGAGTCGCAGCTCGGCAGCATCCTCAGCCCGCGCGCGGGCGAGATTCGCGCGGTCAACCAGACGGGCGCGGTGTATCTGAACCCGGACGGCACGGTCGGCAACTGGCAGCCGCTCACGGGCTCGGCGGCCGTGGTCGGCCTCGTGCAGAACGTCGCCGGCGAGCGGGTCTGGGCGGACGGCAGCTACGGCACGACGTGCAAGGACTACCGCTATCCGAGCGGGCTGAAGGTGTACCGCGACGCCGTTGGCGACGGCATCTATCGCGTGCAACCTGGTGGTCCGGGTGCGGCGACCTACCCGGTCTACTGCGACCAGACGACCGATGCCGGGGGCTGGAGTCTCATCTTTGCGGGTGACAACGGTACGTCCGGGCACGACGTACCCGTGTCGTCAGTGACCGCCGGCCTGTCGCTTGTCACCTACACGGCCAACCCCAGCGCGAGGCCGGTGCTCCCGAACGGGCTCTCGAACAGCTCGTTCACCCAGGGGCTGTTCAAAAATGGCGGTTCGACGTGGCAGTCGCTGTACGGTAGCTGGATTCATTTTTCGTTCTTCACCGCCAGCTCGGGCAATGTCTCCACCACCTACGCCGGTGTGGCGAGCGCCTCGGGGCGCACAAGCATGTGGCTGACGGAAATCGGGTGGGGATTGTCGACCGACCCGACAACCGCGGACCTGACTCTCTGGGATGCCGGCGGGATTAGCCCGACTTGCGGCGGGGCGAACGTGGGGTACCCGAAGCTCTGTCCGTCATTCAACGCAAGCGAAACCGCGTACCAGTACCACTGGGACACGACATCCTATCGCGAGCTGTACGTGCGATAAGCGGCAGTCGGCACCGCGTCTTTTCCTCTGCAGCATGAGCCGAGGCCCGTTCCAGCGGGCCACGTCGCTATTTGATTGGCCGTCGAGCGGTTAATCAATTAGGACCGAGCCATAAAATTATCAATTCCGTTGCTTGACAATAGCGCATTTAACGTTATACAGTCCCAGTCATGCACGGTCGGAAAGGCCGTCTTTCAACACCCGTATATTGGAGTACGTATGAATAAGACAGAGGCGAAGCAGTTCGTCCGGCGTCTTGCCGCGGCTGGCAACCAGCGTGCGGCCGCCCGTGAGCTGGGAGTAGCGCAAAGTGCGGTGTCCTATCGGCTCGGGCAGGCCCGCAATATCCTGGGGACCGATGCCGTCGAGAAACTGCTGCGTCCTCACGGTGGCGGGGCGGCTGTAGCGGCCCGCGCGTCGCTGTCGCGTACGTCGGGGGTCTCCCGCACGTCGCCGGCCGGCGCCACCGCCACGGCCACGCGCGCGAGCCTCGCTGATGCGGTAACCAACGGCGACCGCATGGCGATGGCATTGAAGCTGTTGCAGGACGAGAATCGTCGCCTGCGCAAGCAGGCCGAAACGCTCGCCGAGTCCGCTCTCAATGAAGAGCAGATTCGCCGGCAGATTTTCGAAATCGCGCACGCGAAGCCGACCACCCCCGCCTGGATTGAACGTTCGGCCGCAGCGGGTGCTACCACGACCGGCGTGCCGATTCTCTTCGGTTCGGACTGGCACTGGGGGGAAGTCGTGAAGCCCTCCGAAATCGGCGGGGTGAACGAGTACAACCTCACCATCGCGCGCGAGCGCCTGAACAAGCTCATCGAGCGCACCATCAACCTCCTGACCCGCCACATGGTCAAGCCGGACTATCCGGGCATCGTGTTCGCGCTCGGCGGCGACATGGTGTCGGGCAATATCCACGAGGAACTGAGCGAGACCAACGAAGAGCCCATCATGACGGTGGTGCTCGACCTCGTCGACCATCTCATCGTCGCCATCAAGCGCCTGAAAGCCGTGTTTGGCCGAGTGTTCCTGCCGTGTGTCGCCGGCAACCATGGCCGCATGCACAAGAAGATGCGCGCGAAGGAATCGAACTTCAATTCGTTCGACTGGCTGATTTACCAGTGCCTGGACCGCCACTTCCAGGACGACCCGGACGTTGTCTTCTTCATCCCGGACGGCCCGGACGCGCTGGTGTCGGTGTACGGCTACCGCTACCTGTTCACGCACGGCAACCAGTTCCGCGGCGGCGACGGCATGATTGGCCCGCTCGGCCCGATTACCCGTGGCGACCACAAGAAGCGCTCGCGCAATGCGCAAATCAATCAGGAGTACGACACCCTGGTTATCGGGCACTTCCACCAGCTGCTGCAGATGCGCCGAATCATCATGAACGGCTCGCTCATTGGCTACAACGAGTACGCCCACGCGAACAACTTCGGCTTCGAGCAGCCGCAGCAGGCGCTGTGGATTTCGCATCCGGACCACGGCATCACGTTCTCGATGCCGGTGCACCTGGGCGCCAAGGGGAAGGGCGCGGACAAGCCGTGGGTTTCGTTTCACGAAGCATCGCTCGCCTCGTAACTGATTGGTAAGCAGGCCTGCTCCGGTAGGCCTGCTTACCTTTCTCGAACAGGACATTCGATGAGAAAGCTCATTTTCGCGCTGATGGTCGCGCCACTGATGCTTGTGTTGAACGGCTGGGTTGGTTCGCTAATGTGGCAGTGGTTCGTGGTGCCGCTCGGGGCGCCGCCGATTGGTACCGGAGGGGCGATTGGCCTGGTGTGCGTCGTCGCGGTATTTGTCGGGACGCGCGACACCGAAGGCCAGGATGACCTCGTTAAAGCCTTCATTTTCACCACCCTGCAGCCGCTGTTTCTGTTGCTGGTGGGCTTTATCGCCCGGCATTTCATGTAACGCGTGGCGATGAACCGGAACACGCTTTATTTCGTTGGTTGCCTGGCACTGCTGTTCTTCGTCATGACGAACACCCACTTCTGGCAGTCGACCTCGGTCTGGACGCATGTCCGGGCTGTCCAGGAGAACAGGGCGCATGCGGAGCGTCGCGTAACGCTACGGGCGTCCGACTCCGCCTGCGTCTACATCGGCACCATGCGCCCGGCGCGCGAGGATGCCGGACTTCTCGACCGGCTGACGTCGTCCCTCAGTTTCGGGCGCGCGTCCCCGTGGCGCGTGACGGTAACGCGTGCCACCTGCTTTACCGACGACGGCCAGCTCACGCACGGGACGGTGGGTCTGACCGCAACCGGCGTGGGTCGGTTGAAAGAGGGTGAGGTCGTCATTCTTGCGCCTGCCGAGGGCGGGCTGTTTCAGAGGAAAACCCATGACTAAGTCGCATCACATTCGAATCGGGGGCCGCGCTGCAGTGTGGTTCGCGCTGAAGGCGGCGCTGGCCACCTGGCTGCTCGCCACGCTCGTCTGCGTGGGGGACGTGCTGTTCGCACCGCAGCTGTCCGGCGAGGTCATCGGCTTCCTGCTGATGTCCAGCATCAGCCAGCCCTTCGTCTTCGCGCTGCTGCCACGCAAACCACGCAATCGCACATCGGTCCGGCCGCAGGCCGCAGGTGTGCTCATCCACAACCATCCGTAAGGAAGCTCCCATGTGGGCCAAGAATATTCTCGTTTATCGCCGCGGCGGTGAATCGCTGTCCGACCTCGAGGCGCAGCTCGCACGTCGCAAGCCGGTCAAGCCGGGTGCGCTCGAGTGGTTCACGCAGGGCTGGGTGCCGCCCGCGCCGTTTCGTGAAGAAGCTGCGCCCGTGTTCGGCGGCTTCCGTATCGTGAAGCTGCAGCGCGAGGACAAGGTGCTGCCGGCGCCTGTCATCAAGGCGGCGCTGAAGGCGAAGGTCGCCGACATCGCGCGCCGTGAAGGCCGCAAGGTCGGGCGTAAGGAGCAGAAGCAGCTCAAGGCGGAAGTGACCGACGAGTTGCTCGCCAAGGCGATGACCAAGGAGAGCTTCACGACGGCCTGGCTGGACGACCAGTATGTGTTCGTCGACTCGTCCTCGGCGAGCAAGGGCGAGACGCTTCTCTCGGCCCTGCGCGAGGCACTGCCGCCGTTCCCGGTGGCGCTGCTGCGCACGAACAAGTCGGCGGGTGCGGCGATGACGAACTGGCTGGCCGCCGGCGAGGCGCCGGGCGATTTCACGCTCGACGCGGACTGCACGCTGGAAGACCCGGAAAAGGGTGGGGCGAAGGTCACCATCCGACGCGCGGACCTGACCGCAGAGGAAGTCCGCAAGCACATCGAGGCGGGCCTGCAGGCGACGAGCGTCGCGCTCACGTGGCGCGACCGCATCAGCTTCGTGCTCACCGACAAATTCCAGCTCAAGCGCATCAAGTTCCTCGAGGTCGTGAAGGAAGACCTGAAGGACATCGGCGACGACGCGGATGCCGTGTTCGAGGCGACCTTCCGGGCGATGAGCGGTGAGCTGGCCGCCCTGGTAGCGGACCTCGTCAACGAACTTGGCGGATTCCAGGCACAGGAGCGCGGGGATGAGTAATGTCCCCAACGTGCTTATCGAAGCCCAGTCGGGAGTGGGCGCGCATTCGTACGTGAGAGGTTTGGTTGCCAACGCGCTCTGCATCGGGCAACCGGTGCTCATACTCGACGTGGGTCGCAATTACGAGCTTTTCTGCCGCTTGATGGGTGGAACCATCTGGCGGCTGCACACGACCCAGGACGGGCTTTCCACGCCCATGCTGTCGACGTCCGACGCGAAGCATTCGTCGCCGCTGCAGGTCTTCGATTTCGCCGCCGTGCAGTCGCCGTGGTCCGCGGCGCTGCCGGCGGCGGAAGACACGTTCCGGACGAGGCGCGGGCTGCTGGTGGTCGAGGACGTCGAAGCGATTCGTGCGCGGTTCCCGGGCGTCGACGCTTTCATCGGCGAGCATCTGCAAGCCGGCGGCCGCTGCTGCCTCATGGGGGAGCGTCAACAGACGCTCGAACCATTCAAGACGCTGTGCGCGCCCTCCGTCTTCAGGACTTTTTCCCAGAACGCGGACGCCGTGCGGTAACCCGGCAAGGAGCCACCCATGCGATTCATCCTCTGTACACTCGGCCTCGCCGTGCTGGTCGCTGGCTGCCAGCCCTCGGTCACCACCGCAGACTTTCCGCTGCCGGCCGAGTTGCAGGACTGCAAGCTCTTCGAGCTGAGCGACGGCATCAACAGCATCACCGTGGTCCGCTGTCCGAACAGCACGACGAGCACGACCTATCGCGAAGGGAAGTCCGACCACACGTCGGTGGTGGTCGACGGCGGCGCGGAACCATCCGGCAATGCCGGGTACGCGACCCGCGACGCGCTGCCCTCGCAGGTGCGCAAATGAAAGCTCGTCTCGAGCAGCTGGCTGCCGAGGCCAACCGCGGCTGCGGTCTGTCCTACGACCTGTTTGTCGACCGCTTCTCGGCCTCCGTCGACGCCGCCTATCCGCCGGGTGCACCTGACCACGAGACGGCGCTCGAACTGGCTCGCCCGCTGGGCTACGAGACGCCCGAGGCGCGGGCCGCCGCACACGAGGACATGCGCGACCAAGGCTATTGCAGCCACGGCATCGAGCGCAACTGCTGCCCGGCGGGATGTGGCGACGCTGAATATTAACTTGCGAAAAGCGAGTAAACGGATATACTTAATTGACCCTACAACCACCACAAGGAATGGCATGCAGCTGAAACTCGTCAACGGCGCAGTCGTCATCGAGGACGCGCAGGCGCTCAACGGCCAGGCGCTCGCGCCGGCGGACTTCGCCGACAAACCGCTCACGGTCGAAAACGAACCGGCCTTCTATATCGCGCTCGGCGAAGACGGCATGCTCGCGCGTTCGGTCTCGGTGAATGCAGCGGACCGCAAGACGGTCGCGGCGCTCGTCGGCAACTGGATTGCCGAGGGCTTCCATCCGCAACCCGTCGACCTGAAGACGTACGCGAAGCATCTGCGTGCGCTCGTCGCAGCGCGCAAGCCCGGCAAGCCCGATGCGGCTGACCCGGCGGCTGCCGCGCCGGGCGGAGAGCAGGGCGGACCGCAGGCGGGCGGCGACAGCGCCGACATCTGACGGCCCCTGAAGCTGTCATGAGCCCTGCTTGCGAGCCGGGCTCATTTGTTTTGCAAAGGACACAGCATGGAAGACGCGATTTTTCTGATTGAAGGCGGGAAGGCGCTCGAGCTGGTGCGCAGCCATTTTGCCGAGTGGGCGCGAGTCCGGAAGCAGTCGCAGGACCTCGCGCGTGAACTGGGGGTGGAACACGTCTGGACCAGCCGTGAAGACGGGGTCGTCGTCGCCGTTGACTTCAAGGGCGCGGTGCCGGCGGACTTCACCGGACGGGGCGCACACGGCTCGCGGCCGAAGCGGGGCACCGAGTGGGCCAAGCGATTCGCCGAACAAGTCGGGTACCGCAACCCGTCCGCGCTGCTGATGGACGGGCTCGGGATACCGTGCTGCATCTCGTACCTCGCAAAGAATGGTCACGGCACGCGGCGGCTCGGACTGCCGTTTTCCGAATGCGGCTTCATGTGGGTGGAAGAGAGCGGCCCCTACGCGATGTGGCTGCCGGACATCGAAGCCGAAGTGCGGGTGGAGCTTGCAGCGGGCCGCACCGTAGAAGAACCTGCTGCGTCGTTCCGCATGGTGTTCGACGGGTGCCGGCGCGTTTCCGAGGAAGAGTGGGCGAGGATTGCGCAAGCGGCCGTCCAGGCGGAGGAGGCTGCCGCGGCTGAAGCTGGAGCCCCCGCCAGGCAATCCTAACTGGAGAACACGATGCTGCTGATTTCCATGCTGCTGGGGCTCCCTTGGGAGCTGACCGTTCCGGCGTATTTCGCCATCGGCACGCTCTGGGCGTGCTTCTATCTGCCGCGCGGCGTGAAGCTGATGGCACGCGACTATGCCGAATGGCGCAGTCAGTTGCTCGGCGGCCAGCGACTCCAGGACATCCTTGGCGCCGACACCCAGGGCGACGGGGCGCGCTGGACGCAGATGCGCCCGGACGCCTTCCTCAACTATCGCGACCACCAGCCCTACTTCGAGCGCTTCACCGAACGCCGCGTGGTCGCCGGCTTCATCCTGAACGTCGCGTTCTGGCCCATCCGTATTCCGCAAAAAATCCTCACCGACTACCTGCGCGCGGTCTGGTTGGCGATGGTGCGCCTGCTGCGCCACGCCTGGCGCTCACTAGTGCGGGCGCTGACGTGGGCGTTCCATCGGGTGCTGACGCTGTACCAGGCCATCATCCTGATGGCCAACCGAGAAGCGATTGCAGACCTGAAAAAGCTCGAGGCGGCCAAGGGAGGGCGTCGGTCAAACACCCCTGCCTGACGGCCGGAGCTTGTGGGGTAACTCACCAGCTCGAGTTTGACCAGACCGACCGCTGTAAGGCGCTACGTTGTGCAGAAGACAGCAGACCCACCGTCGAATGCTTCCTCAGTTCGACGCTCTGGAAGTCGCAGCAGCAGACACGCTTCGGGTGAGCACGAAACGGGCTGCGACGGGCGGGGAGACTCGCCACCTGCTGCGCAACATGGTCGAGGGGAGCGGAGTCGCAAGGCTCCTGTCACCAGGTCCGTAAGGGCAACCGCGCCGGACGGCATTCCGGCCTGATTTACCAGGAGCGGATGTGGCCGTTTTCGTGCTGGACAGGAAAGGTAAGGCGTTGATGCCGTGCAGCGAGAAACGCGCGAGGCTGTTGCTCGCGCGGGGTCGCGCGCGCGTGCATCGCGTGGTGCCATTCGTCATCCGGCTCATCGACCGTGACACCACCTCCTGCTGTTTTCAGCCGGTGCGTCTCAAGCTCGACCCCGGGAGCAAGACCACCGGAGTCGCGCTTGTGCGTGACACCGAAGTGCTGGACAACTCGACCGGCGAGCTGCAACCTGGCGCGGCGGTACTCAACCTGTTCGAACTGGTTCACCGTGGGCGCCAAATTAGCGAGGCGCTCGTCGCGCGCCGAGCTATGCGTCGGCGGCGGCGCGGGAAAATGCGCTATCGCGCGTCACGCTTCCTGAATCGCACCCGGCCGGCAGGCTGGCTGGCGCCGTCCTTGGCGCATCGAATCCACACAACGATGGCGTGGGTGACGCGCCTCCTGCGCTGGGCGCCAGTGACAGCACTGTCAAGTGAACTGGTGCGATTCGACATGCAGGCGCTCGAGAATCCGGACATCAGCGGCGTCGAGTACCAGCAAGGTACGCTGGCGGGCTACGAAGTCCGTGAGTACCTGCTCGAGAAGTGGGGGCGGCAGTGCGCGTACTGCGACGCGACGAAGGTGCCGCTCCAGGTGGAACATATCGTGGCCCGGGCGCGCGGCGGCTCGAACCGGGTGTCCAACCTGACACTTGCGTGCGAACCGTGCAACCAGGCCAAGGGCGCGCAGCCGGTGGAGCTGTTCCTCGCGAAGGCGCCGAAGCGGCTTGCGGCCATTCTGGCGCACGCTAAGCGCCCATTGAAGGACGCGGCAGCAGTCAATGCTACGCGCTGGGCCTTGGCTCATATGCTCAAGGCAACCGGCCTCCCAGTGGAACTCGCATCCGGCGGCCGCACAAAATTCAACCGGGTCACGCTTGGTGTGCCGAAAACCCACGCGCTCGATGCGACCTGTGTCGGTGAGCTGGCGGCTCTGACGGGCTGGCGAAAGCCAACACTGTCAGTGAAGTGCACAGGGCGCGGTAGCTATCAGCGTACGCGGCTCGACATGTATGGTTTCCCGCGCGGATACCTGACCCGCGATAAGCGGGTGCACGGCTTCCAGACGGGCGACCTGGTGCGCGCCGACGTACCAAGCGGCAAGAGGGCGGGCGCACACGTGGGACGCGTGGCGGTGCGCGCGGCGGGCAACTTTAACATCCAGCAGGGCGGCACCGTCATACAGGGCGTTGCACATCGCTACTGCCGGCTGGTTCAGCGTAGCGACGGCTACGGATACGCAAGGATAGCTTCACAAAAAGGAGAAGCGGGAGAAGGTCGTGTTTCACACGGCGCGCTATCCCTCCACGGGTCGATGCCCGGGGATTCCCGCGTAATCGAATGAACTCTATCTTCAACATCATGATTCCGCTGTGGCCGGCGGTCATCCTGTTCGCGCTACTGGTGGCGCTGTTCCTGCCGGACCGGCACTGGCGCCTCCTCGGCTGTGAGACCGACAGCGGGGAGCTGGAGAGGTTGACGCCCTGCCTGCTCTTGTGGGTAATGGCAGCGCTATGGTTTCTCCCGGCGTACATGGCGACGCCGGGTGCCGCGCAGTTCAACGCACCGACGTTCTGGCCGGCGGTGCACGCGCAGCTGAGCGCGCAACGGGTCCTGCTCGAGAGCATCGCTGCGCCCGCGCTCCTGGCCGCCTATGGCGCCATCGGCGTGGTGTGGGCCATTGCCTATTTCTGGCTCTACGCCCGGCGACTGGGCCAGCGCTACGTGATGGAGCGCGACCTCTGGCTGCGCGAAGAGGGGGTCGACTCGCTGGACGGGCTGACCGATGCCCAGCGTCGCCGCTTTCAGGAGGTCCTCAACGCAGTCCGCGCTCAGATGCTCTACCGCGGCGACTTCCCGCTGCGTCCGCTGCAGCAAAAGCGCTTCTTTGTCTCGAACGTCGTGCTGTGGCCCCTGACGCTGGTGACCTATCTGCTGGGGGACCTGGTGGTCGACGTGGCGCGGTCGGTGTGGTTCGCACTGCGCGACTGGATTCACGCGCGCTGGGCGGCGGGGATGACCGAGTACCTCGAGGACGACGCGCTGTGCCGCGCGTATCTCGAGCAGCTGCAGCGCGAGGACGCCCCCGCTACGAAGCGCCGGAACACGCCGCGGTTCTGGGAATGGCGACAGCCGAACCGGCTCGTATGAGCCGCAACTGGATGTAGGTCTGCCGGACGGGCCTTTTTCGTAGGCGGGCGCCCTGCGCTATACGGCTGGGCAGGACAACCTACAAGGAGGCCAACATGGCTGCAGGACATATCGTTTTTCACAATACGCTCACCAGCAGGAACGCAGCAGACCTGCGTCGCAAGCACCGCAAGTGGCCACTCGGGACGCGGGTAATGGTCAAGACGCCGGAAGGCTATCTGGCCGGCCGCCTGTTCAAGCACTGGCGCGTCGACGAAGTTCCGCACGGAGCGACCATCGAGTTCGACCAGCTCGTGAACATGGGCGACGCCAACGGTGCGCGCTTCTGTCACGTCATCCCGTTTCGGAGCCTGAAGCCGGTGTTCCGGCCGCTGCCCTACGGGCGGACGGGTGGCGGGCGGGTCGTCAAGGCGCCGGCGGGCTGGCGATTGCTGAAGGAGGGCCAGCCGATTCCACAGTTGCATCGTGTATGCGACGAACGTGGTCAGTGGTGCGCGCCGCGCATCTGCCACAGCACGATGACGCCGCTCATTGCCTGCACGTCGGGGTATATGCGCGCGTTCGCCGTTCCGCAACCGAACTTGCCGCAGGAGTTGTCATGAGCATGCGAAAGATACGGCGGCGCGGTATCCGCCTGATGAACCGCTCGGAGACGTTTCGAACCTATGACCTCGTGACCGGCGAGTACACCGGGACCTGGCGCAGGTGGGGCGAGACGCTGCCCGCGCGTCGCCGGACAGCGGAAAAAGGAGGGCGCGATGCTGTTCATCAATGAACAGTACGGGCCGGGCCGCAACGAGCTGTCGGATGCGTTCTACGAGGCGCTGCTCGAGGAAGCGAGCCGAGCAACCTGGGACCTGTTCGTGGGTGCCGGGAAGAAGATGGAGTTTGACGCCGGAAAGCTCACGCGCATGATGGCGGTCAGTCGCGACGTCATGTGCGGGCTGCTCAGCCGCTAGAGTACGCGCGGCCGCCGGTTGGAACCTACCTCAAGACGCCTCCTCGGGCGTCTTTTTTTGTGCGCGCCTATACGGTACCGTCACAACCAATGAGAGGACAGACAATGCAACCCATCATCATCTATCACGCCCAGTGCCCGGACGGCTTTGGCGCCGCATACGCCGCCTGGCGCAAGTATGGCGCCGACGCGCAATACGTGCCGGCCCAGCATGGCCGTTACCCGACGCTCGATGAGCTGAAGGTCGACGGGCGCGAGGTGTTTATCCTGGACTTCAGCTTTCCGCGCGAGCAGCTCGAGGCGCTGGCCGGCCGGGCGAAGTCTGTCGTGGTGCTGGACCATCACAAAACCGCGCAGACCGCGCTCGAGGGATTCCCGGGTGCAGTCTTCGATATGAGCAAGAGTGGGGCTCGGCTTGCCTGGGAGCATTTCCATCCAACGACACCGGTTCCGAGGCTGCTGGAGTGCATCGAGGACCGCGACCTATGGCGTTGGAAGCTGGCGGAGTCGGCTGAAGTCCTGTCGTACGTGGACACGCTGCCATTTGATTTTGTCGAATGGGACCGCCTTGCTCAGATGTCCAAAGGCGACTGGGAGCAGCTCATCGGCAATGGCGCCCAGATGAACCGGAAATTCCAGTCGGTAGCGAAGGGCATCGCCCGGTCCGCCGAGCCCGTTTGCTTCTGCGGGGTGCATGGCCACAAGGTCAACGTCGGCGCGTGCGACACGCTGATGGTCAGCCAGGTGGGTGAATACGTCTACGAGGAGAACGGCACGTTCGCGTTGCTCTGGCGTATCGAGAAGGGCATGCTGCTTGTCAGCCTGCGTGCGAAGCAAGGCACGGTCGACGTGTCCGCGATGGCGGAGCGTTTCGGGGGAGGTGGCCATCCCGCGTCATCGGGGTTCGCCCTACCGCTGAAAACCGGGAAAACATACGCGTTCCTCGACCACTACATCCTGAATGCAGGGGAAGATGACGCGTTCCCCGCGTGATGGAATCTGCACCTCGAACCCGGCCGCGGCCGGGTTTAATTTTTTGTATTTCACGATATACCATTCTGAAGCTTAACTTGACAACTATGGTACTTTTCTGTAACTTCGAATCATGATGTCGATAATTCGCACAAAAGAGGGTACGGAGGTCAGCATGTCCAGCACGGAGAAACCGGCCTGGCTCGACCAGGTCCAGCAGTTCCAGTCCGACGAGCGGGCGCTCAATGTGACCCAGGGCGAAGACGTCACGCACGACCCGGAAGCGGTCGGCGCGGCGCTGTCGGTCATCGCGGAAGGCATGGACAAGCAGGTCGAGGCGGTGGTCATCGGCGGCCCGGAGCCGGGCGCTCAAGCTCAGTTCGCCGCGGGCGCGCTCATCAAGCGATGGATTCGCGAACACCAGTCCGAGTTGAACTCGACGGAGTTCGCGCGCATCGACGCATCGCTCGAGCGGCTCATGATGCAGCTCGGCATGGCAGCCGCCAGCGAAGCCAGGAAGATTCCCGACGAGTTCCTCGCCATCTGTCGGGAGGAGCTGGTGCGTGGAACGCTCACCAGCCTGCCGCTCAAGGTGGCATTCGCCAAGCAGCGCGGTATGACATTCGAGCAGGTCGACACCTGGATGCAATCTACTCGTGCGGCATTCCGCGCCGCGGTCGAAGCGGCCGGTGGCTCTGTGGCCGAGGTGACCCAGCTGGCGAACAAGTACCTGGTACTGCGTAGCGTCCAGAACAATTCGGCCAAGCTCGTCGAGCTGCCCGCGTCGGCGCGCGGCCGCCAGGTTCATCGCGTCTGGCTGCTGTACGACGAAGCGAGGTTCAACGCGATGGGCAAGCCGGCACACCATGTCAATGCGTTCCTCGACGACCGCGGCCACGACTGGGCCCTGGTGCAGCGCGGGGATTCGACCTATCTGCGCTACTTCGCGCACAGTAGCGCGAAGGGGGATGTCGTCGACGTCCTCGTCGAATTTGAGGATTGAGCCATGGCACTGAGTACAGGCGCCGGCACGGCTGCCCTCCGAATTTGGCGCCGGTTCGTCGACGAGCGTGGCAGCAAACCGTTCCGTCGGCAGGACCTGGCCGAGCAACTCCATTCGCTCACTCGGCCACGCAGTATGAAGGCAGCCAACGAGCTGGCCGACCGGCTCATCCTGCAGGCACGTCGCGAGGGCACGTTGACCAAGGCGGGCCACGTCCACTGGTGTTGCGTGCCCCTTACCGAGCGCCCGCTGAAGAGTGGACGGATGGCGCGCGAGCTGGGTGAGGTCGTGAACCTGCCGGTAACGACGCACTGCCCCCAGAAATTCGTGCTCATCGACCTCGAGACGGGGGACGTCTGGGCGGGTGCGGAATCGTCCTGGGTCCGGGCCAATCAGCCTGAAGTCGGCGAAGCGGCCGCCATTCTGTGCGGCGCCGCGACTGCCGTCAAACAGCAGGGAGCCTGAGGCATCATGGCTGACCTCCGGCAACAGAAGGCTGCTCAACTACGTGCGCTCATCCGGCCGCTGGAGCAGGCCCGGTACGAGGTCGATACGCACTTCAATTTCGTCGAGCGGATGCTCGAGACTCTCGACAAGGACTACGGGGGGCTCGAGTTGATTCCGGACTATCAGCGCGGACACGTCTGGAGCCCGGAACAACAGGTCCACTTCATCGAGAACGTGATGCGTGGGGCGGTGGCTACAAGCGGCCTGACCATCCAGTTCAACTGTCCGAACTTCGAGCGGCGCGCGGTGTCACCCGAGCGCGACCTGCCCGTCGGCATTCAGTGCGTTGACGGCTTGCAGCGGCTCACGGCGGTACGCCGGTTCATGGCTGACGAGCTGCGACCGTTCGGCCTGGCGCTAAATGACTTGCGCGGCACCGAATACGACCCGACGCGCATGACCTTCCGGCTGCGCATCGCGGTTTTCAACTTCGAACGCAAGGTCGAGCTGCTCGACCACTATCTCGCACTCAATGCGGGCGGCACGCCACACGCTGAAAGCGAGATTGCGCGGGTGCGTGCGATGCGCGACGCGCTCGCCGACGACGCGACGGCGAAGTTGTGGACCCGGAAGTGGGACGAGACCATGCGCGACATTTCGCACAGCGACCAGGCCCAGGCGGCGCCGGCCGGTCACGGGCGCAGGAGCGCATGATGGTCATGCTGACAGACCGCCACGGTGGCGGCCGTCTGGACGACGGCTCGATTTGCCGGAGCGTGCGTCGGCGGCGCAAGCGCATGCCGGTGCGCATTTTCAAGACGCATATCAGCCGGCAGCGCACCGGGCTGAAGCGGCTCTTCCGCCCCGCGCGCGTCGCGACGAAGGTGCGCGGGCCGGTCGGGGTTGCGCGGGCTTTCTATAGCGCTGCGCGGCCTAAAGGCTTCGGGCAGCAATGCCGATAACCATGGGTATTGCTTCATCCAGGCGTGTCCTGCCTTGATACGCAGGACCGTGAAAAGAACAGGAGTCATGGCATGGCGGACATCATTGCTGATTTGCTGGTTGCGCTGCTTTTCGTGGCCTTCTTCGCTGCAATCATTATTAGCAACATCCGGCGCAAGCGCCGGATGTTGGCGAAGAACTACCAGTGGTATCGCACAACCTATCCCGATGCCGTCCGTGGAAAGCGCGTGACGTGCAAGTCCTGCGGCAGCGACCACGTGAGCGTGCGCAATGTCATGCAGCGTACGTTCATGCGCGAGCACTTCTGTGGGCAATGCGGAGACAGTCTTTACTACAGCCCCGAAGGCAAGGCATAAGTCCAGCGGGCGCAGGGCGGCCCGCCGGACCGGCAAATAAAAAACCGCTCCAAGAAGGAGCGGTTGAGAGAGTAGAGAGAAGAGAAGGACCGTATTGCTGTCAGGCTGCCTCGTAGATACGAGGGCAGTGCAGCAAATCATACGTGCGCATCATTTCCTTCAGATTGTCCCCGACATGCTTGTCGAGGTCAGTGTCGAGCACGCCAATCTGACGACATCCCCGCACGAAAGGCGAGTCAATCGCATACAGCGCGGCGCTGCCGACGTTGATGATGACTTTTTCGGCAAAGAGTCCAGTCTGAGCGAAGGCAGGGCTGTCCTTGGTGAGCAGAACGCCACCACGGAGCACCTGTCCCGAGCGCATCGGATTCGTTGAGCAGGGAGCGACCGCAACGCGGCCGTTCACCATGCCCAGCACTACCGCCGGACGACGTTTGTGCTTCGGGTCCGCCGGGTCAATCAGGCCAGTCACGACAACAAGTTTCATGATTGCCTCCGAAAGGCATATGTCCACGGAGGCGTATAGCGAAAATTACGGCATCACTGAGCGCATCAGTACAGCTATTGATGTGCGTGCCGCGCGACTACTGATTTCGGCAAGGCGATGAGCGCTGCAGTGCCTATACTCGCCGTCGGCTGGCGTGGTGCCGGCCTTTCTTGACGGGTGTTCCCGATGAAATCGATTATGGTGGTTGCCGTTGGCTTGCTCATTGCCGCCGCGCTGATGCTGTCCTACGGTCAGCCGTACTTCGACTGGTGGATGCATAACAGTCCTTTGCATGTCTGGATTCTGGCTGAAACGGTCCTGAACCAGACGGCAGCAAATGCGACCGGATTGCCGCTGGTCGGTGTGCTGATTTTTGCGACGCTGTGCATTGGCGGGGGGCTGCTCATCAGCAGCTGCCTGTCCGTATTCATCGACGTCATGGGCCTCATGTTGGGAGGTATGGTAGCCGTGGCAGCAATGGTCTCTGTCGAACTCGGCCGTCGTGCTATGCGCCACGTGCGTCGTGCTCGCCTGTCACGCTGCGCTCGTCGCACGCCTTGACCACGCTACCATCAGAAAGCACAAAGCCCGCCATTGGCGGGCTTTGCAGTCATGCGCAATGGGCGCTGGTTGACTGTCACCGTGCGCCGGCGGGCAGCACTTCGAAGCGTTGTTCGAACAGCGCCAGCTCGTCGGCAATCGCTTCGCTCAGACAGTCGGTCATCCCCACCACATACACCTTGTAGATGTCGCCCGCGCAGGCGCGCAGCACGGCGACCTGGTAGGTGCCTTTCCACCAGGCCTCGAACACCTGCTCGACCGTGTAGTGCTCGCGCGCGAGCCGCTCGTGCAGCGTCGTGCCGGTGAGCGGATGCTCCGGCAGCAACGTGTAGTGCGAGGTCGGCAGGCCTGAGCGGCGGTGCGCCTCATACGCGCCGGTGCCCGGCGCGGGGCTCTCGTGCAGTGTGGTCATGATGGTTCGTCTTCCGGCCGGATGGCACTCCCGGACTTCTGGTGTAAGTTGAGGAGTATAACCAACAACATCGATTCGACCATAAAGTTAACTGAAACTGCCCGTGCGCCGGCAGAAAATCGGCGCCGCGCCCGCCTGCGCGGGCTGACATCATTTGTCTCCCTATACCTTTCCTCCTGTCCAAGCTTGCCATTGCGCTTGTGTCGTCTCGGACGATGTTGGCGAATAAGCTTAAAAATGGTATATTAAGCGGACAGAATTCACTTATTGCGTGGTACCCGATGCCCTGGCCCGTGCAGGCGCGTCCGGCGATGGTCGCCGGCGTGTTGCGTTCATCCATCGACCGTACCCGCTGAGGCTGCGCGGCTACGCGCGGCACATCTGATGGAGAACACACCCATGCGTCGTCGATTTACCGCTTCCCCCGAGCTGGACGTCCTGCTTGGCGCCATCGTGCTCGAACACGGGCAGGCGCCCGCCGCGCCGCCGGCCCCCGTCGCACCGTCGTTGAGCGGTCGCGTCAACCTGCACCCGCGCGGATTCGCGTTCATCACCACCGAGGCTGGCGAGTCCTATTACCTGCGCGCACCGCTCGCACGGCCGCTGCTCACGGGAGATGAAGTCCAGTTCCGTCCCGCGGACGTGACGCCCGAGGAAGGGCGCGAGGTCCGCGCCGTGATGCGCGTCACGCGCGGCGCAGGATTCATGCTGTGCGAGGTGCGGCAGGACGAGGCGGGCCTCGCGCTCGCTCCGGACGAGCCGTGTTTCGTGACACTCGCGCTGCAAGATGCACCCGCCTCGCTCATAACGGGCGACGTTGTACTGGTGCGCCTGCCCGCGTATGAGGGGCCGGCCGCGCTGCAGCCCATCCCGGTCGCGTTCGTGCAGCGGCTCGGGCCGCGCACCGAGGCGGGATTTGACCTCGCCTACGCGCGGGCCCGGTTCGGCTTCCACGAGGAGATGCCCGGCGCGCTGGCCCACGAAGCGCAGGCGCCCGTCGCTGAGTCGTCGGCCGAGTCCGCGGACGCCTGGACCACGCATGCCGGTGTGCCTTTCGTGACGATTGACGGGGAGAGCACACGCGACCTTGATGACGCGGTGTATGCACGCCGGCTCGATTCGGGCTGGGAGGTGCAGGTCGCAATCGCCGACGTGTCCTGGTATGTCAGGCCCGGCTCCGGGCTCGATGCCTGGGCGGCGCAGCGCTGCACGTCGCTGTACCTGCCGGGCTGTGTGGTGCCGATGCTGCCGGAGGCGCTGTCGACCGACCGCTGCTCGCTGATGGCGGGCGTGCTGCGCCGGGCAGTGGTGCTCACGCTCACCCTGGACGAAGCTGGGCACGTTACCGCGAGCCAGCTGCAGCGCGGACTGATTCAATCGGCGGCGCGCCTCTCGTACGGGCAGGTGGCCGCCTTCCTGGCCGGCAAGAACGTGCGCTTCGCCGCGCCGGTCGAAGCCAGCCTGCGTGCCCTTGCCGACGTGTATGCGCTGCTGTCGCGCCAACGCGAAGAAGCCGGACGCCTTGATTTCGACGACCCGGAGCCGACGCTCGTTCAGGACGGCGGTAACTGGCGCATCCGCTGGGAGACTCGCAATGACGCGCACCGCCTCGTCGAGGAGCTGATGCTGCTCGCAAACCGCGTCGCCGCCACGATGCTCGTTGAGCGATATGGCGCGGGGCTATTTCGCCACCAGCCACCGCCGGATGCCGACGCGTGGCGCGAATTGCGCGACTGGGCACAGGTGGCCGACCAGGCCTTGCCGGAATCGCCGAGCATGCAAGCGCTCGCGGCACTCGCTTCCGCGTTTGGTGGTGACGCGCAGGCGGCGGCCGCGCTGCGCATCCGTGCGGCGATGCAGCCGGCAAAGTACGTGGTGAAAAACCAGGACGCACCGGGAGGTCACTTTTCGCTGAGCATGAACTGGTACACCCATTTCACGAGCCCGATTCGCCGTTATGCGGACCTGCTCGTGCACCGGCTGCTGCTCGCGCCGGCGGGCACGCAGCTGACCGAGGCCGAATGGATTGCGCTCGGCGCGCAAGTCGCGCAGTGCTCGGAGCGCTCGCACGCGGCGCGCCTCGCGGAGCGCATGGTGTGGGACCGCCTCAAGCTCGCGGCTTTCATGGCCGACAAGCCGGTCGGGGAGGCGGTGCGCGCGCGCGTGGTGCGCGCGAACGCACGCGGGTTGCGCGTGGTGATTCAGGGCTGGCAGTGCAGTGCGTGGCTTGCGGCCGGCGACCTGCGCTCGAAGGGTTTCCAGCGGGTCGACGAGATGTGGGTGGGGCCGGCCGGCGGCGAGCCCTCGCGCGTGCTCACTGAAGGCACGTCGCTGCTCGTGAGCTGGCGGGAGCTGTCGCGCGAACGTCCGGCCTATCCGGAACTGCAGGTGGACTTCCTGCCGGAGGCGAACTGATGGCACGGCATCGTCTGCATCGCCCGGCCCGCACGCTGGTTACCCATCGGCTGAGCGGGCTCGCGCTGGGCACCATGCTCGCGCTCGCCATTTCCTCCCGGCCGGCGAGTGCGCCGGTCAATCCGTTGCACACCGTCGCGCAGGGGTTCTTCCGCGCCACCACAGCCGCGCCGCGCGCGGTCCCGGCACAGGCGGTCGACCGCCAGGTCTGGCAGGAGCGGGTGAGCGGCTACCTGGAAACCCGCTGGAATCTTGCCTCGGGGTACGCCAGTACAGTCGCGGGTGCTGTCGAGCACGCGGCGCGCGCCTACCAACTGGACCCGGTGGTGCTGCTCGCGATTGCGGCGACCGAGTCGTCGTTCCGGCACGACGTAGGCAACCCGGGCGGAGGCGCCGACCCGCTGGAACCCTACGGCATCATGCAGGTGGCAGGGCGCTGGCATCGCGACAAGTTCCCGAACGGGGCGGTTGTGCGTACCGGGGTCGCTGAAAACATCCGCATCGGCGCGAGCGTGCTTCGCGACTATCTGGACCGCGAAGACGGCAACCTGCGACGCGCGCTGATGCGCTACAACGGTACAAGCGATGACCGCTACTCTCAGAAAGTGGCAGCCCTCAGCCGTCGCCTGCGCGCCGAGCTGGCCACGCTCACCTGCCTGAGAGCGCGACAGGGCTTTTCGGCCACCTGCTGAGTTTTCACAGAGTTTTGGAAATATTTGGGCACAATCTCCTGGGCCAGCTTGACAAATACGTTTTACGAGGCATACTATACTCAGGCCCGTTCCGAAAAAACCGGAACAGCCAGACCAAATTCAGGAGCAAGACGTTTATGGCCCAGATAACCCCTACCTTCAACATGAAGGACCTGTCCTTTGCGGTGGCCGCGCGATTCGGCCTGAGCCAGCAGGATGGCGCCAACATCACGCGCTTCGTGTTCGAGACTGTCAAGGATGAACTCGCCGCCGGCAAGCAGGTGCGCCTGCATCAGTTCGGCACGCTCGAGGCCCGACCGCGCCCCGCCAGCGAAGCGCGCAATCCGGCGACTGGCGAGCGCGTGGTGGTACCCGCGCACCGGGTGGTGAAGCTCACCGTGTCGCCGGCGCTTAAACAGCTCGTCACGGACTGACCGACGCCCGTTAATCCTTCGTTCCCCTTACTGTGGCGATTACGCGACGTGCATGCAGTGCGTCGTAAGGTGGGTGACTCCCAGCGCCGTAGCAACCCTTCTTTCCCCTCGGGCCGCCCAGGCGGCCTTTTCAAGGCACCTGTAATTATTGCAGGTGCCTTTTTTTTGGTCGCCCCATTTGTTACGAAATTTCTTTGAGATAAATGCGCCAAAAGGTTGCAACCGCCTCTAAACTTTCGTCCGACGTTGCCGATATCCACTAATTGGCGTCAAAAAGGTCCAGAACTTGCCCTTGATGTTACAAATTGTTTCCTGATGTAAGGGGTTGTTTCGCTGCATGGGTAATTTTGACACTATAGCGGAAAGCTTGCGGATATCTTTCAGTCGACGCCGCAGCGGTGCTTTTTGACTCTCGAGCTGCGACTCGAATGTAACAAGATGTTTCGTAGTGTAATGGGTTGTTTCGCAGCGCGCGGTAAATTTGACCGGAAGAAGATTCATTGAGGGGCAGGTCGTGGATATGTCAACTGTTGACTTCGACGAGATGGCGGCATCGTCCGTGACGACTGCCGGCGGGGTGTCGGCTATGCGTGCGCCGGCGGCGACAGTTGCGCCAGATGCGCTTCCCGTACCGATGCTGCTTCTCTCGAAGGATGGCGCCACAGTGCTCGATGCCAACGCGGCCGCGCGGACCATGTTTGGCCGGCGCACCGCCGACATCAGCCAGTTCATGGATTCGAACCTGTCCGCAGACGTGCGCATGCGGCTCATCGGCGCCTGTGCCGGCGTAGAGACCTTGAGCAACTATCCGCTCGAGCTGCGTCCGCGTGGTCGGCGGGTGCGCCTGCAACTGAACATTGTACCGGCCGGTGGCGAATACACGAAGACAGCGGTCTGGCTCGTCTTGCAGGATGTTACCGACGCATACGATGCGGACCTCTGGCAGGTGCGCTATCAAACGCTGGCTCAGGCTCTGTTTGGCGAGCTGCCATATCCGGGATGGCTGCTGGACCAGGACAACAGGCTGCTGTTTCACAACCGTGCCTACCAGGACTTGCCAGACTGCTTGCGTGGGCCGACGGGCCAGGCCGAGGTTGACGCGGGAAACGCGTGCATCTGCAAGCACGACTACGCCGGCGCCATGGTCAGTAATCCGGACTGGCGTGGGCTGGCCGAGCAGGTTCGCCGCTCTGGGCGCATGGAACAGAAAGAATTGCATCTGGGCGAGTGCGGCCGCTGGCAGCTCTTGATGTTTCCGCTTCCGGGTAATCGGGAGCGGCTGCACGTCGGGGTGCTAGCAATGCAGCGCGTTCAGGCCGAAACCATGTCCTTGTCGCCCTACGAGCCATCCCTTGGGTCCATTGCCCAAGGTTTGCTGGAAGTGCGCCAGCAGGAGCGCGGAGCCATTGCGCGCGAGATTCATGACAACCTCGGACAGGAGATAACGCTGTTGCTGTTGGAGATTGAGCGCGTGCTGAGCTTGAATCGGCGCCTGGCGAACGGGGATGACCAACTGCACGAAAAGCTCACCGACGTCTATGAGCATGCGCGGCAAATCATGCAAGCTGCCCGGCGTCTCGCTTACCAGATGCGTCAGGTCACCGTCGACAGCAACGGCTTGGGCGCGGCCGCGGCGGAATTCGTCGTGAGCTACCGGCGGCGGTCCGCGCTACAGGGTCAGCTCGAGGTGATAGAGGGCTGGCAGGAGCCGGGGGTCGAGATGGCCCAGCATCTGTTTCGCAGTCTGCAGGAATTGCTCAACAACGTGGCCAAGCATTCCGGTGCGACACGTTTCGCGGCGCGGATGGGGGTTGACGGAGAAGGCTATTGGCTCGAGGTACAGGATAACGGTCACGGGCTGCCTCGCAAGGTGCAGGAGGGCGCCGGTCTGCGCAGTCTCCGCGAGCGGGCGGCTATCTACGGCGGACGTGTCGAGGTGCTCACGAGCCCCGCCATCCGAGGGACCAAGGTGAGGGTCGTGATGCCCACTGCGGTGGGACTCATCTGATGTGACCAAAGACGGTCGCGGCAAGGAAAGATTGACCTGCCGCCCGCACCGTCCAGCGTGTCGCGTCTCACTGAAATTGGCGCTCGGTTCGCAGGTCATTTAACAATTTATTACATTCCTATGGTATGTTCAATCCTTCCATATAGGAAGGATTGCTTGGTGTTAGCAAGCCGGTGCGCGCGGCCCGAGCAAGGGGCTGGAGCACCATTTTTTCCTAATTGGTGTAGCGAGAAATGTCCGTGAAATTCCGTGCCTTATTGTTTGTGCTATTCGTGGGAGCATACCGTGTTGCGGCTGCCCAAACCGCAGGTGATGTTGTCGCAACCGTCGGTGGCGCCTGGATGAATTTTTCTAATTCCTCTTCGGGCCAATTGGTCAGCTCGTCGCAGTTCGGCACGTTTACGTCACCCGGGACGAGCGCCGAAATCCATAACGCATTCACCGCGGGCCTGCTGCTCGACGCTTTCGTGACGGACCATATCGCAGCGGAACTCGTGCTTGCCTACCCGCCGACCCTGAACGTTTATGCGCACGGCAATGCTGCGCCGCTCGGCTCGGCCGGTCCTCAGTTGCCGCTCGGCGCGCTTCGTCCGCTCGCGAGTGCCAGTGCCTGGCCGGCCACCGTACAATTGAAATACTACTTCATGCGGGCTGACGCCAATTTCCGCCCATATGTCGGCGTCGGCGTGAATTATACGTGGTATACGAATATAAAGATTAACTCGACTTTTAATAGCGCCGCGCAATCGTTTGCTGGCCCGGGCGGAAGCGTCGAGTCGTCTCTCAGCAATTCATGGAATCCCGTCGTTTCGGCTGGTTTTACCTATAAAATTGCACAGCACTGGTATGCGAACGGCATGTTGATGTATATCCCGCTCAAGACGAATGCGACTATCAATTCGGTGGCGGCGGATGGTACTGTGACGCTTTCAAATAAAATGCACATCAAAGCTGACCCGTTGATTGCCTTTGTTGGCGTCGGGTATCGCTTTTAACGTTCTGGAGTTGTGATTGTGAGTCTCACTTTTCAATGCCCTCACTGCTCTACGCCTGCGGCGGATGGCTGGGAGTTGCTCGATGAAAACGTCGTGCACGAGATGCGTTGTCAGTATTGTCGCAAGGCGTTTTTTATGCGCTTCTTTGAATGCCAGAAATGCGCAGAAGACAACGTAATCACCAGTGTCACCAAGATGGATAGCCAGCCTCAGGCCTGCAGCAAATGCGGTTATCTGCCCGAGCAGCCTGACGGGAGCGGCGACCTCTATTGAAGAGGCAGTTCAATGTTCCGAGTATGAACAAGAAGGGGGATAGGGCCATGCAGCCAACCAAGCAGTTGCTTTACGAGCGGACCATTACGGTTGGCCTTGAGAAGTTGGCCCTACACCTGTTCCGGGCCAAAAGCGGTTTGCTCCTGGAGCGTTCGTTAGGACAAGGGGATGGCCGGATGCTTGTTCAGGTTCTTCCGCTGCTGTCGCGTGATGACCTTCACGGCCTTGATGAGTTTATTAGAGCCGATGAACACCGGTCATATCTTCAACCGCTTTATAACGAAGTCAGAGAAAAGGCGTCGATAGAATTTGTCTAGGGGATATTGGAGGGGGAAGGTAATGATGGACGCTGAAAGTGTAGAAGCAAATTTGCGCAACATTATGGATTCCTCGGATGAGACCGAGGTGCTGCAGTACGCTCGACAGGTGGTGAATGCCTGCGGCGGGCAGTGGTTTGTCTTTTCCTCTCTTCATCCACGAGACCAGTCGCTCGAGCGAGTGACGTTCAGATTTCTGATTGGATGTCTGCCCCAGTGGTGCCAGGTTTACAACGCGCACAGGTGGTACACGATTGACCCGTTTCTTGAGTATGCACTGACCAATACGGCCCCCATCGTGGGTGGTGACATGGTTCTGCGCACGGCCGGCCAGCGGGAAATCATGGACGCTGCAGCAACCTACGGCTTTCGCAGCATATACATCGTTCCGGCGCACGGAAGCGGAAAAGGCAGGATTGGTTTGCTTTACATTGGCTCCGACCAGGAGCGGTCTGAGGGGGAGAAGACATTCTCGCGCAACCGCTTTTTGCTGCGGTCCCTGGCCAGTGAACTGCTCGACTGGTCTTCAGCACGACTGAAAGATGAGTCCATTCGTGCGTTCAACCTCGACGCCACCGACCTGAAGGTGCTCGAATTTGTACGGGACGGGTTTACGGCGCAGCAGATTGCAACGGAACTGCATCAATCCCCGTCGATGGTCTATTCACACTTCAAGAAAATCACGAACAAAATTGGCGAAAAACATATCAGTGGGGCCGTTCGCTTCGCGGCCGAGCGCGGATTTTGGTAACTCGCTGCGTGAGGGGCAATGGCTTTCGCTGGTGTTGCCCCTTGGTGCCTGGACGGCCTTCTACCTACATCAGCCATGGCTCTTTGCCGGCAGCGTCGTTGTCGCCTTTCCCGTACTTGACGCGCTGATTGGGCGCGAGTCGGACCGAGGTGTGAAGCAGCGCGCGCGGGCGAATTCAGCTGTGTGCTCATCGCTGTTCATCATGGCCTGGCTGGCGGCGGTCGGGTGTGCGGTCCTGCGCGCGCGAGACGCTCGTTGGGCAGAATTGCTCGGCCTCTCCGTTGCATCAGGGGTGCTCGGAGGCATGTCGATGTCGCACAGCCATGAGCTTATGCACCGGACGAATCGCACCTGTCAGGCATTGGCGGAGCTGGCATTTGTTGTCGCCGGGTATCCTCACTATCGCGTTGTACATTTGCTGCACCACGCCCATGTTGGCAATCCGGCCTTCGGCTCGACCGCCCATCTGGGCCTGTCTCTCTGGCGACATGTGGGTCAGTCGTTTTGGGCAGCCGCACGTAGCGCCTCAGAACACGAAGCTGCCCGGACCGATAATCCCTGGGAAAATCGCGTAGTTCGGCCTGTCTGCGGAATGCTGATGCTGGCGATTTTCGTGTTCGTTGCGGCGGGGCCGGGCGGGTTGATTTTCTTTCTGGGTGCCGCGGTGACCTGCGTGGTGCTCGTCGAAGGGATTGGCTACCTGCAGCATTATGGTCTCGAAGCGACTCCGGAAAATCGATTGAGGCAGATTGCCTGGGACGTTGACTTCTGGCTATCGAATCGGATGTTCGTCAACAACGGGTATCACACCTGGCATCACGAAGGCCACACCGATTACCAGCCGCCCATTGCGGCGACGCCACTACCCGGTGGATACTTGCATATGTTACTGGTAGCGCTCTACCCGAAGCGGTGGTTCTCCATGATGAATGCGCGTGTCATTGCATCGCGCCAAAAGGAATAGTTCGAGTGCTTCCCCAAGTTGAAAAGTGCGAAGACTCATCCGACCAGGGTGGATGGGTTTTGCTTGCCAGCCAATCAGAGATAGCCGAGCTGCTTGATGCGAAAAAGCGTATTCAGGCGGTCAAGCGGAATGCCTTCGGAACGGACACGCCGGGACGGCTCCGGCTCTGGAGTTTCTCAGTTCGATGTCGTTTTGGTAGCACGGACGCACTGGCCCATCGAGCGTACATAGTCGCAGCGTATAAGGCGTACTTCGAATTACGGGAGCGCGTTCGCACGCTTGCGCTTGGACGGGCCTCTGATGACTTCAGCATGTCAGGCGCCCCGATAGCCGGAACACGCTAGGCGTCCTGCTTTAGGCTCAGCACGTAGCACCCGCTCATCCTCCCATCCCAGCTTCAACCTCTCCTCGCTGACGTGCGCATGTTCGCGCACGCCTTCTCGTCGCTCCATGCGGCGGTGATGCTATCCTGACGACGACCGGGCCGAGCCGCATTGGCTACGACAGGCTCTTTTTGGTCTGTCGATAAATAACCCTCCAGTATAACATGGATTTTCAAGCGAAATCGCAAGTAGGATTTCGCAGCGGAGGGAGGGTTACGATACACACATCGAGTTTTGTTTTCTAGCCAGCGCTGCTGCAGGACCTGCGGCGGTCTATGTGGATGAGTCTCCGTATGTTGAACTTCGCACTTAACCAAAAAACACATACAGCTATGCCTCCGCGGGCAAAAATGCAGAGTGTGGTCCTGGTCGACGACCATCCTGCCTTGCGGCGCGGCATGGGGGAACTGTTGCGGGAGATGGGCTGGGACGTCGTCGGGCAGTTTGGCACGCTGGCGGAAGCGCGCAGCGAAATGCTGATGCTTGACTGGTCGATGGCCGTGCTTGACCTGAATCTTCCGGACGGGTCGGGCTTCGACCTGTTGTCCTGGTTGCGGGATAACGGCCTCAACCAGCCTGTGCTCGTGCACAGTGTGCTGCCCGATGCGGCGGCCGCTGCGCGCGTGTTCAAGCTCGGCGGCAATGGCTTTCTCAACAAGGGCGCCTCGGCGGAAGAATTCCAGACGGCGGCTCGAAAGCTGGCGGACGGCGGGCGCTTTGTCAGCCCCAGCTTTGCCGAGGAGTTGGCGGCGACATTGGCGGGCGGCCAGCTGCCGCATGAATCGTTGTCGACCCGCGAGTACGAGGTCATGCTGCTTATCGCTCAAGGCAAGACGCCCGGCCAGGTGGCCAACGCGCTCTCCATCAACGTCAACACGATTTCGACGTACCGTGCGCGTATCCTCAAGAAGCTGAATCTCGGCACGAGCATGGACATCATGCGCTACGCGCTGTCGCGCCGGCTGGTGACGCTGTAACTCGGCGGCACCGCGCACGGCGGCGGTCGATTGCGGAGGGGAGTTGAAAACCAACATGACGACTGCCGCGAAAGTATGCGTAGTAGTAGGCGCTTGCGCAATCGGGCTCGCGCTACTGTACCTGCACAATGGACCTCGTGCTCGGGAAGACGCGGCGCCGGCCTCGCGGGCCGCGGCGGCCGGTGCCGACGACGCCAAGTGGGAGCGCGAACAGCTTGCGGCCATTGAGACAGTGGCCGACCGCGCGCTGAAGGACCCTGGGTCGGCTCGATACCGCAACGTCAAGGTCTTCCCTGGACAGTATGCGTGTGGCGAAGTGGACGCACGAAACAGTCTGGGTGGCTATATGGGCTACTCAGATTTTTTTGTGGTCATCGTGACGAAGGACGGAGTCAGCATAGACCCGGCCCAATCCAAGGCCTATGTCCGCCAGCCAGACATGGCCGATGTGGTGTGGGGGCGCATGCTCCCGGATGCCTGTCTCAACTACTGGACCGACCAGCGAGGCATGGACTGGTTTAAACGCGCCAAGGGCCTATAACAGCGCCGCGCGTTAGCGGGTCGGGCGAGGCCACAACCGGATGACAGTGCCGGGCAGGCTGTCCGGTTCGCGCTCCTCTTCAGCTCGCGCAACGCTGCCGAGCGCCCCATGGGCGCGCGGCGCACCGACCCCCGGCTGCGGCAGAACTTCGACCGCCACCTGCTCGAGACAACACAAACAGATATGACCCATCTGGCCCAGCTGCACGAGGCGGTCGACCTCGCGTGCGCTGGCGCCACACAGGCCGCAAACAGGCCCCTGCTCTTGCATGGTTTCAGGTTAACTTTGGGCAGATGTCGAATTCTGCCATAGCACGCCGACCGAGTCAACTCCAACTTGACAAAACAGTATTTAAACGGCATTCTATACCGGTAATTCTTCCATATTCCGGACACTTCCATGTCGTCTCACGGCAAGCGCGCGCCGGCGCGCGCCAAGCAGGGTGCCAAACCCGTACCCGCCGATGCAAATGAGCCGTCACCGCTCACGAGCGCACAGGCGTCATCCGATGAGGGGCGAGCCGAGCGCGCGCTGCGGCCGCGCCGGCTCGCCGACTATGTCGGACAGGCTGCACTGCGCGACCAGCTGACGATTTTTCTCGAGGCCGCGAAAGGTCGCGGCGAGGCGCTCGACCACGTCCTGTTGTTCGGGCCGCCGGGCCTGGGCAAAACGACGCTTGCGCAAATCATCGCGGTCGAGCTGGGCGCGAACCTGCGCACGACCTCGGGCCCCGTGCTCGAGCGCGCGGGCGACCTCGCGGCGCTGCTCACGGGCCTGGGGCGGGGAGACGTGCTGTTCATTGACGAGATTCACCGGCTGCCCTCCGTCGTTGAAGAGGTGCTGTATTCGGCGATGGAAGACTGCCGGCTCGACATCCTGGTCGGTGAAGGGGAGCAGGCCCGGTCGGTGAGTGTGCCGCTCGAGCCGTTCACCCTCGTGGGCGCCACCACGCGCGCGGGCAGCCTGTCGGCGCCGCTGCGCGACCGTTTCGGCATTACCGGCCGGCTGGAGTTTTACAGCGACGACGAGCTGGCACGGATTGTCGCGCGCTCGGCGGGGTTGCTCGGTGTGGTGATGACGCCGTATGCGGCGCTGGAGGTGGCGCGGCGCTCTCGCGGCACGCCACGCATTGCGAACCGGCTGCTGCGGCGCGTGCGTGATTATGCGCAGGTGCGTGGTGGCAGCGCGGTGGAAGTGAGCGTCGACGACGCGGCCGCCGCACTTGCGATGCTCGGTGTCGACGCGCGGGGGCTCGATGCCCTGGACCGGCGCCTGCTGCAGGCGATGGTCGAGTTCTATGACGGAGGCCCGGTGGGCATCGACACGTTGGCCGCGGCCCTCAGCGAAGCGCGCGACACGCTGGAGGATGCGGTCGAACCATTCCTGATTCAGCAGGGCTTCCTGCAGCGCACGCCTCGCGGGCGCATCGTGACGGAGCTTGCGCGCACGCATCTCGGCGCGGGCCCCGGCCAGCCACGGCAGGCGTCAGGCGGCGCGGTCCTGCCGGTCGGGGAGGTCGGCCTCGGTGAGCGGAAGGACCCGGTGACGGGCGAGTACCTGCCGACCTGTTGAACTGAAAAATTGAGAGGAATCCTATGGAACAAACCGCTGAATTTTCGATGCGCCTGCTCGACGAGGCAGTCATCAACCGGCGTCGCCGTATTGGCGGCCTGGTTCGCGGGATGCTCGTGCTCGCGGGCTTTGCCGCGGCTGCCTGGGCAGCCGGCCGGGGGCTGAGTCGGGGGCATGCGCCCGTCTGCCCCCTAAACTGGGTCATGCTGGTGGTGCATTCCTCTGCCTGCGGTTTGCTGGGCGCGGTCGTTTTTTGGCTCGCATTCGTGCGCCCACTCATCTCGCTGCTGCACCTGGTCGCCGAGGACTATGACTGGCTCGCAGAAAGCGAATGCCTGGAGCTGGCGGAGCTTTGCGAGAAAACACCGGGGCTCGTCGCTTATCGCGACCAGGTGCGCGCGGCGAACCGGCGCTTCACCTCCGGCGAGTCCGACGCGATGTTTTCCTGGGCCAGCGAGCAGGAGTACCTGCGGCAGGCGGCCGAGGAAACGCGCGCCCGCGCAGGGTGCCAGCGGCTGTACGGCATCGAACAGAGTTGACCCCATCGAGGACACATCACCATGAGCCACAAACGCATCATGCCGCGCGACCAGGTGGTACGCGTGAGCTGGAAACCCGACTACGACCACGATGCCTGGATGAACGATGCGACGGACGTGCCGCCGACGCGCGACACGCATCCCGACGCCTTCTATCGCGTGACCGAGTGCGTCAGTCCGCCGTGCACACCGACGTCGACGCGGCAGCGGCCGCCCGCGAGGCTCTCGAGGACGAAGCTGCGCCGCCGGCTGTACCGGGCCGGCTACTCTGGCGCGGAACTGAACCGGCTGGCGACACTGGTGGCGCGCGGCCCGACGATGGGCGCGGGCGACGGAGTGTTTGCTGCATCCAGTCCGCGGGTGCTCGGCTGGCCGAAGGCGCAGCTCGAAACCCTGATTGGTCGCAAGCTTGCGCGGCGTCTCACCCGGTTTGTGCGGGCGCAATTCATCGTGCTCGATGAGTTTTGGTATTACACGCCGCCCGCGCTCACCGTATTTCACGCGCGGATGCACCGGGACTGGGCCACGCAACTGCCAGCAGCGGAAACGACCCCGGAGCAGGCGGTAGCGGCGTGAGTATGGCGCCGCGGCCAGCGGGCTACGCCTGCTTGTCGCGCGCGCCCGTGCTAAGCTGGTGCGTCGACGTATATCATAATTACGCTCATCTGCAAGTCATGCGCGAGTCCTGCCTAAGTTAACCTGAAACTTGCCAATACAATCTCAAAATGCTATACTAAAAGCTACCAAAATTTGAGGTGACCTATGGCTGTCGTCCGCCCGCTCGACCTTGGCTCCGGTTTTGCCAAATATGCCCGTCTGGTCGACGGCAAGCTCGAGTTTCTGAGCTTTCCGTCACTCGCCCCGCGTCATACGGGGCGCGACCTGTCGAATGCGCTGCTGGGCCAGCGCGATACGGTGGTGGTGAATGTCGAAGGCACGCTCTACGAGGTCGGCCCGGACAGCGCGGACCTCGACAGCAACGACAGCACGCGCAACCTCTCCGATTCGTACATCTACAGCGACCAGTACAAGGCCGTCTTCTACGGCGCGCTGCACTACATCGGCGAGCCGGTCATCGACCTGCTGGTCGTCGGCCTGCCGCTCACCACGATTCATCGCGCGAACGACCTGAAGGCGCTGTGCGTGGGCGAGCACAAAATCAACGACGCGACGACCGTGACGGTGAAGGATGTGCTGGTGCTGCCGCAGCCGATGGGCGGGCTGTACTACTGCCTGTCGCAGGCGAAGCAGCGGCCCGAGTTCGAGTTCCTGGACGAGGAGACGAACCTGCTGGTCGACCCGGGCTATCTGACGTTCGATTTCCTGCTGACCAACGGCAAGAAAATCAACGACGCGCGCAGCAGCGCGCATCCGGGCGGCGTGTCGAAGGTGTTGCGCGCCATCTGTGAGTCGCTGTCGAACAAGTTTGGCGTCAAGTACGACAACCTGACGGCAGCGGACAAGGCCATCGCGCGCCGGCGCATCAAAATCAACGGCAAGACCGAAGACCTGCTCGAGCACATCCGGTACGCGAAGCCGGCCATCGAAGGCAGCGTGAACTACATGCGCAACATCGCGGGCGATGGTGCGGACATCGACAACATCATCATGTTCGGTGGCGGCCAGCCCATCTTCGCCCGCACGCTCGTGAACGCGTACAAGGACCACACTGTGTATGTGCTGGGCGATGCGCAACTCGCGACCGTCAAGGGCTTTCAGGCGGCGGGCGAGGCCCACGCAAAGGTAAAGCCGGTGCCGCGCGCGGATACCGAGCTGCCGGCGCTGACCGTGCTGCGCTACGAAGCCAAGGTAGCGCCGGTGGCCAGCGCGTCGGCTGCGGCAGCCGCGACGCCTGCTGTGGCGGCGACCGCCGAGAGCGACGACATCTGAACAAGTGGGTCAACGCATGAACGGACGGGTAGTGGCGGAGAAGGGCGACCGTCGGCGACACCAGCTTGCCGCCCTAATCCTGATGGGTTGGGGTGCGGGCCTGCACTTGGGCCGCGCGAGCGTGACACATGATGGATGGGGCTATGGCCTGGCGGTCGTGCTCGGCGCGCTCACTGTTTACGGATTTATGGGCTTGGCCAGAAAGGTCACGCGGCCTTCGCCGGTCGCAATAAAAGGAGAACGTGATGCTTAAGAAGTCGAATGTTTCCGTGGCTATCCCGCTCGGCGCGGTGGCGCTGTTCGCGCTCTACGCGGTCGTGTGCTGGCTGCTGGCGTTCCGGTACGGGGTGCGGTTTGGCCGCCTCGACGCGAACGCAAGCTACGTCGCAATTTTGCTGACCGGCAATGTGACGCTGGCGGTGTTGGGGAGTGCGCTCCTGCCGCTGGCGTTCTTCATTTCGTCGGCAGTCTAAGCGACGGGGCATTGAGCGGCGGGCGAATGGCGAGGCGCGTGTGCGTGATGGCCCCGTAGCGGGGCTATACGGGGAACCTCAACAAAAGGAGTGCACATGAACCTCAGCCGACTCGATTCCCAGCGCATGGAAGCGCGCTACCAGCGATTGATGCAGTATCGGCTCCTGCGCGAGCGAGCCCTGCTGCGTCGGACGCTGCCGATGGACGAGCGAATCGCGCATCTCGCAACGAACACTCTGGCCTTTGCCACGCTGCTGTTCTCCACGCTTCTGGTATCCGCCATGCCCCGCGTGGGTAGCGAGCTGGTGATTGTCGCGGTACTCGCCGCGTTTTATCAGCTTACGTGTTTCCTGTTCGACTCGGTGGTGGTGTTCCATGATGTCCGGGACCTCGAGCAGCGGGCGCAAAACTCGGCGGAGTCGCCGGCCAGCTAACCCGAGCGCCTCAGGTGTCGAGCGGCGAAAGTCAATTTACGGACAGCCATCCCGCGCCACCGACCTGGCTGCTCGATTTTTTGCCCGCGCTTTTCGGAATTTCCATATCGGAATAGCCGAATCCGGATAGACCGAAAACCGCGGACAGGGCGGGCGGTGTGATGAAGGGGCAAGCCTGCTGTCCGTAAATTGACTTTGATACGCAGGCTGTTTTGAAGACCAGGACAGAGGCAATGGGCCGACAGAAATATCCGCGCACCCCGCACATGCCGTTCTCGCCGGGCGCCACCTCCGACGACAAGACGCTTCGCTCGCTCGCGCACTTTCGCGGCGAGGAGGTCGTCGTCACCCTCAAGCGCGACGGCGAGAACACGAGCCTGTATCGCGACGGCTTCCACGCCAAGTCCATCGACAGCCGGCATCACCCGTCACGCGACTGGCTCGCGGGCTGGCATGCGCGCTTTGCGCACGAGATTCCGCACGGCTGGCGCATCTGCGGCGAAAACCTCTATGCGCGGCACTCGCTCGCGTACACGGACCTGCCGAGCTACTTCATGGGCTTCTCGGTGTGGGACGAGACCAATACGGCGCTCGCCTGGGACGACACGCTCGAGGTGTTCGCGCTGCTTGACGTCACGCCGGTCCCCGAAGTGTGGCGCGGCGAGTTCGACGAGGGCGTGCTTCACCGGCTCGTGCGCGAGCTGGATACCACGCAGGAAGAGGGGCTCGTGATGCGGCGCGCCGGCCGCATCCGTTTTGAGGACTTTGGCCGCGCGTACGCGAAGTGGGTGCGAGCGGAACACGTGCAAACCGACGAGCACTGGATGCACGCAGCCATCGTGCCGAACAGGCTGCGGGCCAGGGAGGGGGTGATGACACTGCTCACCCGCGACGAATTCGACCGCCAGGTGAAGGCACGCTCGCACGGGCGCTGCGTGTTCTGTCCGGCACCCGCCGTCGACGCGCACCACATCCTCGAGCGCAAGCTCTGGAGCGATGGCGGCTACTACGTCGAGAACGGCGCGGCGGTCTGCGCGGCGCACCACTGGGCCGCGGAGATGACGACGCTCAGCGTCGAGGACGTGCGGCGCGCAGCCGGCATCACCGCGGTGCGGCTGCCGCCGGCGCTCACACCCGGCCGGCGCTATGACAAGTGGGGCAACGTGCTGCGCCCGGACGGGCTGCGCGAGGCAGGGCCGCTGTTTGAAGACACGGGCTGCCGCAAGGCGCTAAAGGCCGCGGGGTTGCTCGGCACCTTCGTGCCGGCGGGCACACCCGTGTGCGAGCCAGGCCGCTGAATGAGGAACATGGACATGAACTGGAACGACATCCGGGCGCTGGTGCCCGCCGCCGGCGCGCTGCCTGATTACGCGGCATGCCTCGCGGCCTTCCCGGCGCTCGAGCACGCGAAGACCACGCCGCAGAGCCCGGTCTGGCACGCCGAGGGCGACGCCTGGACGCACACGCAGATGGTCGTGGAGGCGCTGCTCGCGCAGCCGGAGTACCAGGCCGCCGCGCGCGAGGACCAGGAGACCGTGTTCCTGGCCGCGCTGCTGCACGACATCGCGAAGTACAGCACCACGGACATCCATCCCGAGACGGGCCATATCGGGCATCCCGGCCACTCGCGCAAGGGTGCCGTCGACGCGCGCATCGCGCTTTGGGACGCCGGCGCGCCGTTCGACGTGCGCGAGGCCATCTGCCGGCTCATTCAAGTACACCAGGTGCCTTTCCACGCTTTCGAGCAGCGCGCGAGCCGCGGCCCCGATGACCAGCACAAGGCTACGCAGCCCGAATTCCGCGTGCGCGCGCTGTCGTACCAGCTGGACCTGCGCCTGCTCACGATGCTGGCGAAAGCGGACATGCTCGGCCGCATCTGTACTGACGCGTCGAAGGCGCTCGACAACATCGAGCTGTTCCGCGAACTGGCGCTCGAGGAGGGCTGCTACGGCACGCCGCGTGCCTTTGCCGACGCCCACACGCGCGTGAGTTACTTTCGCGGGGCGAACGTCCACCCCGACTATGCGTTGCACCAGCCGGAAGGCTCGAAGGTCATCCTGATGTCGGGCCTGCCGGCCTCGGGCAAGAACACATGGGTCGAGCAGCACGTGGGCTGGTGGCCTGTGGTGTCGTTCGACGATGCACGCGAGGAGCTGGGCCTGCGCCACGGCAAGAACGAGGGGATGGTCGCGCACCGCGCGCACGACAAGGCGAAAACGCTGCTGCGCGCGCACGAGCCGTTCGTCTTCAACGCGACGCACCTGTCCGAGCAGATGCGCTCGCGCAGCCTCGACCTGCTCTACGCCTATCACGCCGAGGTCGAAGTCGTGTACCTCGAGCGGCCGCGCGCGGAGCTGCTCGCGCGCAACAGTAAGCGCGACACGTCGCTGACCAACAAGACGCTGCAGGCCATGCTCGTGAAGTGGGAGCCGCCGATGCCGACCGAGGCGCACGCGGTGCGCTATGTGACGAACTAAAGCGGTGACGCACATCATGACGCTACTGCATCGAATCGCCCAACGCGTGCCGTGGTCGAACTGGAGCTTCTGGCCGTGGCTGCGCTACAAGCTCACGTGGCAGGGTTGGCGCGCGACACTGCCGCGCAACCCGGAGTACGTCCCCGGTGACCCGGACTGGAAGCTGCACCGCTGCGCGGACGGCCGGCAATGTCGCGCCGCTATCGCTGGTGGATGCGCCACCGGCTACTGCGCCCATTTCGAGGTGAAGCCCGATGAGGCAGGCGTACCGAGATTGCCGCGACACTGGGCCTTCCCACCCAAGGTGACCGGACCGGGGGCAAGCGCCCGCGCTCCGGATTAACCGCCACGTTATACCGAAACCCGCGAATCAAACGGAACTAATCAAGTCATGTACAGAGCGTTATCAGAGTCCGAAGAACGAGCCGTTCACCTCCTTTTTGATTCAACGGCTGACCAACTCGGGATTGCCCGACCGCTAGACTCAGCGGGCTGGTACAAGGTCAAGAACTACCTTCGCCGCCAGTCCGCAAATGGCGTTCCTAAGGAGTGGACGAAGGAATATGCCAGGGTTCACTCGAACGCCTGCGCGAGCCTTGAAATTGACCCGCTGCCGCCGCATGGATTGCACTATAGGCCTGCGTCACTATATCGAAGCCCTGCCTGAAACGGGTGCCCTTGTTTTTGCTGCCGCTGCTTGCGGTCACGTAAGCGCGTAATCGGGTGAAGCGCGCGGCAGGCCCAGGCAGAGCAACTACTTTGTGCTGTCGCGTACGACGGAGACCGCATAGACTATGGCTCCCCGACAGCACGCGCACACCGCCATGAACAGACTGCTTGATATCGGCTTCCGGGTCGCCGGCGACTGGTTCCTTGAAGACGGCACCCTGCGCATTGCCTTCCGGCAGCTTGCCGAGCAGCCCAACATCCTCTACGCCTTCGTCGGCGATGGCGAGGTGATGTACGTCGGCGTGTCCACGCAGACCTTGCGCGAGCGCATGGCCGGGTACCGGTCGCCAGGGCCCCAAAGCACCACCAACAGCCGGAACAACCGCAACATCCGCGACCTGCTGGCCCAAGGGGTCGCGGTCGAAGTCTACGCGCTGCCCGATTCCGGCCTGATGCACTACGGGCCGTTCCACCTCAATCTCGCCGCCGGCCTCGAAGCCAGCATCATCGCCACGCTGCGCCCCGAGTGGAACATCGTCGCGAACAGGCTCATGAAGGAGCAGAGCCGCGATGGCGAACCGGAGCTGGTCGAGCTGCAGCCGGCGGAGCTGGCCGAGGGTGCGGTGCCCGCCGCCGGCGCACCGGATGCGGTCGCCGGGCAGGCGGGGGAGCGGCCGAAGGACGACGAGTCCGCTCACCAGGGAACGTTCGAATTCACGCTGCAGCCCAGCTACCGGAAAGGGGGCTTCTTCAACGGCGGCGTGGCGGCGAACGGGCTGCTCGGCGCCGGCGGCGAGCGCCTCGAGATTTTCTTCGGCGACGAAACAGCCCCCCTCCACGGGACGATTAACCGGACGTCGACCGGCAACAGGACGCCGCGTGTGTTCGGCGGACGCGAGCTGCAGCAGCGCTTCCAGAAGCTGCCGGAGTCGACCCTGATGCTCGTCGAAGTCCTGTCGCCCACCTCCATCCGGATACGCGGCACGCGCTGACGACGTGGCTATACGTCAACAGGCAACAACCCGTTCACCTGTTGAGGAAAAGGACGAAATCATGGCAATGACCGACAAGGAAGTGGTGGAAGGCGCCGAGCGTATGGCTCGAGAGCTGCTGCAAGCGTTTGGTTTTGATTTCTCGGGCAAGACTGTTCGCCACAGCGAAAACCCGCGAGCCGTATCTGCCTGGGACATCGTCTCGAGAATGCTCGAGGAGTACAACGGTACCGACCTGCGGTCCGCTGTCGACAGCGTCGACGAGGGAGAAGAGCCGGCGGACGTCATGCCGTCCAAGCACGTCTCGCTGGTTCAGTCTCTCCAACGCGGCGCATGCAACTGCCCGATGAAGGAAAACGAAGACTTTCGCGCACATCAGGCCGGCTGCCGGTTCCGGCTGCTCTCGGAAATCGAGCAGATGCTGGAGAGCCATCATGCAGAAGCCTGAGCTGCGCGAGTTCTTCTACCGCTTCGAAGGTTTCGACCTGATTCGCGGGCCGAAGGCGGCGGGTTTCGTGCTGGTGGTGGCCACGGAGGCGCTCGCACGGCTTCATGCCGTCGAGGTTGCCGTCGAGGAGTACCAGCAGCTCCAGATGCGCGCGCTCGAGCGGATTTCCCGCATCGAAAAAATGAAGAAGACTCTGCTCAGTCGCGCGCAGCTCGTGCTGTTTCCCGGCACGGCCATGCCCATGCGTTTTGTCACCGACCCGGTGTTCGGTGCAAGCATCGGCGCCGAGCCTGAAACACTGGGGCGACTCGCGGAGGAGGGTGTACAGGCCGTCGAGCATGTCGGCTCGGTCGTCGAATACACCCCGCACAACTGCGATACGCCGGTGCAGGCGCTCATGCTGTTCATCCTGGCCCAGACCTGGGCCGAGTGGGCGCACGACAAGCTGCTGTTGCAGCACTCGAAATCAGGCCGCCTCTGACCCGTTCTCAAAGGACTTCATCATGCAGCCCTTCAAGGACTACACCAATCCGCTTTACGAGTCGGTCGAACCAGAGGATTGGACCAGCGGTCTGTGCTGCCTGTTCGCGAACGCGTTGCGTGAGCGCTTCAACGTGCCCATGCGCGCGGTGCTCGTTCGTTCACGACAGGATGGCAGCAAGACGTTGGTGCATGCCTTTGGTGCGCTGTCGGGCGGCCAGGTGGTGGATGCCCTCGGCATTCGCAGCGAGGTCGAGTTGATGTCAGCCTATGACGACTACTCTGACCGGGATTGGCGCGCGCTGCACGGCGCCCGCCCCGACGAGGACATCGACGTGGTCATCGAGGACGTCACGCTGGGTCACCTCTGGGCACTCAACCCGGAAGACCATGAGGCAACCAACGCAGCACACGCCTACATCGAAAGCCGGCAGGACCTGTTCGGTGCGCTCGCGATGGGCGGCTAGTCATTCGGATGCAAACTCAAAAAGGCGCTTATTTCAAGCGCCTTTTTATTTGGTAGCTTTGAATTATTCCGGCAACCCCCAGTTGCGGTCCTCGTCGTTGCGCCGGTTGGACTCATATAGGCTCTGTTTTTCCAACTGCCGCGCCGTGCCGTCTGTCGACTTCCAGGTGAACGTGACGTTGAAGTCCGTCGACTTGCCGCTGTTGCTACGGAAGGGATGCAGGTGTTTCGAAACTGTGCGGCCGCCGACGACCATTTCGCGCGTGTCCTTGCCGTGTCGGAAGAACACGGCGTTAAGCAGCGACCAGGTGAATTCCCCCTCAACGATGGTTTCCGGATTGGCGACCTTGGCTTCGTAGGCGGCACGCTGGGCCAGGCGCTCCTTCGCGCGCGCCATCAACTTGGGTTCGCTCTCGCAATACTCAGTCAGCTCCGGCGTCACCTCGCCGGGCTTGGTGCGCGGTTTCATGTCGAGCGCGCCGGCCTTGTACAGGCGCACCAGGGCCCGTGCCCCTGCGGGGGAAACCACATTGGTTTCATACCCGGTGCGTAGCGTCGTGTGATACAGCTCCTCGAGTTCACCGAGCGTCACGAAAAGGCCGTTGAGGCTGCCCTCCGAAAGCTTTTCGCGGCGAAGGGTTTCGTACAACGCTTCCAGCTTCTTTTGCACGGTGCGCGGCTTGATGTCCGGCAGACCCTTGCTGACCTGTGTGAAGGTCTGGAAGTCATCGGAATCGAGGGGGCGCGGCCTGGTCTCGCGGGTCATCTACTTGCGTGTCCTATACGGGGTCTTTCAGTTGAATTACGTCGCAGTCATTCTATCCGCTTGTCCAGGTACGTCGGGTCAGTAGGCGCAAGAAAACCTCGGCGGGAAGCCGAGGTTCGAGTGACAGATTGCCTGGTTATGCAGCCTTCGTCCCCGCTTTCTTCGCCGGCCGCGCGTCCATCTCGCCGACACGCACCATGACGGCCGCGATATCGCCGATGACCTCACCCAGCCTTGCTTTCGTCATGCCCGAACGTGAATACAGCACGTCACCAGCACGACGATAGACCACTTCGAGTTCGTCGCAGCCCGTACCGCCGACCTGCACGCGGTCTCCGTTGGCCACGGCGAACTCGAGCAACCCGCGCGGGTACGGAGCGTCCACTGGGGCCTCGTCGTCCGCCACCAGATTCCGCGCACCGACCAGGGTGCCGAGACCGCAGTTGCAGATGACGTACACCGCCTGCTCGACGAGACCGCCGTACTCGGTGTTGCGCGGCATGCTGCCGACGTCACCGTCCGGGCCCACCAGCCAGCCGGCGCTGAGCGCGATTTCCAAACCGAGGCGGCCGCCGGGAACATACGCGATTCCGACCGTGCCCGAGCTGAAGGCCGCCCTCAGGTCAAAGCTGATGGCCTGGGAGCCTTTCGATTCCTGAACCTGGACGGCAACGCTGGGCTGCGATTCGTCGAATGGCACGAACGTGCACGTCTGTCCGGCGAACTTGCGCTGAAGTTCTGCGGCCTGGACCCGACTCGCGGCTTCCACAAGGTCCGTGCCGTCCCGGATGTCGACCAGGTCTGCGAGGCGTGCCGCCAGTGCATTACCCGGCTCCGCCAGCGCAAACCCGTTCTCCTTCAGGTAGCGAGGCACCCCCACGCCGTTGATGCGCGTGCCGGACACCTTCACGACCTGACCTGATTCCAGAAGCATGTGCGACCCGTTCTCGCCCTTGCGCGGCGGAAACACGGCGACAGCCTTGCCCTTGGTAAGGGTGAGGGTAGCGCCGTTGATACCGACATAGATTTGTTCCTGTTTCATGTTCGAATCCTCATGGTTATGTGTTGTGGCCTTGCCATGAGGTATAGGTGCGCACACACACACCACACACACACCCGGCGCGTCACCGCGAAGCTGGTTTTCCAGAAGCTATACGCAGGTGGACATATCTGTTCAACCTGCGCGGACCGAATCCCCATGGGAACGGCCGCATCATCTGGAGAGGACCAAATGCAATTTGACCCGCACATCAACGACATCCGTGCTTTCGCTGAAAACGAACTGACAGGCGGCGCACTGACTGGCTATGCCGCGCGCGCCGCCGCACGCGAGCTGCTTGCGAACTGGGAGGATGCGCTCGCCGACGGCAAGATGAGCAATCTGGTTGGCGACGTCGACGACGTCATCTACCGGCTGCAGGCGTTCAAGAACAAGGCGCTTGAGCAGCTGCCGTTTGCCAATGGTGGTCTGGCTGGGCAAGCCGTCGCGCACTGGCTGGAGCGTCTTGCTGCCGCGGGGGTCTCCGTCTTCGAGATGGAGCCTACCCGGGCACGCTGGACCTTTACGGGCGCACGACTGGTTGGGCGGGCGGAAGGGTATCTGTACATCCGTGATGCGGTCGCCGATGCGGTGATGGTCCATCTGCCCGAAGGCGGTTACGCGTTGACACCGTTGCAGATGGCGAAGGCACGTGCCCACGAACTGGCGCGCAAGGTCGACGGCACCGGCTGGTGCCTGCTGGCGGACCGCAACGTGTTCGGTGACCTCGTGCACCTGGTCAGCGCGCACCGTGACCGTGCGCTCGCACTGCGCTGTGACAAGCCGTACCACGACTTCCTGCGTCAGTGTGCGAAGGCAGAAGCGTATGCGCACGACCACCAGGAAACACCGCTGTTGACTGGAGCGACGCCCGCCGAACTGGTGGTTCGTCCGCTCAGGATGAACTAGAGCCGGAAGACCTGACGCTCTCAAGCCCCTGCAGCAGCTGCAGGGGTTTTTCCCTTGAGCACAAGGGCTCCATGCTGATATCTTTCCTCGGGTCAAAGGAAAGTAATCAACGGGAGTCCATGAATGGTCAGTACGATGTCGCAAGAGGTCGTGAACGGGCGGGTGGTCTGGTGGCAGACCTCATGTCGCACCGAATCGGACTGGTACGCCATTACCTACGAAGGCACCATCCTGGCTGACCATCTGCCAACGAAAGCCGAAGCGGAAGCCGCGGGGATGGAGGTGTTGCGTCAGGCGCAGAACAGCGGCAAGATGCCGGCCGGCCTCTAGTTCAGATTGGTGTAGGCTTCCGGCTGGTGCCCCGACCTTGATTCCAGTCATGACCACGAGAACCCCAGCGACCATTCGCCAGGAAGCGCGCAGCGCACTTGCCGGCTACGTTTCGACCCATCCCGACCTGGAGCCCGACCTGCTGCTCGAAACCGCCTGGCGCCAGGCGGCGCGTACCGAGCTGGCAGCCCGCTCGCTGGGTGTCGTGAAAGCGCTCTCTGATGACGTGCTGCACGCCATCGTCGCGGGGACGCTCGATATGCCAGCGCTTTATTCGTCTGCGCGCGACGGCGCGGCGAAGGTCCGATAGGACAGCCCGGTACGGCGCTTCGACGGGCGCACAGCCTGCGCCTCCGGCTGAGCCGGCGCGGGTTGCGGTTGTGCGACATGCGGCTTGCGCGTCCTGTTCATGGCGCGCAACGCCATATGGGTAACTCCGTTCTTCAACATGCTGGGTTCCTCGAGGGGTTAATGTATGGTCAGCGCGCAGCCGCCCACGTCTGGCGGTTGCGCGCTGCTTCTTCAGTTTGCTGCCTCGCACGCTCGCGTGACGCGTCGCGAGCTTCACGCAGGCTGTCGATGCATTCGGTCACGCGGGTTTGAAATTCGTTTGCGTCCATGCTTTCCGGGTCCGCGTCCGTGCTGAGAAGCACCCAGCGCCCATTCTTCTTCACGGCATCGAGAGCCATCATCTGGAAGTCATCGCGCGGCCCGACAGCCCAGATTGTGCTGTCACCGCCAGCGAGCCAATCCTGCGCATGTGCGGGCGATACCTCCGCGAGGCAACGCTCGTGTCTGCCGAAGCCGAACCCACCCTCTTCAATCTTCAGCCGCTCAAACTCGGATGGGACGACGCGCTCGAGAATCTTCGCCCCAGCGGTTGCGATAGCCTGCGGGACACGCTCACAGCCACTAAGCGCGCCACAGAGGAGCGTGCCTGCGAAAAGGCTCATGACCAATGCGAGTCGTTTCATTTCAGTTCCATCGTGTAAACGGCAACCAGGGGTTGCCGTCGGTGCGTAGCGCGCCGCCTGGTTCAGCGCACCGGAATGACCAGATGCTGGCCGACCAGAATGAGGTTCGGGTTGGCGAGATTGTTTCGCCGCTGAATCTCGCGGAAGCGCTGGCCACTGCCCAGCACGTTCGCCGCAATCAGGTTCAGCGTGTCCCCCTGCTTGACCACGTACACCCGTTCGCCGGGGGTCGCGGCCGTCGTCACCGTCTGGTTGCTGACGAAATATTTGCGCAGCAGCTCGAGGTACTGCGGCGACTGCTTGAGCTTCGCGATAGCAGCGTTCAGGTAAATCAGCAGCGACTGGTCCTGCGTGCGCACGCCAATCTTGTATGCGATGTTCGAGCCGTCGAGCTTGGTCGCCGCAAACTGCAGGTCTGAGCCCTTGATGGATTCCACCGCGAACGGGTAGTCGTAGATGAACGCGTCCACCGTGTGGCTGTCAACCGCCTTCGGAATGAAGGCCGGGTCAGCGTCGTCCACCTCGACGAATGTCACGCCGGGCAGCTGACGGGCCACGTACGCCTTGACGTCCGGGTCTCCCTTCAGGATGCCGACCTTCTTGCCAGCGAGGTCGCTGACGGAGTGGATGGCCGAGCCACGCTGGACAATCAGGGCGTAGCCGAAATCGTCGATGTACGGCAGCGTGTAGACGACGCCCGCCGGGCTGTTGTCGGCGAACGTCAGGCCGTCCATCGCGACGTCGACCGTGGCATTGCCCGCGCTGTCCTTGGCCAACAGCTGCTGCGGCACGCCCGCGTAGGTGTCGACACTGTGGTTGAAGTCCACCGTGATGCCCGGACGGGACGGCGAGGCGAACGACGGGTCTGCGAACAGCAGCTTGGCGAAATCGACGTTGAAGCCGTGCGGTACGCCACTGGCCACGCCGTAGAACGGCTCGCTCGGATTCTGGTTCGACACGCGCACGATGCCGTTCGTCTTGATGGACTGAAGCGCATCAGCAGCCGGCTGGAATCCCGGCGGCGTCACGGGAGCGGGGGCGAGCGCGGGGGCCGCAGTCGCAACCGGTTGCACAGGCGACATGCGGCCTTGCAGCATCAGTGCGCCGGGGCCCTGCGTGAAGAACCACGCAAGGGCCATCACGAAAAGCACCACGACGGCGCCGAGAGCTTTTTTCAACATGGCTTTGCCTTATCAGTGTGTGAACTTACTGGTTGACGTTCGGTTGTTTCTGGGCGATATCACCCACCAACCCGAGCGTTTGCGGCGGCTGCGGGGCGGCAAGCTTGGCTTGCCCGCCGGCCCCCGGCATGTCCACCTTCTTCAGCAGGGCGGTTCGCACTTCCGCGAACGACTGGTACGTCGCCTGGCGCACGGTGTCGAGCGAGGTGTCCTTGCGGATTTGCGAGAACACATCGACGCTCTGCCGGCCGGCGATTTCATTCATGCGCTTGGCCGACAGCGCCATTTTCCACATCGCCTTGGCGCGCTTCACGACGCCGTCGAACGTGTGCAGGTCGGCCTGCGCCTGCTTGAACTTCCCTTCTTTGTACGTCTGGAGGGTGCGCATTGCCGTCAACTGGTCCTCGAACAACTTGGCGTCGTCCGGGTACTCCTTCTTGTATTCCTGCGTCTGCTGCGCGAAGCTGTCGACCTCCGCGGCGAACGCCGTCACTTCCTTCTCGAAGGACTCTGCGTCCTTCTGCATCTGGATGTATTCGTTCTGCAGCGTCTCGATGGGGTTCTCTTCGGCGCTCCTGACTTCCATCTTGACCCGCTGAATCGCCATTCGCTGGGCCACGACCGGAGCGAAGAAAATGCTGCCCGCGCCCACCACACCGGCCACGGCCAGCGCGACCACGCCCTTGAGCACCATCAGCGCGGCCGGGGCAGCGACCACGCAGCATGCGCCGATAATCGCCCACTTGATGAGGGCGGCCTTTTTCTGGTTCACGAATTCACTCATTTGCAGCTGGGTCATCGATTCTCTCCTGGGACGGCCGGCACACGGCCACGGGGATACTCCATTTCGAAAACAGTATGCTGCGAAATAGCTATATGGTCAAGTTAATTTTTTGGAGTAAAAGAAAAACCCACCGGGGTCCCGGTGGGTTGTGTGCAAAGCGCTGAACGCTGGCTCGACCGGCAAGTAAGCCGGCCATGCCAGGAACGCCCGGCTTACTTGCCGGCGATGCGGCGCAGGCGGTCCGCGGTCGACTCGGTGGCCGCCGGCGCGTCGCCCGCGGCGATGCTGCGGGCTTCCTCGATGACGTTCGCGCGGTCAATCGGCTTCTGGCCGATGTCGGCGACGGTCTGCGCGGCGTCCGCCTGCACGCGCGCCTTGTCGGCCGCACGGTTCAACGCGGCCAACCCCGTCGATGTGCCGCCGACGCTCGAGCGCAGCTCGCTCAGTTCGGCCTGCTGCTGCTGTTGCATCTCCGCGCGTTGCTCGTCGGCGCGCGCCTGCTCGAGGTTGCGCATCGCTGCCTTGGCCTTCGCGTCGAACTCGTTGAGGTTCTGCTCGACCGTGTTGAGGATTTCCTGCAGCGTGTCGACCAACTGCTGCGCGGAGGCTGCATCCTGCTGGATACCCGGCAGGCGCGCCTTGTCGGCCTCGAGGTTGTTCGCGAACTCGTTGAGCATCGCCTCGTCGATTTCCTTCTTGTCGAACTTGGCGATGAGGATTTCGGCCGTTTTCGCGTCGTTCGCGATGCTGGCGGCCAGGTCGGTCGCGGTCTTCTGCGCGGCGTCGTTTTTGTGCTTCGCATCCGCGAGCTTCAGCGCCACCTCGCGCAGTTTCGCCTGCAGGTTGTCCCGGTCGACCTGCGTCGCGGTCTCCGGGTCGAAGCCGGCGATGGCGGTGGCGAGCTTGTCGCCGAGCACGCCGACGTGTTTCGTGATGAGTGCAGCAGTCAGTTTCCAGCCGGACATGAAAGTCTCCTTGCGAAAAGTTGGGGGATGAGTGGTCCGCTGTGTCAGAGGACCTTTACCTTGTTGCGGTCGAGCGCGAGCCCGGCCAGGAAATCGACGTACACGGCCGGCGCGGACTTGCCGTCCATGCTCCGGATGTAGTCGAACGAAATCAGCAGGCGCTCCTGGCGGCCGCCATCGAGGTCGCGCACGTAGGGCATGAAGGACAGCTGCTTGGTCAGCCCCTTCTCACCGACGGCATCGTCGAGGCGGTTCTCGCGACCGGTATAGGGCGTCACGTAGTCGCCGCCCGGCGCGTCGCGCGTGAAACTCAGCGATTCGGCACCCGCCAGGAGCGCGCTGATGTTGCCGGCGGCCTGCTGGATGGTGGCGAGCTGGTCCTCGGCCATTTCGTAGTTCACTTCGCCAAGGCCGAAACCTTCACCGCGAAACGGCGCCTGCTCCTCATCGCTGACGGGATACTGGCGACACAGGAACTGGTAGTACGTGAGGTCACGAATGTCGTCGACATTGCTGGCGCGGCAGAGCACCTGCAGGAAGCTCTGGCCGGCTCCCGAGCGGTCGGCGCCCGTGTCGGTGTAGAGCCGGAACAGCGCGAGGTCATCGTCGACGTTCAGATGCACGCGACTCACGGCCACGAGGGGCAGCTGAGCGCTTTTCGGCACGGTCAGCAGCGAACCCGAGAGCACCGCGAAATCGGTGCGCGGCACTTCGAGCAGGGCGCCGATTTGCGCGTTGAACGGCAGCCCCGTGTCGACACGGTCGAGCTTCGGCGCATGCGCGCGAGCTGCATCGTCGAGTTTCTTGTCGAGCACGCGGCCCGCGAGGTTAAAGATTCCCATGCGGCTCCTTACAGTTTGTAGTGGTTCGTCGAGGTATAGCGAGCCTTGCGGACCGACCAGCGCTTGAACGCCTGGTAGCTCACGAAAGCGACGCCACCGAGGACCAGCATCCAGACCACCACCCCCATGAAGTGGAAGTCCGACTGGCGGGCCTTTTCAGAAGCGGCGACACCGGGGTCGCTTGCCGGCTGCGCGTGCGCGGCGGCCGGTTGAACCCCTTCCGGCGTCACCACGCCTGCGGGTTGCGGTGTGTACTGCGCCGGTGCGTACTGCGGAGCAGGCGCCTGTTGGACGACCACCGTGTCGTGGCGCTCGCCGGAGCGACCGAGCATGTAGCCCAGCAGGAAATTGTTCGAGCTGCTCGAGGTGTCGACCGTGTGGTAGTGATGCACTTCGGTCGGCTGGTAGTTCGCTGAGCGGCTCGGAGCCGCGGCGTAACCGGATGCCGACTGGTTGCTTGCCATCTGGCTGCCAGAGGGGCGTGCGCTCCCGGTGTCAGAGCCCGCACTCGACTGTCGGGTGTAGGTGTCGGCGGCGGCCTTGCTCGCATGCGCGGCATACAGCGTGCTGCCGAGCCCGGTTGCGGCGGCGCTCTTGCCGGATGAACTGGCTCCCGAACCGAATCCCGAGCTGCGGCTTGCGGAAGAGGTCGACGACGGACTGGACGACCAGGACGAACTGGAACGGCTCGGGCTGTACGAACTGGAGCTGTACGAACTGTAAGAGCGGCTGAAAGACGACGACGAGCGGCTCGAGCTGAAGCCAGAACCCTTGGCCCACGTCAGGGGCGAGACGGCCAGGGCGAGCGCGGTCGCCACGGCCAACAGGCGCGGAAACTTCATGTTGTACTCCGGGATGAGCGGTGAAGGTGCAAGAATAATATAGCCTTAATCGATTGATTGTCAATTAGTCCGGGTGGGAAATGGGTAAAGCGACTCGGTTTCCGTGCGCAATGGGCCGGCGGTCATGTCTCTCGATGCGGCAGCATACCAGTTATACAACAAAATACACATGTTCATTGCTTGACAAGCTGCGCATAGCGCGTAGAATTTTTAACTTCACCGCAGAAACACGCCATGCGCTAACTCGGCAACAAAGTGAAGTATCGGCTCGACAAAATCAGGTCAAACGGTATGAAAGCCGCCGCCGAGGTGGATTAATCCGCTTTAGCTAACCAAGATACATCCTCAGATGATGACTCGAAACAGCTCCGTTCTGCCTGCAGGTGTTTGCCTGCTTTGCATGATGACCGCAGCCATCGCTGCTGAGCCGGCAACGGCTATCGCGCCCAGCGGAAGCGCTGTCACGGTGGTGACACTCTATAGCGAGCAACGGCCAGCGCCGGGCATAGCCGCTAGCAGCGCGGCAGGTCAGCCACCGATTCGCATCGTCAACGGGGGAGTTAAGAGCGCCGGGGCATCGTGCTGGAAATTGAGTGACACCGGACAAATCACATCCCAGCTGGGCGAGTGCTATGTGCTGCGTTCGGCGGAGCCCGGCGAGACTCCGCCCACAAAATAAGCTTGGAGCATTCGGATGACAAACAACGAGCCGGGATACCCGCAGGCATCAACCGACTGGACATCGCTTGACCCCCAGCTTGCTGACGGCCGCGCTATGTTTTCTGCTGCGCGCGTGCGCGAACTGATTGCTCTGGACCGTGAACGCGCGGCGCACAGCCGTGTGGCGAAAGCACGTACCCCCAGCGTCGTCTATGATGACTTCAGGCAGTTCGCGCGTGGCCAGGGATACGACCTGACGACGTGCGCGGAGAAAGGAGGCATCACCACGTTGACGGGAGTGGGCCCGGCGACGTTCTGGAACGATGCGACCGAACACGCATGGCGCGGCTGGGCTCATCGCCCGGCTGCAGACCGACATCGCGGCCATGAGCAGTCCACGCTCGGCGCGCCTGCCATACCGGGTGCAGAAGGTTTGTTTCGGCTCGCGGGGCGCCACCTCCGCGAGGTGCGCATGGCCCAGGCGGCCGCCTGCACGTGCCTTACCAAGACACCGCACATCGAGCATCATCGGCAGGACTGCCGCTACCGGGTATTCGCCGAAATCGAGCTGGTCATCGCGGGGCTGACCCGAACTACGGCGGAGGACTTGCTGAAGTGGGCTCGGGAAAACGAGTCGTTGCTCGCGTCGACCGACTATGCCGCCATCGATGCGGCCGTGCAGCGCTTTATCGCTGCGCACGCCAGTGACAGCGCTGTACAGCGCTACGAGTGCACGCCGAAAGACGGCGGCGCGCCGTTCATCATCGAACGCGCGCCAGATTCATGTGAGTTGCGCGAATGCGAGATTCGTCCGGTCCCACCGGTGGGCGAGCCAGCGCCCGCCACCGCGTGGACGCCGAGCCCCGGCGAGGCGATTGCTGTCTGCATCGACCACGCGCTCGAGCGTGCCGCGACGCTGTTGCGCCGCACGGGCTATAGCGGTGATGCGATTGACGCGAGCCGGCTCGAGTACCTGCGTCAGCACCCCGCAGCAGCATTGCCGGATGAACCCGACCGCGCATTGCTTTGCAGTATGGCCATCTGCCTGAACCACGGCTTTGGCCTGCTGCCCGCGCCGGCACGGCGCAGGATGCTGGACGACATGCGCAAGCTCTTTGACGAGGTGGCGGGCCGCGGCTACTTCCGGCCCGACAACCGCGAGCGCTATCTCGCCTGGCTCCCCGCCGAGACGGAAGGCAACTAGCGCATGCCCACGACGCCGCGGCGTGCGTGCCTATACGACTGCGTCTAAACCTTCAGTGGAGGAAATACAAATGGACGCAGATACAAAAACGATGGAGCGCATCCTGGTGGTGGACTCTGCCGCTGCGGCCGCTGCCATCGTGCAGGCGCTGCGGGCCCACGGCTATGAAGTCGTCACGGCGCACAACGTGCCTGAGGCACTGCGAGCGCTCGGCGAAGACGTACCGGTTCCGCCGCTGGTGTATCCCCGCCTTGCGGAGGTGAAGGAGTCGGTTGCGCTGACCGAGAACCTGAACTGGTATCAGAAGTTTGCGCAGCGGCACGTGCGGCAGCCGCCGCGCGGACGACAGCGCATACCCGGGGCATAGCTGAATGACGCAGGACCGGACAAAGCAACTTCGACTCTCAAGACCCCGTGCAAACGGGGTTTTTCATTTTTCGGTGCTTCGCGTTGCCGGTTTTCCGCGCTGGCTGCCATTTCTTGGTAGGCGTTCAACCAAGGAGAAGCCGACATGCGGTACGTGATTATGCGCAAGGACTCGGTGCCTGCCCCCATCGAAGACCAAGCTCCGATACGGGCAATCGCGGGAATTCATCTCGTCGAGACGCGCGAGCGGCTCATGCTGGCCGAGTTCACCGGCACGGCCGGCGAGCTACGCGCCCGGCTCGACGAACTGTCCGGCCAATGGCTCGTGAGCGAGCTGCGCACCTATCGGCTTGCGTGACGGTCGTCGTCGAGCCGCAAAGTCAGGAGGTCATCCACCAGAAACAGCCTATACGGGAGCTAGTTTGACTGCATATAGGTATCGTCCCATGGGAGATTTCATTCATGATTTAGGTGGTCCCGTCCGGCTGACCGAGCTGGATTCGCAAGCCATCCTCCAGCATCTGCTGGCGCTCAACGACGAGGACCGTTGCCTGCGGTTTTCCCGCGTGATTCGCGATATCGCGCTGCGCGAGTATGTGGCGCATATCGACTTCAACCGTGACGTCGTGCTGGGCGTGTGGGGCGCGTTCGGCCTGGCCGGCCTCTGCCACCTCGCGGTCTTCGACGAGCGTGGCCATCCCGTCGCGGAACTGGGCGTGAGCGTCGACCGGCGCGTGCGCGGCCGCGGCCTGTCGAGCCGCATGCTGGCTGCGAGCCTCGAGGAGTCGCGCAAGCGCGGCATTTCGACCGTCTACGTGATGTTCATGCGGCGAAACTTCCGCATGGCGTCGCTGGTATCGCGCGCCGGTGCCACCCTCGCCGCCGATGACGACGAATGCACGGCCAGCATCCAGGTGGTTGAGCGGCAGGCCTCCAGTCAGGTCCGGGTGTATCACCTCGATTCGGGGCTGGAGGTGCTGGAAAAACGGGCCGGGCACGCCGGCGCCACGCCGGTCGTGCTGGTGCACGGCGCGGGTGGCTGCTGCTGGCAATGGCGCATCAAGTTCGTGCCGTACCTGGCCGCGAAGGGCTACGACGTGCACGCGGTCTCGCTCACGAACCACGGGCGCAGCCGGCGCTTGTCGGCCGTCGAGTCGGTGCTCACCTACGTCAACGATGTGGAGGAGGTGACCCGGTCGCTCGAGGCGGTGCCTATCATCGTCGGGCATTCGATGGGCGGCTTTGTCGTGCAGCACTGGCTCAGCCGCAATGACGCACGCAAGGCGGTGCTGATGGGCGCGGTGCCACATAACAAGCTGAGCAGCGAGGAACTGAAGCAGGCGCAGGACAATCTCTTCAGCTACAGGTCCAAGGAGGTGCTGGCGCAGGCGTTGGCCGTATCACCCGCGGTGCGGCCGGCAGACATCCGGGTGCCTGTCACCGTGCTGGGCGGCGCGCGCGACAAGGTCATCCCGCTCGACCTCGTCCGGCGCACGGCAGCGGCCTACGGCGCAGAGCTGCTCGAGCTGCCGAATAGCGGCCACGGGATGATGCTGGGCCCGGACTGGCAGCGCGCGGCCGACGCTATCTGACATCAAGAACTGCCTCGCTCAGGGCGCACGAAGGTGCGCCTTTCCCATTGGTGGCTTGAGAGTGGCGCCGGCATAAGAAAAGCCACCTGGAGAACCAGGTGGCTTTTGAGTCACGGCTTGGCAGGTTGCGTTATCAGCCGAAGCTGATTTCGCAGGTTCCGCCGGCGCAGGCCTGGGAGGCCAACGTATTCGCGTCCACGAACGTCTGTTCGGACAGCACCGAGGCAAAATCGATTTCCTTGATGCTCTTCATGATGGCCACCCACTTGTGCAGATTCTGGCAGTCCTTGAGACAGAACGCCGTCTTCTGCTGGTCACCGTTGAAGAAGTTGTCCGCGAACTTGTTGAAGCGACGCACCCAGTCGCGCTTGAGCAGGTCGGTTGCCTCGTTCGTGAGCTTCAGCCCGTTGCCCATCGCCGTATCGCAGGCCATCCACAGGTTGTTATCGAAGGCGTGCAGCCCTTCGACAATCAGACCCGAGGCGAACATGCTGGCCTCGCCGTACGTACGCAGGATTTCGTCCGGCGTATGCACTTCGGTGAAGGGAGCCTGGGCATAGCCCTTGTCCCCCGACGCCGAGAGCAGCGAGATGCCTGCGAACCACTGGCGATTATCGAAAATGTACTGCTCCACCGCCTCCCAGTCGTCGACCGAGATGGTGTTCGAGATGTTGTGGCGAAGATGCTTGTCCACGCACAGCTCGACATCGGTGCCATTCTCGACCCAGTGCTGCTGGGCCTTCTTGACGAACTCCAGCTGCTTCACGCCCATCAGGTCACGCTTGAAAATGGAACCTTCCTTCGTGACGACCGGGAAGCTGACCACGACGTCCGTGCCATTGCTGTTCCACACCGAGCGTTCGACCATCTTGGGATTGATGGCCATGATGAGCTTGGCGACTTCGTCGTCCTCGTTCATCTGCACGTTGCGGAAGTACATCGGCGCGTGTTCCCCGTGGATGCCCGAAGCGGTGCCCAGCAGCACCGACGCGTTGCCCGAAGGCTTCGCGCAGGTGGTGCGCGCGGCAGGGTTGATGTCCAGCAGCTTGGCCACTGCCTTGTTGGTTGCCTTCACGATTTCCGCCCCCTTCTTCAGGATGGCTTCATCGAACAGCACGTCCGGATTGTTCATCCAGCCGGTGATGGACACACCAATCAGGGCTTCGCGCTCCGTGATGCGACGCGTGGCTTCCGTCAGGTACTTGAAGTCGGTGTAACCTGCCTGGAGCGTGCCCAGGATGGCGCCGGCCTCGCATGCCTTGTAGAAGCGCTCTTCGTCCGTGCACTTGCCGCCGTTGATTTCGGTCAGGTTGCAGAACTGGAAGCCGGACTCGCCGTCTTCCGTCTTCGGCAACATGCCGATTTCCACGCACGGGTTGTACGCGAACTCCTTGTTCTCCGTGAAGATGAAGCCGGGCTCACCGAAGTCGCGAACCGACCTCATGATTTGCGCCCATTCCTCGCGGGTCAACTCGTCACGCATCAGCACCACCGAGTTGTTGCTGCGGCCACGCTGCGGGTTCTTGACGTACCAGTCCCCCGTCTTCGCGCTCAGCATCTCCTCGTCGTCCTTGTCGAACAGGCAGATGGTCGCCGAACGGCGCACACCGCCAGCCAGCACGGCATCGCTCATGTGCATCACGAAGTCGTACGCCACGATGGGCGGCATCGCGACCTCGTTAGCCTCACCGAGCGTGCGCTCGAGCAGGGCTTCGCACTTGTTGAGCGCGTTGCGCAGACCGTCCGGTCCCGGAGCCTTGAAACCACCCGAAATCATCGCGCCCTTCGGACGGATGAGGCTGAAATCGAAGTGGACATGACAGCCCTTGTACTGCGGGAAGGGCCCCTCACCGAAGTACGAGCTGAGCAGCACGCCGAAAGCGTCCGCCCAACCCTCGATGCTGTCCGGCACCTGGAACAGCTTGACGCGCTTGGCCGAACGCTTCTTCAGCGTCGGCAGCATCGCGACATGATGCTTCTGCACCGAGAAGCCCACGCCACAGCCGCACAGGAGCAGATACATCGCTTCCGGGAAGAAGGCCGGCCGGTCGCAATGCGACACCGAGCAGTTGTACATGCGGGCCTCGTGCTTGCGCAGTTGCTCGCCGCCGAACTGCAGGGCACGCTGTGCGCCCAGCACCCACTGGCTCTTGTAAGCCAGCTCCGCCTTCGCCAGGTAGGCTTCCAGCTCCGGGGACAGCCGTTCGGAATACTTCTCGCGATGCATCTGCATCACGCGCTCGACCGATTCTTCCCAGGTCTCGTAACCCGCCTTGGCGCCGTTCCACCGGGAGTACCCCATGTAGAACTTGGACTCGGACAGCATGTCCTTGCCGAGGGTGTGGTTGTAGAGTGCGTTCTTCATGTTTTGTTTCCTCTTGTTAGAAACAGCAAAATTGCTGCAAGACCGTATAGGTCGATGCGCGGGGCAATTCGGCTGTTTTGCGATATCGGGCTGGTTGACGCGGCAGGATTGGCGGACAGGACTTGCCGGTGGTCGGCCGGATGCGTAATATACTCGTAAATACGTAATATGCCAACCGTTGCGCTGATGACCGACCTGAATACTCTGCCCGAGCCCGACCATCCAGCGGCCGCCCGGGCCGCGCCCGCGCCGGAGGGAGAAGTCTGCTCGCTGTGCGGCGCCGGCCTGGATTCCGGCCACCCGCCATGGGTGTGCTGGTGCGGGGATTGCGCGCGCGGCGCGTTCCGACGCTGGCCCCGGGTGCTGGTGCCCGGCGCAGTGCTTGCGCTCTCGATGCCCGTGCTGATGGGCACGACGGCTGCGGGGTTCGCCGCGTGCGGCCTGGTGCTCGTGCTGGCGGGGCTCGCCCTGACCGACCTGAATTTGCGGCTGCTGCCGGACGACCTGACCCTGCCGCTCATCTGGGCGGGTCTGCTGGTGAATCTGTGCGGGGTGCTCGCGCCCTTGCCGGAAGCGGTGGAAGGCGCGGTCGTGGGCTACCTCGTGCTGTGGAGCCTGTACTGGGGCTGGCGGCTGGCCACGGGGCTGGAAGGGCTCGGTTACGGCGACTTCAAATTGCTGGCCGCGCTCGGCGCGTGGCTAGGCGTGTTCGCGCTACCGGTTGTGCTGGCAGTGGGCTGCTCGCTGCAGATGGCGGTCATCGTGACGCTTCGCCTTCGCGGTCGCGACACCTGCGAGCCGTTGGCGTTTGGGCCGGCGCTCGCGATGGGCGGTATCGCGGCGCTGCTTGTCAAAATACTGGGCGGGTAGCCGGGCAAAAAAAGACCGGCAGGGAATGCCGGTCTGAAGAGTTCTGGCCCTTCCGAGGGCTTGAAGCCAGAACCTGAGAGGGGTGCAGTATCGCACGCACCCTACGAACCCCACCGGCGTAGCCAATTTTTCAGACCATGGGGTTGCGCGCGATAAGTGGCGACCATTGAGGCTCGCTCCGGGTGCCGCAGGTCGCGTTGCGGCAGGTCCAGCTCGAGGACCGACAGCTCACCGCGGTCGGTACGGCCGAGACGGGCGAATACCGCGGCCGTGTCAATCATCCAGACGTTGCCGAGGCAGCGCACGCCGCCCAGTAGCGGCGTATGCCCCACGTACACCCGGCCGACGCCGGCCACACCGCTGGCGTCCTGCTGAGTGGCGCGCTCCCGGCTGAGCAACGCACAGTTCCGCGCGCCCGTGTTCCCTGCCTCGAGCAGGGCGATGAAGCGTTGCCACGACATACCGTGCGGGACATCGGCGTGCACGAGACCGACACGCCCACTGGCGGTCTCGATTTCCATCGCAAGGGGCAGTCGGGCGAAGGCAGCAAGCAGCTGTTCGCGTTGGTCCTGTGGCGTGGTGAGCCACCAACCCAGCCCGTTGTGCTCGATGTGCCAGTTGAGTAGGCGCTCGTTGCAGATGCCGCCGGCATGGCACTCGAGCACGGCATCTTCATGATTGCCGCGCACCGCGAAAGCCCAGTCCTTTTCAAGATACTCGCGTGCACGGGCCGACCAGGGGCCCCGGTCCACCAGGTCTCCCACCGAGAACAGGCGGTCGACTGCCGGGTCGAAGTCGACCCGGCGCAGCGCGATGTCGACCAGGTCGAACGCGCCGTGAACGTCACCCATGACGAAGTCCCGGCCGCGACCGCGACCAATGTGCAACACCCGCGGGTAGCTGGTAGACATCAGCCGGCCTCCCGGGCATTGGCCACCGCAGCGCGCGCGCACTCGAGCGCATCGCGCAGGAACACAATCGGGTGATGCTCTGCGTGCATCCGCTTGATGTATTCGCCTTCCTCGTCTTCTGGCAGGGCCCCCAGGTCGGCGACGACCTGGTCGTACAGCTGCTTCTGCCAGGTGGTCAGCTTCTCGTAATCAAAGGACAGGCGGGTGAAGACCGGAAGGTCGATACCCGGCTTGCGCGCGCGCTCGCGGAGGGCTTCCGCGCTGCGGTCGCACCAGTTCGCGAGCCGGTCGAGCGCTTCGTCGACGCTGTCCGCCTCAACGCTGGACACGTCCAGTGCTGCCTTCACTTTGTTCGTGTCGAGGTTCAGCTGGAGGGAGAGCGGCAGCGTGAGCCTGGTGCGCAGCGAGGAGACATTGTGGACGACCTCATACTTCAGCGTCACGACGCCGCCGCCATGCGGGTTGTCAGCCATCGTTATCCCTTTCAACTCGAGCATGGGTCAGGCTCCATCCGGGACGCGGTTTTCTGTGCGGCTGCGACCGGTGTCCGCGCTCGACCCGTCGGGCCGGCGGCGCGATTCCAGCACAAAGCCGAGCATCTGCTGCCAGTCGTGGTCGCTCAGATAGCCGAGCGCCATGCTGGCCAGGCGCGCCCGCTCACTGATGGCCGCCAGCTGCGCGTGGGTCCGGCTGTCGAGGTCGGCGATGGGCCAGCCCTTGCGCGAGAGAGCGGTCAGCTGCACATCGCGCCAGCCGTCGAGCCCGCTCGCGTCATTCAACACTTCCGTCCACGCGCCGCGCAGCGCGCTCGAAAAGTCTTTCAGCGGGTGCACGCCGGCGAGCGGCTCGAACAGCTCTTCCGTGCGTTTGAACATCATGTACTGCACAATGCGCGGCATCGACTGGAGCTGGTGCCACCAGAAGGCCGCGCCGGGGCCGTCACACAGGCTCATCAGCGCCAGGCCGACCTTGCGCGCCAGCCCCTGGCGCCAGTTCCGGTTCAGCCGGTGCAGGACTTCGCCTGCCTGGCGCTCGAGCTGCAGCGCGGCACCGGAGCCGGGAAAGCGCAGGCGGACATGCGTTTCAAGCAGCTGGTCCATCCCACCCAGCACGCCGCGCAGTTCGAAGCTCTGGGATTCACCGGAAGGCCGGTGCGTCAGGGTCACGTGCAGACAGGGCAGGGCCGGCGTGGCAGACTCGTTGTGGTCCACCGGGCTGAGCGCGATATCGAAGTCGCGATAGATGCAATCGTTCATGGCTGGTACGTGTGTGAGGGCGTCATGGCCATATTAGTATCATTATAAAAAACGCTTCTGTCAAGTTTCGAGGCTTCGCGTATACCAGCACGGCTTGACCTCGGTACCGGTGAAAGTACACTACGGTCTGGCCTGTTTTTGGAGCAGCCTGATGCCGCGTCCTTCCGCGCACGACCTGCCCGCCACGCGTGCGGCAGTGGCGACCGTGGCGCCGACGCCAGATTTCTGGCCGGCGCAAAGTTTGCACGCATGGGAGCGCTCGCCTGCAGAGACCTTCCTGTCCTGGCTTGCGGGCCAGCGCGTGGGGTCCCGCCAGTTTCGTGAGACCTCGTGCGAGACATATGCGGCAATGTTTGCCGCGTGGATGCGGCATCTGGAGAATCATTCGCTGTCGTTGCTCGAGGCGACTCAGCAGGATGCGAATGATTTCTTTTCCCTGCACGCGCTGGAGCCTGTCTCGCGCCGCCGGTACCTTCAGCTGCTCGACAAGGTTTATCGGCAGCTGCGGCAGGTCGGCTGGGACCGGGCGAATCCGTTGCGCGAGGAATTGAAGAAGGAGCGTCCCCTGGAGGTGCCGCTGCCGGTCGGACTGGATGCCGGGGACCAGGCGATGCTCGTGGCCGCGCTGACTGACCTGACCGGCTGGAAGGGGGCTCGCGACCGCGCGGTGTGCGCACTGCTGCTCGGCGCGGGTCTGCGCGCCAATGAACTCGTCGCGCTGCCGGTGCACGCGGTGTCCGATACGTTCCGTGTGCGAATCGAACCGCAGGGAGTGCATGCTCCACATACCACGCTGGTGATGCCCGACGGGCCATGGCGTGGTTGGCTCGGGACTTGGACCGAGGAGCGCGCGCGGCGCGTAATTCCCGGTGTATGGCTGTGTCCGGCGACGCTCGGCGGCACGCCGTATTCGCCATCAGGTCTGTTTCGTCGGCTTGCCGCGTGGTTTGAGTCGGCTGGCATCAATGCACCACGACAGGGCGCGGGTATTCTGCGCAATACATTCGCCAGAAACGCGTTGGCGTGTGGTCGATATACCACCGAGGAGGTGCAGGAATTCCTGGGCCACGAGGAATTGCGGGCGACGACTCGTCATCTTGCACGTGTGGAATCGCTCTAATTCTGGGGTGTCAAGTTCGATAGGGAATACAATCAATTGAGCCGATTTATTCATTATCTACAACTATCTAGCGCTAAAATACGACGCTTGTTATTCTGGGTCTAGCTTGGTGGCAAAACTTCGCTCTCTTGCTCCGAGTCGTGCGACAGTCGCGGTCGCTGTAGCTATCTGCGCGGGATATGTGGGGCTGGAAGCCGCCTCTCGCCTGGTCTCGGACTTACCGTTCTGGCTGTACGTCGGCTTGCACGGGGTGTTGGACTGCGTGCTGGCACTCTTCGTGGCCTGGACGGTCCTGCGCGTGCCGACATGGCTGGCCGAACGTCGGCTCGCCGCGCTCGCGAAACAGGCGAAACCGACGGCGTTCCAGCGCGCGCTTGAACGCATCGAGCCCAGCGGGATTCCGGTGTTCGACGAACAAGGCTACTACGCTGGATTCCTGCCCAAGTCGGTCGTGCGGTCACGGACGGCATTTCGCTCGCCGCTCTACTGGCAGAGCCCGTACCGCTTCAGGATGATGCTTGAGCATCTGCCCATCGGCCATGCCCATTGCCGGCTCACGACCATGCTGCCGGAAGGCCGGGATTTCGTCCTGCTTGATGCGAACACTGCTACCGAGATTGCTTTCGGCGAATTTCCTGCTCCGAGCGAAACGCCAGCCTCAGAACGCTGGCCGGCGCTCTACCGCAATCATCCCGAATTCTTTTCCAAGCTCGCGCGGCTCCATCAAACGAGAACCTGCGTCTACACGAGCTGGTTTCCAACCATTGGCAAATCACTCGAATTGCGCGCCGTCTATCTCGGAGATGACCACTTCAGTGCGACCATCCGCGACGTCACCGATGACCAGACCTACCGCGACGAAGTCCTGCGCCTGCACGAACAGCTGGCCCGGCTCGAAAGCGAACTGGAAGCTCAGCGCATTGTGCTGACCGAGACGACCGACGACTTCGTGCACCAGGCCGCCGAAACCCTGTATGCACCCTACGACACCGTCGACGCCCTGGTGGTGGACAAGCGGCTGGCGCCTGATGTCCGTAAGGATGTGGAGGAGGCGCATGCGCAGCTCCAGTTCACGTTGGATAGCCTGCGCCAATTCGCCCAGGTGACGGCACTCGATTTCACGCCGTCGCTCGTCAACACCTCCCATATTTTCAGCGGTCTCGTCGAAGGGCTGGCACATGACTTTCCTCACGTGGCGTTCCGTCGGGGCCCGGCGCCCCTGACGACTGCCGCGGAGCAGGCCTTGCAAGCGCTGATGCGCAAGCTGCTCCAGCTGTTTTGCGAACACGTGGCTGCCCAGGCGGGCACCACGCTCGAAGTCGGCGTGCGCAATGAGCGCCTCAGTACCGTCTACTACGTCTACGCCACCCGCACGGCCGCGCTTGAACTGCTGCCTTATCCGGCCGGCGGCCTGACTTTCCCAGGTGGGCCCGCTGCCATGCAGCTCAACGTCTGCCGACGCCTCGCATACTGGCACGGCGGCGGCTTGCAGCTCGTTCGCCGCGGTGATTTCGACCTGGAAGCGGCCGTGACGCTCGGCACGCCGCTGGCGCCCCCCGCGGCGGACGGGACGGGTCGCGCTTGACCGGCGAAACCGCCAACTTCGCTTGCTTAAATTGCCATTATTCGATATATTTAATGCATCATAAGGAGAATGATGCATGTCGCAAAACCTGGATATTGCCTACCACGCCCGGCTGAAGAACCGAGTGGCCGAGTTGGCCCGCGCGTACCACGTCGAAGATGCACCGCTCGTGCCGGACTCCGTCTACGACGACCTCTTTCGTAGTCTCCAGGAACTGGAAGCGCGACAGCCTCATCTCATCACGCCGGACTCGCCGACGCAGCGCGTGGGCGGCGCGCCCGCCAGCTACCTGCCGTCGGTCACCCATACGACGCCGATGCTGTCCCTCGACAACTCGATGACCGCCGACGAGGCGCGCGCCTTCGTGGAAGGGGTAGCGGCCGAGCTGGGCGTCGCTCCCGAAGCCGTGGAATTCACACAGGAGCCGAAGTACGACGGCCTGTCCTGCGAGCTGCGCTATGTCGACGGCCTGCTGGTCCAGGCGGTTACGCGCGGGGACGGCGAGGTGGGCGAGGACGTCACGCTGCAGGTGCGCACCATCCAGTCCGTGCCGCTGCGTCTGGGCACGCCGGACACGCGGAACGTGCGCGGCGAAGTGCTGATGAAGAAGGCCGACTTCGAGCGGCTGAACGCACGCATGCGCGCCGCCGGCGAGCGGGAGTTCGCCAATCCGCGCAATGCTGCAGCCGGGAGCCTGCGCGCGCTGGACCCGAAGGTCACGGCGAGCCGCCGCTTGTCGTTCTACGCGTACGGGCTTGTCGACGCCTATTCGCTTGGCTTTGACACGCAGGAGGCAGTGCTCAGCTTCCTGCGTACGCAGGGATTTCTCGTGAGCGAGTACGCTGCTCGCTGCAAGGGCTGGGATGGCATGAAGCTCGGTTTCGAAGCGCTGGCTGCCGTGCGCGACTCGCTGCCGTATGACATCGACGGTGTGGTGTTCAAGCTCAACAAGTTCCGTGAACAGGACGTGCTCGGCTGGAACCATCGCACGCCGCGCTGGGGTACTGCCTACAAGTTCCCGGCGCAGGAGCGCACGACCGTCGTCGACGCCATCGACGTTCAGGTGGGGCGCACCGGCGCCATCACACCGGTCGCGCGCCTGCAGCCGGTACAGGTGGGAGGTGTGACCGTCACCAACGTGACGCTGCACAACCAGGACCAGGTATGGGCGAAGGACGTGCGCGTGGGCGACACGGTGGTCGTGCGCCGCGCCGGCGACGTGATTCCCGAAATCGTGCGCAGCTTGCCGGAGCTGCGGCCGGCGGACGCCGCGGCGTGGCAGATGCCGACGCACTGCCCGAGCTGCGGTTCGCCGGTTATCCAGGTGCAAGCCTCGCACGTGTGCACGGGCGGCACCAGCTGCCCGGACCAGCGCCTGTTCCGCATCGCCCACTACGGTTCGCGGCTCGGCATGGACATCGACGGCCTCGGTGAATCGTCGGTCGAGCAGTTGCTCGACGCCGGGCTCATCAAGGTGGTCTCTGACCTGTACAGTTTGGCCGCCGAGCCCGTGGCCAAGCTGGAAGGATGGGGCGCCGTGTCGGCCGGAAAGCTGGTGAAGGCGATTGCGGCCACCGCCGGCCGGCCGCTGCGCAAGTTCATCTTCGCCCTGGGCATCGAAGGCGTCGGCGAGGGTACGGCGAAGCGCCTGTCGCAGGCTTTCGGCTCCTGGGAAGCCCTTCGCCGCGCGATGGAAGCGGAACTGCTCGCCGTCGACGATGTCGGCCCCATCACGGTGTCCTCCATCCTCGCCGCCTTCGCGGACCCGCACTTCGGTCCGGAAATCGACCGCCTCGCCACCCTCGTCAACCCGGCGCCAGAAGCGGTGGTGCAGGGCGGGCCGCTTGCGGGCAAGACGATTGTGGTTACGGGCACGCTCATCAAGCTCTCGCGGGATAGCGCCAAGGCGCTCATCGAGCAGCTGGGCGGCAAGGCGTCCGACTCCGTCTCGAAGAAGACCTACGCACTCGTCGCCGGCGAGGCGGCCGGTTCCAAGCTCGCCAAGGCGAAAGACCTCGGCGTGCCGGTGTACGACGAGACCTGGCTGCTCGGCCTCGCAGGCTGAGCCAGAACGCTGTCATGCTGCTGGCGCACGAAACCGAGGAAGACGCTCGCGCATCCGCTGTGGTGTTGCGCGGGCTCGGTGGTCACGCGCGGCGCCTGCTGGAGGAGTGCGTGGCTGAACAGCAGCTGACCAGGAAGCAGGTCTCGACGGCCGCGCGCCTCCTCGAAAATGCGGGCTTCATCTTTGTGCGCGACAACGGCGACCACTACGCCCCGGAGTTCATCGTGACACCTTCGCTCGTCGGGGAGGAGGCGCTCGAACGGCTCGAATGGATGGAAGAACTGGCTTCTCCGCACGCAGAGGCCGCACGATAATGTTGCCATTTTGCGATATTAGAGATATACTCATTCAATCGTTGTAACTCCTCCAGAGTTGACGTGTGTTGGAAGTGGGGTTCGAGTTCCTCGCCAGCTCCACCACCTGCGCATCTGTCTCAGGTGTGCATGTGATGGGGCTGACAGGTTTTGACAGCGCATGAAGGCAAAGGCGGCAACGAGGGCAGGCGCATGCCCGGCGGCGCGTTTCGCGCGGCGAAAGACGCAAAAAATAACTGCTAACGACAGCCGTTATCTGGCAGTTGCCTAAACTGCCACCGGGCCGCGATTGCCCGGTCGCCCAAAGTCGCGCAAAACGCCCTGGTCCAAAGCCGGGGCGTTTTGTTTTACTCCGCCGTATGAGGCCCAACCCGGCTTTGCAAGCCCTCAATCCTGCGCTACGCTTTTGTCAACTGAAAGGGGCCTAAGACGCTCCGCAGGCAACAAAAACGGGGAGAGGGGTGATGAAGACGCCGATTGTGGTGGCCGTGCTGGCTGTATTCGCGTTAGGTGGATGCTCAAAACCCGTAGCGCAGGCTGCTTCGGGGTCTCCCGCGGCGGCCGTCGCTCCGGCCGCGCCGCCGCCCACGATGGCCGACTGGACGAGAGCGCTCGGCAGCGTCTACCAGGAGAAACAGCGTAAGGACGAGAAGGACGGCGTCACCAGCTTTCTCGCGTACTTCGAGTTTCCTCCCGCCTCGAAACGGATACCACGTGCACTGGCGTTCGGAAAACGCGATGCGTTCCGAAATCTGCGCTTCTACACGCCGGGTGTCCAGCTGGAAATTGACACGTCCCTCGAGACCTACATCTCCCTGCGCGATGGCAAGATGCCCGTCCTGGTCATGAAGCCATACTACTTTGGCCCGAACGGCTGGCTTTTCATGGAACAGGTGGCCGTGATGGTCGATGGTGAAGTGGTTTTCTCGCGCGATTTCAAGAATATTCGGGTTGACACTGACCAGCTGCCTGGCGGCGTCACCGAACGGTACGACTTCGTTGCCACGCCCGACGATATCGAAGGCCTGCGCAAAATCCACCCGGATTCGAAGATTGTCATCCGCATTAGCGGGAAAAAGGGCTACGTGACCGTCGACCAGTTCATGACCGGGCAATTCCGGAACAATATCCAGGATGCCCTCAGGATGTACGATGCGATGACCGCAGCGCTGTCCTCGCACCAGATGCCAGGCTGACCGACAGCCGCACACGGCATCCAACCGCGTTCCCTGCCTAACCTTGAGCCCCGGACCGCCGGGGCGTTTGCGCTTCGCCCAATACTTGCCGATATCGCATTTAACGAATATACTATTCGTTAACGCAAACAACAGCAAAAGCACGCAGGGCAGACTTCGATGACGACCGTAATCGAAAATCGCCAGGCTCGCCATCTGTACACCATCGAGGACACGCTCGAAGCCGGGCTCGTGCTCGAGGGGTGGGAGGTCAAGGCGATGCTCGGCGGCCGCGCCAATTTCAACGGCGGCGGCGCATTCATCCGTTTCACTGGCGGCGAGGCATTTCTCGACGCCATGACTATCACGCCGCTGCTGGAACATCACCAGGGCCTGCTCACGCCGCGCGAGCCCAATCGGCTGCGCAAGCTGCTGCTGACAAAGCACGAGCTGGAGAAGCTCGGCCGCAAGGTCGCCGAGCGAGGCTACACGGTCGTGCCGCTCGCAGTGGTGCGCCGGCGCACGTTGAAGCTCGTGATTGGCCTTGCCCGCGGCAAGAAGCAACACGACAAGCGCGAAACGCTCAAGCAACGCGACCTGGCACGCGCCGCAGCGCGCGGGGAGATGTGACATGACGGACGACGCCACCAACCGGTTGTCTGAGGGGAATCTGCGACTTGCATGGCGCGTGCAGCTTTGCGGTTTAGTGGCGCTGGTCGTCGGCTTTATCGCCTATGGCTTCTCGGGCTGCCCGGAAAAGGCTTCCAAGGCGGCGGAACTGCAGTTCATCCTCGTGATTCCGAGCGACGCGCGCGGCAAGCTCGAATACTGTGCCTACGGGACCCGGGTGAATCGTTCGACGCGCGTGCCGGTCGAGGAGCCCATCGAAAATCTGTGCGGCCCGAGCAAGGCCGAGGTCATGGCGCGCGCTTCCGCCTATCAGAAACAGGTCGAACAAGAAGGGCGGGCATGCTTCAGCCGTTCGGTCCTGGGGCGCCTGTTCGGGCTGTAATGCGCATGCAGACAGCGATAGCGCGCGGCGCGAATTCGACGCAGGCATCAACTCTCCGTGGCGATATACATCCACTACTTTCATTCGAGCAGGTTGTCATGTTCACCAAACAGCTTCGCGCCGGTCTCATGCTGGCGGCGCTTGCAATGTCGGCCGCAGCTATGGCCGGCACGGTCGAGGTTTCGCTGCAGGGGCTCAACTGCGCGCTGTGCAGCGACGCGATGAAGGCCCAGCTCAAGCATATGTCTGGAGCGGAAGAGGTTCTGCCGCGCCTTGAATGCGGGCTCCTCTTCCTCGAGATGGCACCCGGGGCGCACGTCAATGAACTGAGCCTGGGCCTCACGCTGCAGTCAAATGGCTTCACGATGAAGTCGGTCAAGCCTACCAACATGAGCCTCGCCGAGGCTCGCGACCTGTCGTGCTGAGGCGGCCATGAAGGGAGAAACCCGATTCATGTGGCTCGCGCTGGCCACCAGCAGCTCGACACTGGTGTGCTGCGCGCTGCCGGCACTGCTTATCAGTCTGGGCGCCGGCGCCACGCTCGCGGCGCTGGTGTCGGCCGTGCCGCAACTCGTCTGGATTTCGATGCACAAGGGGCTGGTGTTCGGCGGCGCGCTCGTCATGCTGCTCGCGGGCGGTTTGTGGCAGCTGCGGCCCGCGGCCTGTCCCGTCGACAAGCGTCTCGCTGCCGCCTGCGCGCGCTACAAGCGCATTTCGCGCATTACGTATCTGGCCTCGCTCGCGGTCTACGCGGCGGGCGCCTTCTTCGCCTTCGGACTGCCGTACCTGCACCGCGTGATGGCCTGACCCTGCGCGGCACACACCACCTTCGGCGAAAGCCTGGGAGCACGACATGGTTGAAGTACTCGATTTGCTGAGCGAACTGTTCGCGGACATCCTCATGTTTCAGCTGGGACTCAAGGTCGCCGCGGTGGTCGGCGTCCTGTGGCTCGCGGTTTATGTCGGCGGCCAGCTCGAACTGGCCGACGTTCAGGCCTGCCAGGTACACGCCGCGTGCTCCATCACCACGGACAAGGGACTCTTCAGTCTCCCGGTCCGGCACCTGACACCCGCTCCGGCCCAGGTTTCGGTGAAGCAGCTTTCCGGGAAGTGACTCATGCCGACCGTCGTCATCGATGGCGTCGAATATGTGCCGCGCGCGGAGATTCCGCCGCTGACCGATGATGCCCTGACCACTTGCCTTCGCGAGCTGGTCGCCATCCAGTATTTTCGCGAATGCGCACACAAGCACCGCGCCTGGGCTTGGAACGCGCTGAAGGCGCTCGCCCCGGAGCTGGCTGACCTGGCCGCAGAGAACCCCAAGGCCGCCTTCGACCGGCTGCACCCGTCAGATTCCAACACAGCAGCAGATTGATACAGGGGGTCCTCCTCCACTCACCTGGTGCCCTCGGTCGCGCTATACCGTGCGCAGTTCCCGAAATACAACCGAGGACACATCATGAACATCCTGACTGTTACGCCCGCCCGGGCTATCTGCCGCACGAGCGTGCGCGCCATATCCATCCAGGGGCATCTGGTCGACTTCGCCATCGAGGCCTACGGCTTCCTGCTGTCGAGCCAGCCCCCGCGTGAATACCGGCTCGACGAGTTTGCCGACCTCATCGAGCAGCACTACGACGTCGAGACCAACACCCGCAACAGGCTGGTGGTCGAAACCCTGCGTGCTGTCCAGGTGCTGACCGACCGCTACGAAGCGACCTTGCACTGAGCCGTGTCCGGTCAGTTTCCGGTCGACAACCCGACCCAGGCCTGTAAGCTCGCTGTCCAGCTCTTCCACACGCTGAACGAGGGCCGTGAACCGTGCGTCGGCAACATGTGGGCGGTGGACAAGATAGAGCCGCGCAAGGTCGTGTGGTCGAAAGACAGCACGGTTTGGGTGGCCGTGTCGCTGCTCGATGGTGTCGCGCGAGGCGCCTATGCCGCGCTCGCGGACCGGGAGCACATCCGGCGCATCGCCGCGGCGTCGAATCCGCAGGCATAGGGCACTGTCTCGCAATACCTCACGAAAGCCCGCCTACCATGGTGGGCTTTCTTCTATGTGGCGCAGCTAAACTTGCCATATTTCAATTATAACGTATACTCCATTGAAACAACCCGCCCTCGCTGCGCCGCCTTCTTCATGACCTACCGCAATTACATTGCACTGCACGGGCACTAGAGACTTTCTCTAGGAGCCCCACCATGCATGTCATCAAGGCCCACGAGCCCGCCGTCACGCTGTTTTCCCGCGACGGCGAGGTCCGCGTCTTCGCGTCGATGTCCGACGCCCTTCGCCAGCTCGGCTATCGCTGGATGTGCAACCACGTCGCGGCAGACTTCCGCATGTTTTCGCGCGCGGCGCGCTACCCGGTCCAGGACCCGCTGACCGGGCGGCTGCGCTGGTTCACGGAGCCGGTCTACACCGAGTCGCGCTACATCATGCGCGGCGACTTCGGCGAGTCGCTCACTGCAGACGACTTCAAGCCGCTGCTCTCGCGACGCCCGGGCTGGCGGAGCCGCCGCGACCGTGTGTGGGCGAACTGGAATGGCATCGGCCCGGTGCCGTTTGTCCGCCGCCCGCGCGGGGGGCACTACTTCCGCCGGCCGGGCACGCTCAACGAGCGACGCCTCGCGCAGGTGGTGGCGGACGAACCGGCGCCGCGCGCCAAACGCAGCTTCCGGAACCTGCCGAGTGACTACGATGATTTCGGGGTAGCCGCTCGTGACGACCGCAACTGGAAGCGGCACCGTCGCCAGCAGTGGCGCGCGCCGGTCTGAAATCGCACCGTGATTGCCTGGGATTTTCCAATCTTTAACTTGCGTTGTGTGATTAAATGAGTATACTAGCGCCACTCTCCAGGAGATTTAGGCCATGCACGCATCGACAAGTTCGAAACCGACCCCTGCCGGGACCCCGGCATCCGCCATCGAGAAGCAGACCCCGGGACTGAAAAGCACTGGGCTGCTGGGCTATCCGGCGCTGCGCCACTGGCCCGAGCTGGCGCCAGCCATTGCCGTGCACACCAACCTCGGGCTCAAGCGACAGTGGGCACGACTACGCGTTCCCGTGAAGCTGATGCGCGAAGCCGGCATGCATCCCGAACGAGGTGTTCAGGTCGCGACGCATGGCAATCGCGTTCTCATCTGGGGCGATGCGCGCGGCGGGCAGTTCCAGCAGTGTGCCGAGTCCAAGGGTTTCCCGTTGGTCCGGAATTACGGAGTCCCGAAACGTATTACCAACCGCACGATGGCCCTCGTTCAGGGTCCGGACTATCTGATTGTTACGACCATGACTGATGCGCTGAAGCTTGCGGCTCAAGTCGAAGTGCACGAGCATGAGATGTGGCGAAGGATGGGCCTTGGCATCGTCTCCGCGCTGAAAAACGAACTGTGTCCGAACGGCATTGACGTTCGCGGCTGGTCGGATTTCACGCTCTGCCTGACGCGTCCCGGCGCGGTCAGTCGTACCGCAAGCGTTGCCGGCCCGGTGTGGTGGCTCGCGGGCTTCGTGGCTGGCGATGCGATACGGTTCACCCGTTATCGCAACGCGACGGTCGTGGAAAAGTGTACCGAGGACGCTAGGCACAGCGTCCTCGTCAAAGACGGCAACAGCGAGCGACCGCGGCACTATGTCGGCAGCCTGCTGTGCGATATCGCCAACGCTGACAAGATTCGGGCCATCGCGTTGCCCGGGCGGCTCATCTTGACGACGCCCGAAACCAATATCGGTCGCCTCTGCGATGGCACCCCGCAGCGGCTGACGCTCAAGGAGCTGCTTCTGTCGAATTCGCAAGACGCGCGACAAGACATGCCGGCCACTCCGCTCGCGCAGCCCACCATCGACCTCGACAACGAGCGGCGCCCGCTTGTCGGGAATGCTTCACCCCTGTCTGTATTTGCGCCCGGTGAAGCCCGCCCGGCGACATGGAAGGCCATGACGGTGCTTGACGGTCATCTGAACGTCTACGGCCGCATCTGGTCGCTCGCCGGCTTTGCCATCGGCGACGCCGCCCACCTGGTCGAGTATCACAATGCCCTGGTGGCCGAGAAGTGCGATGCCGCCTCGGCGGCAAGTTTCCGGGTTGGCAGTCCGTCGCAGGACTCGCCCTATCACGACTTCTCGCTCAAGCAGACGCTGCTGCGCGACGCGCCCTTGCTTCGGGTCATCGCGCTGCCGGGCCGGCTGGTCCTGACGCGCTGGGACAGCGACCTCGCCGCGCTGTGCGAGGGGCTCGAACAGATGCCGGTAGGTCGAGTGGATGTTGAACGGCTCCTGCAGCGCCACGGGCTTCCCGTGTATGGAAGGCGCGCAGCCAAGCACAAGTCGGCCGCCAAGGCTCGGCGCACCGACCGGGGCCAGTCGGACGTTGCGCAGGCGAGCCGCATTCGCCGCCAGCGCAATCGGGTCAAGCCGGTCGCGGCCGTGGAAGTTGGCTGCTATTCGATTCCCGAGGGCAAGCGGTTGCAGATGCAGGGCAAGTGGCTCCAGCAGTTCGGCTTCGCGCCGGGGCTGAAGTACCGCGTCGTGCCGATGGAGTCCGAGCTTCAGCTCGAGCTGGTGGGCGAGGGGGGTATGACGGTCACCGAACACTCGCCGGGGCGCGCCAAGCTCTACGTGCCGACCGAGACGCTGAAGCCGTTCAGCTGCCCGACCGTGAAGGTGCTCGCGGGCGAAGGACGCATTCGCCTGGTTCCAGCAACGGTCTGATTCGCTCGCCACGCACGTCGACCCGGCGTGCGGCTACTTTCTTAGTGGAGTTCCGAATGGATGAATGTGCTGTCACCGGGAGCGTCGGCACGGTCGACGCAAAGGCCCTGGCGCAAGCCGTCACCGCGGCTGAGCGACAGCTCTCTGCCAGCATCATGCTGAGCCTCGTGCTGAAAGGCGTCGAGCGCGACGACTCGAGCGTCGCGTTGCTGGTTCGTTGTCTCGGCGTTGACGGCCAGCAGCTCATCGACACGTTTCGCGAAGCCCGTGCTTCGCTCAATCAGCGGATGCGGGCCAACATCGCGCAGGCGAATGCCGACGCTTCGGCGCAGCTGGCTGCGCTCCTGGCCGCCGGCGCCGTCACGCTGCCCGACGGCCGCCAGCTGCTCAACGATGTGTCGGGCCAGCAGGTCACAGCTCGCGTCAACCGCATCAATTCCGCGCGGCTGAACGAGGACGGTTCGCTGTGGGGATTCCTGCACGTCGAAACTAGCCACAACTGCTACACGACGTGGGAATTCAGATGGCGTGACGGCGCGCTCAAGGTCCGCAGCGAAGACGACCTCTACTGACTCAGGCATCGAGGACACACCATGACCGACCGCATCAACATGAAAAAGCACGAGGCCGCCGTCGACGCCTGTCTCGCGAAGCTCAAGGCCTTCCTCATGACGCCGGACCACGGCGACGGGGACTGGCCGAATATCCCGCGCGAAGTGCTGACCACCGCCGATGACCTCGTCGGCGAGATGTTGGACCTGAAGTGGGGTCGCGATGTCGACGGCGACGCGCCGGTGAAGGTACGCATGTGGCACCGTGGCCAGCTCCGGCTCGTGTGCGACTGGGCGTTCATCGACACCGGACCGCGCGGGGAAGAGTCGGAGGCGGCCCAGGAAGCGCGCTGCCTGCGCAATCTGTCGACTGTCTCGGCGGTGTCGGCCGCATGCGCGGATGAGCTGCGTCGGCTTCACGTCGAAATGGCGGACGCGCACAACCGGAAGCTGCGCCATCAGGCAGCCTTCGAAGTCGTCGTGGTCACGTATGCGCCAACCGCCGAGTGGGCGGCGGGCCAGGGGCGCCAGGATGCGCCGGTCAGCCTGCATCTCGACGAGGACCAGGCGGTCGCCTTCCTCGACGAAAACGAACGCGCACCGGGCGGCTTTGTCCCTGAGCGCCGATACCGCATGCTCGCGCTACCTCCGCACAACGAAAGACCCGAAAACGGCTTTGCCGCGTATCGCGCCCGGGTCGAAGCGCTCTGCGGGAAGGTGGTGCCGCGCTACGCTACCGTGCAGTCGCTGAATCTGCAGCATCGGCGTAGCCGCTTCGCGCGCCAGGCCTGATACAGTACGCGTCGTTGCCAAAGGAACCGGATATGCCCAAGCTTTCCCACGATACGTTGTTCTCCCGTGCGCTGCCTCTCGCCATCGCCGACCGCCTGGCGCTGGCGGATGCTTATCCGCGTGAGAGCGAACACTGGAAGGCAGCACGGGCCGAGGCAGAGGCGATGCGCAAGCTCAAGGGCCGAAAGCTCGCACAGCTCGACGCTGCCGAACAGAAAGTGGCGTTCGCGGTTTTCATCTGTGCCGAGCAGTGGGAAGAAGGGCTTGCCGCATCGATGGCCCCCTCCGACCGAAAGGTTGCGGCTGACAGCAGCCGTAACGTGCGACTTTTTCGCGAGGCCAGGCTGACCCGTTGGGGACGTTCAGAGTTCGAGGTGATGGTCGAGAATAGCGAAACCGTTGGGTTGGTAGAATTTCTAGACCGCAAAGCTCGCGAAACTCGTCAGGGGTAGCGCGCGATGGACCCGAACAACACAATTCCCCCGACCACGCCAGCCGCGGCCGCCAACCTCTGCCCGCACTGCCTCGCGCTCATCGGCACACCGCACAAGGAAGGATGCCCGGATGGGCCTAGCCTCGTCGGCATGCCACGTGACGACGGCCTGGTCATGGGTGTGGCCCAGTAAGCGGCGGCGCGCACGTTGTGCCCTGGGCCACAGAGTGACCCCGCACAAACATAACTTGTCAAATAAGGCATTTATTGGTATAGTTCATGAACTTCTGTAGAGGAGTTCATCATGACCGCATCGACTCACGACGAGCTGGGACTGTCTGTCCTCGAACTGGCGGAACGCCTGAACGCCATGTGCGCGGCAGGGCAGGGCGACCAGCCTGCTGTCATCGCCTTCGACCCCGGCTACACCATTATGGGCGGCCGTCCGACGGTGGCCATCACCGACGCGTCGGCCGGCTTCGACTGGGACCATGGCAAGGTCTTCCTGCACACAGCGAAACGGCTCGGCCCGGCCGGCGAATCGCTCGCGAAGCTTCATGTTCAGCTCGACATGCTGTCTGCCGCTCGCTATCGCGCCCAGCGCGTGCTCGAGAATCCCGCGCTGTTGGACACCGAGCGCGTGGCCAGACTGCGTGAGCTTTTCGGCGCGGGCGCGGTCCCGCCGCCCTCCCGGACCTGATTGCTCAGCACCCGACCACACATAAGGCCAAAATCATGACCACCGTTACCCAGTCCCCCGCCAATTGCGGGTTTCGCCTCACGCCGCTGCGCGCGTACCTTCTCGGCACGGCGCTGCTTCTGCTTGTCATAACGAGTCCGTTCACGGTCGGCCCCGGTTTCGCACATACCGGTACGGTGCTTTCCGGTCTGTTCGACTCGACAAAGGCGTGGGCTGCGCGGAACCCGCTCTCGTCCTGGTTCGTTACCGCAGCCATCGGCTTTTCCCTGTTTAGCGGCGCACTGGCCGTCCCGGCGAAAAAGAAAGGCGGTTCGCGCGGCCTCTTTATCGCATTGACCGCAGTCGGATGCATCATCGGCGTGGCGGCCCAGCAGTGGTTCTTCTGGGCATCGCCCACCATCGGAAACCTGTTCGATGCGTTTTCGGCGGCAGGCGGCGTACCGACATGGCTGAATTTCATTGCAACCGCGCTGGTGGTGATTCTAGCCAACATTCCCCATGGCGCAGTGGTCGTCGTCGTTATGTTGACCGTGGGTGCGGCAGCTGAAGAAAACTGCGCGTGACCGCGCGGAAAGCCAACAAGACAAGGATATTCCCATGGCCACCGCTTCGAATTCGACTGCAGCCAATTGGCGTCGCGTGACGCCGCTGCGTCTCTATCTGGTTATCATTTTCGCGCTCGTACTGTTGGTGACGAGTCCGTTCACCGTGGGCCCTGGGCTTGTGCGGCTCGGTGACTGGCTCTCCCGTGCTTTCGACGTCATCAGCATGGCCGTCGCGGCCATCCAATGGCCCGCACATCACCCGGTGCTCTGCTGGTTCATGTTGGCCCTTCTCGGAGGCCATCTGGTCGGCGGAGTGGGATTGTGCATCTGGAAGGTTGATGCGGTCATCTGGTCGGGTCGACGCATCGCTGTCGTCTCGCTGATGTTCGTCTTCGGTCTGGGGTTGTACGTGTGGCTGTACACGTTCCAACCGTCTGCCCAGGCGTTATATGACGCTTTCCTGGCGGCGGGTGGCGTGCCCGAGATACTGGTTTTCGTTGCCACGGCTATCGTCGTGGTGCTCGCGTACCTACCGATTATCGCTGGAGGACTGGCGCTGGCTGCCGCCTTACTCACTGTGCTCTCGTGCGCCTTTTGAGCGCCAGCACATCATGACCTGGCTGACGCCCATTCCCTTCCTGCTGGTGCCCACCGACGATGGCGAGTCGTTCACCACCATGCCCGCCGGGCACACGGGCTTGCCGCTGCCGCCGCACCCTAGTGCGTTCGGCGTGCGGCGCCGGCACCACACTCATGAGGGCGTCGACCTTTACGTGCCGCAGGGAACGCCGGTGAGTGCCGTGGAGGAGGGGGAGGTGGTCGCCGTGACGCCGTTCACCGGGCCGCACGCGGGGCTACCGTGGTGGCTCGATACGTGGGCCGTGTTCGTCGAGGGGCAGTCAGGTGTCGTGGTGTATGGTGAACTCCTGCCGTGTGTGACTTCCGGTTCGCGGGTGCCGGCGGGCACGGTGCTCGGCCACGTGACGCCGGTGCTGGCCAGGGACAAGGGCCGGCCGCGCTCGATGCTGCACCTGGAACTCCATACCGCAGGCAGTCGCGTCGCGCCCGAATGGCTGGTGCACGAGGAGCGGCCGGCCATGTTGCGCGACCCGACGGCATATCTGCTGTCGATTTCGCCCTGAAGCGCAATGCCGCGCGTCAACGCACAGCACTCGTCTGCTGCTCAGCGAGTTTCTGTCGGCGCGAGTTGAGCATCTCCGACATCGCTGACTGAGCCATCCTGATTTCTGCCGCCGCGGCGCTGCTCAGCTGACGGTCGTAGACCTGAAGCGCATCGCGCAGCGCTTCGTAATCTTGGCCTTCAGCTCTCCACGAGCCACCCTCTTTCGCCTGCCCGTCGATGCGCACGAGCGCCGCATGGCCTTGCCGGATTGGACCCAGCTGCGTCCGCTCAAACCCGGCCCGGCACAACTGCTCCGAGATAATCAGATGCTGCCCCAATATCGTGACAACACCGGACGAGCCTTTGCCCCTGCAGAGGACATCAAGGGCGACATAGGGCTGGAGGAGAAGGAGATTGGGTGCCGCTTCGGTCGCCATCAGCTTGCCGAGCAAGGGAGAGATGGTTTTTCGGACAGGTTTGCGGGTGGCGGAGAGGTTTCGGCTCACAGGATTCTGGCGTCTGGATAAAGCGGTCGAGTGCTTCATTTTACCCTGACGTTGAAACGTCTCAACGCTCGCGAGCCAATCGCAGATTTAATCCCGGAGCGCGCCCGGCTGGCGGCTATCCCCAAAGCCCACTACCATGCCAGGAACCAGGGCGAGGGGAGGTACGATGCTGAATTCCGACGAGTGGAAGGCCAGGGTGGTCAAGCAGTCGCTGACTCTCTGCCCCGCATGCCAGTCAACCCGGCTCACCGCCGGGGCGTGCGGCATCGGCTCCATGACGGTGCATCAGGAGTACACGTGCGAAACGTGCCAGTACGAGTTCACGGCAGTCTTCGCGCTGCTCGGCTGTTACGCGGGGCATCCGGAGTAGACCCGCGGCAGCGCGTCCATCGTTACTCGACGGTTTATGGTTTTCAACTGAAACTATACGTGGCTTTGCCAAAGGCGAAGCCACATGCAAGTCATCCGTTTCGACCACCAGACTGAGCGCGCGCTCCGGGACGAGCAGGTGGCGGCATGCGCGGCCAGTGTGCTTGACGCACTCGTGGCTACGCCGGTGCCGTACTGGCGGGGAAAGTCGGAAAAGCAGGCGGCCAAAAGCGTGCTGCAGCCGGTGCTCAACGCCTACATCGAACAGGAACTGGTAGACCGGGGCTGGGAGCGCGAATGGCGGGCAACCGGCGCCAGCGATGGCGCGAATGGCATGCGGGTGGACTTCTGCCGACAGGTCGGCGGCGGCCAGGTGGTCGCCGTGGAGGTCCAGCTCGGCAACGTGGGCCGTTTCTACAGCGATATCTTCAAGTTCCTGCACTTGCAGGCACAGGGCAGGCTCGCGCTCGCCATCCATGTCTCGTTGACCGACGAGACCGCGAATCTTACCGACTCGGGGCTTTCGACCCACGAGACGACCTTGCGGCGAGTCGCCGAGGTGTCCGACACGGTCTTTGAAAAAATCCCCGTGCCGTTGATGTGCCTCGGTCTGGCCCATGATGGCTCGCCTATCGTCGACTTTGCGAAATCGCTGTTCCCGCACCCCCGAGTGCTTCAGGGTGACGGCGCGAAGACGTCCATCAGCCACGCCGTCGCCCAGTTGCGCCGCGGCGTCCCGATTGAGCAGGTGTCCCCGCCGTCAGTGATTCGGCCGGCGCTGCGGGCAGTGGCCAATGTCCGGCAACTGGACCTGATATGAACCGCGCGGCCCCGCTGCAGCAACATCCGCGCGTGCTCGAACAGCTCGAGCCGCTGCCCGCAGCGCGGCGCGCGGTTCAGCAGGCGCGCCGGGGCGTGCCGGTCACGTTCGACGACAGCGAAATCGGTGACCTCGAGCGCGAAGCCCTCGTCGAGGGGCTGCCACTCTGGTGCGCCGCCCGCGCAGGCCATCTGTACTTGGCTGCCAATGCCTCGTGGCCGGGGCTGTACAAACTCGGCTGCACGCGGCGTGCAGTGCAGACACGCGTCGCCGAACTGGGCGGCGCCGGCATGGCCACGCCCTGGCTCATCGTGTTCAGCTGGTCGGTATATGACGCGCACGGGCTCGAGGCAAGGGCCAAGCGGGCCTGCGCACCGTGGCATCAGCACGGAGAACTGTTCGCCGCCCACTTCGATGTACTGCGCGCCGCCGTCGATACGGCCATCGCGGAGGACCGCGCTCTGCTCGAGCGACACGTCGGTGCGAGCTTCGCTCCAGGTATCCTGGCTGAGTGGCTGGGCGAGGTCGCCTGCAAGGCGCACTAGCCGGGGGGGTTCATCGGAGTCCAGACACGCTCAGACGGGGAAGCGCTGCGGGTCACTTCGCCGCCCACCGCTCGATGACGTCCAGCACTCGTTGCTCGACGCTAATGTTCGCCGCCGTAGCGCCTCGCGCAGCGGCGGCGACACGACGCGCTTCCCTGGCCTGGGACTCCAGCCAAGAGAGCAGGAACACTTCGTCGAGCCGTGCCAGAACATCGCCGCCACCGGTGTCCCAGACGTCGATGGCGGCGCGCGACGTGTCAGCCTTCAGAAACGGCAGCAGCCGCACCCACCAGCGCCGGTTCCACCTTTCCCTCCGGGCCAGCTCTTTGTCCACCATGTCCTGCTCGGTCGACGCCAGCTCGCGCTCGAGACGCGCGGCCGCACGCACTGCAAGGGGTAGGGCCACACTGCGCGGCACGCTGACAAAGACAGGCTTTTCTTCATGCTGACGGGGCACGACAACCGCTACCATTCGACGCTCCTGAACGTGATGGGGAACCTGCGCCTTGGAGGGCGCAACATTCTGACGTTGCGTATTACGCGTTACGTGGTATATTATAGCGACTCAACGAAGCCTCGCTACTACCTTCTCGCACTCGTTTTAGACCTATACGACACCAGGTCAATTACGAAGAGAGGTCCCCATGAAACCTGTAACTGGTATTGCAAATCGATTCTATGCCGGCGTGGGCTCGCGCGAGACGCCCGACCATGTGCTGGAGCTGATGAAAAAGCTCGCGGGCAGGCTCGCCGCGCGTGGTTATGTGCTGCGCTCCGGCGCGGCTCCCGGCGCGGACACGGCGTTCGAGGAAGGTTGCATCGCAGTCCGCGGCATCAAGGAAATCTGGCTGCCGTGGCCGGGCTTCAACGACCATCCGGATACGAAACTGTATCCCAGCGAAACGCACTACGAGATGGCCGAGATGGTTCATCCCGCGTGGGAGCGCCTCACGCGCGGCCCGCGCAGTCTCCACGCGCGCAATGTAGGACAGGTGCTCGGTGAGGATATCGCCACGCCAGTGTCGTTCGTGCTGTGCTGGACCCGCGATGGTTGCGAGTCGGAAGCGCAGCGCACCCGCGACACGGGCGGCACGGCCACCGCGATTGTGCTGGCGGACCGCTGGGGCATCCCTGTGTTCAACCTGGCCAAGCCGGACGGCTACGACCGCTTTGTCGCGCACGTGCTGGCCGAGGACCGAGAGTTCCATCCGGACAACACGCTGCCGTGCAACGGCGAAGTGTTCGTCTTCGGCTCGAATCTCGCGGGACGGCATGGCAAAGGAGCTGCTGCGGTAGCAAAGGAGCAGTTCGGCGCGCAGGCCGGCGTGGGAGCTGGGCTACAGGGTCAGAGTTTCGGCATTCCGACGAAAGACGGCCGGCCCCTTACGGGCAACGAACGGCCATCGTTCAACGACCCCGAACAGACCCTGTCGCTCGAGAGCATCCGCCAGTACGTCGACAAGTTCATCGCGTACGCGAAAGCGCACGAGGCTGAGCGGTTCTTTGTCACGCGCGTCGGGTGCGGCCTGGCGGGCTACCAGGACGAGCAGGTCGCGCCGCTCTTCGTGAAGGCGCCGAGCAACTGTTCGTTCCCGGAACCCTGGCAGCCGTGGCTCGGTCCGCGCAAGCGGACGGTGCCACTCACCGGTGCGGATGTGTCGTTCTCGGAGACGCGCGTGGTGCATGTACGCGAGGAGCCGTATGACGTCTACATCGGCCGGCAGATGGGTGATGGCAGTGCGTTCAAGCAGTCGGAGTTCGCCAATCCCTTCCGTATCGGGGAAGACGGCACGCGCGAGGAGGTGGTCCAGAAGTTCGCCGACTATGCGCAAAGCAACGAGGCGTTGCTGGGCAAGGTGCATCTGCTCAAGGGCAAGCGGCTCGGCTGCTGGTGCAAGACGAAAGAAAACCCTCATGCGCTCTGCCATGGCGACGTGCTCGCAGCACTGGCCGACGGCCGCGCGTGGTCGCTGCCCCCGGCGGTGCAGCCCAGCCTTTTCTGAAAGGAGATACCTGATGATTATCGGCCTGATTGGTGGCGGCCTCGATGGCCTGCCGTCCGGCATGCGTTATCCGACGCTCGCGCAGGGCAAGGATACGGTGGCGGACTATCTGGCGCTCAAGGGCTTCACGCGGGTGGCTTTCGCGGACAGCCTGAAGCAGGAGGTGGCGAAAGCCTACGGCACCACGGTGGCCCGTCTCGAGCAGCGTGAGCTGAAAGAGACGCAGCAGGACTACCTGGCGCTGAAACACTGCCAGGACCAGGAGTTCGTGGAGGTCGCGCTCATGCATCTCGGCGCAGTGGGGGCGGGTGGCACCCTGCTCGTAGCTGCGGACGAGCTGCAGGCGGCAATGGACGCACCGCGCTCGCCGCGCTGGGTGACCCAGCTCTGGGGCACCGAGTATCGTCGCAAGCGGTACGGCGACGACTACTGGACCCGGCAGGGCTGTGAAAAGGTCAGCGGTCTCGACGACTTCCTGGTAACCGACGTCCGCATGCCGAATGAGCCGGTTGCGCTGGCAGAGATGGGCGCAATGCTCGTGCGCATCGTTCGCCCGGGCACCGAGGTCGCGTACACGGGCGGGGAACATGTGTCGGAAATCGCGCTGCTCCACACGCAGGTCGACGCTACGCTCATCAATCGCGAGGGCGACTTTGCTGGACTCTACCGGCAGGTCGACCAGCTGCTCGAGCGGGCTCGCACGGCCGCCTGAGCAACGCACGATGTCTCTTTGACGCCCACCTGCATGGTGGGCGTTTTACATGCGGGTGTTGCGTGTAAACGTCAGAATGACAGTTAAGTTAACTTTGTGAATATTAACTTGACATCAAAGCATTATCTCGGTAATGTGCTTCACATGGATGGCAGAAATTGAATCGCAGCTGCAACGAGTTTTGTGTTGTTTCCTCCGCGGCCCGCAAGGGCCAGTCCGGTGGGGATGAAAATCCTCCGAGAGACTTTGCCCGGTCAGTGCATGCACTGCCGGGCTTTTTTTGTTGTCCGTCCAGAAACCGGCAATCATGGCCGTCAGCGACACTATACTCATCTGCCGGTGGAGACAGCATCTTCATCGGACTGAAAGGGATAGGGATTTTGCCCGGTGAGCGAAGCTCCCGGGCTTTTTTTCGTCTACGCAGAAAATGATTGCACGTCATGCTCGAATCGCACGCTATACGAGGGTGCGGCGACTCCTCGCCGTGAACATTCATACGAGGACAACATCATGGAAGGTTACTTCGACGTGGAAGACTACCTGGAGCAGCAAGCGAAAAACGGTAACGACGGCGAGCCCATCAGCTTCGAGCCGTCGGAAACCGACGAAAGCTGACCACTCACACCCCATCTTCAGGCCCCTGAGCATCGCTCAGGGGCTTTTTCACGTGGCGCCGCCGCTCAATCGCGATTCCGCCAGCCAAAGCGCAGCGCGCACGCGTTGACGGCCACCGTGAACTCCGCCGGCAGGGGGCCGAGTACCCGCTCGGCGCGCCGCAGGAAGGCGACCAGCGTCCGCGGCTTGGAGTCCGGCTCGTGCACCGGCGCGAACCGTGCCTCGTCACCGAGCAGATGCAGTTCGTCGATGCACCCCATCGAGTCCATCTCGAACCAGGCGAGGTCCATCCGCGAGCACTCGAGCGCGCGGCATACCGCGTCGGCATAGTCCATCGCGCCGTTCGTCACCGACACCCCGTCGTTTTCCGGGTGGTCCGCCAGCAGGCACCAGCCGAGCCCCGGCTGCCCGGGCGTGCGCAGTATCAGCGCGGAGACGCCCGGCCGGCCGGTCGGGCCGCCCGTTAGCGTCACGTTGAACTGCATCGGACGCCCCAGGCTCGGGCGCGTCAGTTCCAGCCGGCTGAACCACAGTTTCCCTTCCATTCCATCCTCCTCTCCGGCCGGCAGTCTATCCGATTTCTCAACCCGTCTCCACGCCTATACTCCGCTGCAGGTCACATATATCGTTAAATGCGCGTTTGTCATGCAACAAGCCTGCGCGCACTCAAAACCGGAGGAAAACACCATGGAAGCAACCGTCGCACGTCAAGACAGCCCCGACTGGTACGAGCTGCTGGAAGAGGCCGTGCGCGAGCCCGGCCAGCTGGCGGCCGCGTACCGCTTTTTCCATCAGTACAGCCTGACCAACCGCTGGCTGGCGAGCACGCAGCTGCGTGCCCGCGGACTGCCGCTGATGCCCATCAACACCTTCAAGGGTTGGCTGGGTGTCGAGCGGCCGGTCCAGAAAGGGGAGAAGGCGAGCATCGCGCTGGTCATGCCGGTGCCCGTCAAAGCGAAGAAGAAGGACGAGAAAACCGGCGAGGAGGTCGAGCACAAGCGCTTCACGCGCTTCATGCTGCGCAGCTACTGGTTCCACCTCGGGCAGACGGCCGGCGCGGAGTATCAGCCGCCGGAACCGGATGGCAAGGAGTGGAGCGTGAAGGCCGCGCTGGACTTCCTCGAAATCCAGGAACGTGCGTTCGAGTTCGCGAGCGTCACGGACACGAAGCGTCTGGGCTGGGCCGGCGGCAATGCGATTGCGGTCTCGCCGCTCGATGCGCATCCGGTCTATGGCCGGCTGCGCGAGATGGCCCGCATCATCCTGGGCCATACCGCGGATGAACCGGGCAAGAGCGTGCCGCAGGAAGCCGACCTGCGCGACCTGGAAGCCGAGACGGCCGCGTACCTGTGCGCGGCAACGCTGGGCATTCCGGGCCTCGAGGAAGGCCGCATGCGGGTGCAGCTGGCACTGGACGACGATGACGGCAGGAAGCCGCGCATCCCGGACCGGCTCGCCAACCGCGCTTTCTCGGCGGCCGACAAGCTGCTCAACGCCGGCTACTGCTAATCCAGAAACAGTGCACTCAGGACAGGGTGAAGCGTGCTTCACCCTGTTTTTTGTGCCGAGGAGATAACGATGAAGTATCCCAACATCATCAGAGTGGCTGGTTTTTCGCAGGACCAGGGACTGGGTACGATGGTTCGCGTCGAGTCGCGTCGCGTCGGCAGTTTCGACGAGGACGGGGACCCTTACGGCACGAGCTACTCGCAGCTGTACGCGTACGAGTATCCCATCCTGAAGGTGACCCGGTGTGGCAAGTGGATTCGCGCTGAAGGCGAACGCAAATTCGTACTCGACACGTCGCGCAAGCGCTTTGCTCACGAGACGCTGGAGCAGGCCCTCGAGTCCTTCAAGGCCCGCCGGCAACGTCAGATTTCGATACTGAAGGCGCGGCTTGCCGCGGCTGAAGAAGAGCTGGCGCTCGCGAACGTCGACCCGGTCAACCCCGATGTCTTTCACTTGAACCACACACAGCTCGCGCAGCTGGCTGGCGTCACCGCCTGACCTCGCTGAACCCCATACGGAGATTGGATATGTGCAAACAAGAATGCAAGGTGGCGCGCGAGTTGAAGGCCGCCGCCGAACGTGAGATGTGGGTTGCCGTCAATGCGATGAGCTTGCTGTTCGGCATGCATGCCCAGATGGGTGACACCGGAACGTTTGTGACCCTGGTGCAGGAGCAGTCGGGAGCAGGCTTTCTCGACGGGCTCATCGAGCTGGCGCCACTGGCCGTGAAGGTCGCGGAAGTGGAGCTTGCCCTGGGCGCCGCGTGCGAAGAGGGGTTCCCTGGGGTGTTCCAGTACGAGGTCACCGAAGAGCTGGGCAAGGTGCTGGTGGATGCCATGCACGAGCGCAGCGGCGACCTGCAGGCCACCGGAATGCAAAAACTGGGGGACCTTGCCTACAGTTTCATGGGCGATGCCTCGAGCGACCCGGCGGACCTGGCGAACTATGCCCGGGCCATCGAACAGGTGCTGCCTGGCTGGACGGTGCCGGTTGCGGATACGAAGGGAGCGTCAGCATGAAAGTGACCTTCTACATCGTGCCGGCACTCACCGACATCGCCGGTCAGTGCCGCATCGTCGCCTGCAACGCGTCGCTCAAGGAAATCGCTGACGAGGCGCGCAGCGTGCGTGACCACTACAGCAAGTTTCCGCAGCAGTGGATGGAAGCGGGGCTGATGAACTCCCGCGGCCAGGTGGTGGCGCTCGACGCGCCGCCGCATGTCTGGGCGGAGCTTCGTGCCGATGAACCGCTGATGGCGGGCATCACGTACGAGGTGGAAGTCGAAGCCGTCGTGGCCTGACCGGAGGACAGCGTGAAGATATTTTCTCATCCTGTTCCGAAGGTCGGCGACACGGTCGTGCTGAACGACCACGGTCTGCGGCAGGTGTATGGCACCTGCCACGAGTTGGCTCACATGAAGACGCTGCGCATGACGGTGACGGAGGTCGACAGCGAATCGCTGACGGCGCCGGAGCTGACGTTTGCCGTGTCGGTGGACAACCCGGATATCGACGCCTACCTCATCGATAACTGGTGCTTCGACATCGTCGACGCCGCATAAAGGAGAAAATTGATGGGCTACAACGCTACTGTCGTGGTGATGGTCGACGCGCTCGACCGGCTGGAGAAGGACCCGACGTTCGGCAAGAGCCTCGCCGATGCCATTCGCTTGATGATGACGCACCGTCCGGACCGGCTGGACGTCGGCTCGGGTGGTCATGCCAATGCAGCGCACGTGGTCGAAGTGCATCACGCCGACAGCACCTCGCTCGTGACTATCGGCGGCAACCTCGGCGTGTCGCATCTGCAGACCTACGGCTGGCGCCACACGGAGCCGGCCCTGCAGGAGCGCATGCTGCGCGAATGGGCGGACAAGCTCGGCTTCGATGTCGTGGCCCGGCCGAAATCCACCACCCAGGGCAAGCAGTACCTGCTCGTGCTGTCGGGTGGCGGAGATACGGTCGTGAAGCTGGTGTCGCAGTCGGTATGGGACTGGGTGCAGGCCGACTATGGCTCAGCGGAAGCGAGCTACGCCGAACCGGTCCCGCCGGCCGTCCTCGACCTGGCCAAAGAGCATGGCGTCGAAGGGCACTTCAAGGGCGGCACGCTGCACGTGACGCGCAGCTCGGCGGAGAACGACCGGGCGATGTCCGCCCCGGGGCCTTCGTTCGACGACGTCGCCGAGGCCGTGAAGTACGCGAAAAAGCACAAGGTCAGCATCGAAGAGACGTTCAACGGCTACCTGTACTGATGCCGTTCTGTTGACTCCCATGGCCGCTCCTCACCGAGCGGCCATTTTCATTGGAGTTGGCATTTCACGCATTATAAGGCATACTATTCGCGTTCCGCACCCTGGGGTTCCTGATGCTCCCTTTCGCCTTGCTCAGTGGGCTGGCCTGCCTGGCCAGCCAGGCCGTATTCATGCGCGTCGTCAGCGCTGCCAACGGCGACTATTACCTGACGTACTACCTGACCACGCTTTCGTTCATCGTCTTCTCGGCGCTCGGCAATCTCGTCGCGCCCCGGCTGAGGCGCGCGCTGCCACTCGTCGAGGTCGGCGCCGGGCTCTATGCCGTCGCTCTGGGCGTCGGCATCCGGCTCGGCTTGCTCGCCCAGCTCACGCTCCCGACCTGGGCCGCCGTCGCGCTGCTCGCGCCGCCCGCGCTCGCGCTCGGCGTGCACCTGCCGCTCTATGCGCACTTCGTGCGTCGGCATGTCGGCCTGACCTACGGCGTCTACCACCTCGGTGCGGCGCTCGGCGTGATTGCGCTCGAATGGTTCGTGTTGCCGTTCGCGACGCTGTCGGGTGTGTTGCTCACGCTGGGCACCATCCAGACCGGGTTGGGGGTGCTGGTCGCGAGGGCGCTCCGTCGCGCGCCGGCAACCGACGCGGCGACGCAGCCCGCGCCGTCGTGGGGAGCCTGGCTGCGTGCGCATCGCACGGCCGTCATCGCCGTCTTCCTGGCCAGCATCGCCAGTTACCTCGCTATCGGCTGGGGACTAAAGGGCTACCAGTACATCGTGCTGCCCGCCCGCATGCACAACGGGCTGTATAACGGCGCGGTGTTGCTCGCTCTCGCACTGGGCGGCCTCGTGGCCCTGGGCCGGCGAACCTCGCCGGCCGCGCTCAGCGCGCTGGTAGGGGTCTGGCTCGCCGCCGGGCTCCTCTGCTACCGGGAAGCGCCGGCGTGGCTGCTGCATTCCGGGTTCATCCAGCTCGAGGCCTATGCGCTGATGCTGGCCCTGTTGCTCAGCCTTCCCGTGATGGTGTCCGCTGCGCTCTTCAGCTGCCTGTCGGCCGCCATGAAGGAGGCGCGGGACGTGTCCGTCAGCCGGCTGCTGCTGGTGTCGGCGCTCGGCAACGTCGCCGGCGGCGTGGCCGCGATTGCATGCGGCGCGCAGCTCCTGACAGTCTGGCCCGCGCTTGCAGCGGGAGCGCTGCTCGTCCTGGTCCTGCTCGCGGTCACGCAGCCGCGGCGTCCGCTCGCGCTGGGCACCTGGCTGGTGGCCTCCGCGGTCGGCTTGGCCATGGGGGTGAGTGTCGGTTTCCAGCCGGTAGCAACGGCCTACGCGTTCAAGGAACTGCCGGCCCTCCGGATGACGGGCGCGACGCTGTCGACCGTGCTCGGCAGCACCGCTGGCTTCATCTCGGCGCGCACCACGCAGATTCCGGCGAGCGTGCTCAACGTGCCGCTCGACCGGGTCTACTTCGTCGACGGCCACCTGAGCCATTTCCTCAACACGGAACGCGAGACGGCCGTGGCGCTCTTTCCGGCCAAGGTGGTCGATGCGCCGCTGGCGCGCAGCCTGGTGATTGGCCTGGGGTCCGGGCAATCCGCGCTCGGCGCCAGCCTCATTTCCGCCCACACCGATGTTGTCGAGATTTCGCCGGCCGTGCTGCAGGCGCTGCCGACGATGGCCGCGTACAACCATCGGGTCGGCGCGCGCCCCGACGCGACGATTCATCGCGACGACGCGCTCGATTTCGTGCGCCACTGCGCACCGGGCAGCTACGACTTCATCTTCAACACGTCGACCTACGCGATGATGTTCAACGCGTACAAGCTGTACACCGACGAGTTCGTCAGCGCGGCGAAGCGCTGCCTGAAGCCGGGCGGCATCCTGCAGCTGTACGTCGACGAAAACGAAGGTGCGAGCCAGGAGCAGGTCCGCACGTTCCTCGCGCCGGTGGCCCGGCACTTCGCGCACCTGTACATCGCACCGAGTCCCTATCCCATCATCCTGGCCTCGGACCGCGAGCTGCGGCCGGGCGCGACCATCGACCTCGGCCGGCTGGTCACGCGCGCCGCCGACCAGAAGCTGCTGGCCGACGATATCAGCCTGCTGCGCGCAGTGAGCTGCAGCGGCTGGACCACGCCGGGCCCGCTGCTGCCGACGGGCCGCGAACCGCTCTCGACGCTCGACCATCCGGTCATTGAAACGACGTCGATGCGCCTGCGCCTGTCGATGCTCACGAACGGGCTCGGCCAACAACCGAACGACCTCTACACAGTGCTCAAGCCGTTCACGCCGGCGACCAGCGTTGCTGCCTGCGCGAAGCCGGCCGAGTGGGCGCCGAAGGCCGGTGCGCCGCTCGTGGTTCCGCAGTACGTGACGGGCGGCCAGGGAGTCGAGCCCGCGGCTATACGGTGAGGCAGGACACATCCCTCAACGTAAAGGACACCATCATGTCTTCTAACCAGACACTCAAGCTTTCGCGCGACAAGAACGCGGTTGCGCTGCGCCAAATCCGTCAAGTCCGCGAAGCGGTCGGCACGATTTTCGGCATCATCCAGGACGGCACGGCTATCAACGCGGAGTTGGCAACCAACTGCGTGAAGGTGGCCGAGTTCGAGCTGGCGTATCTCTGCAAGACGCTGGGAATCGAGACTGATAGCGCGCAGGAGCGTGACCAGCGCTACGTTCAGCTGCGCCAGGCAAACGAACGCATCCGCGAACTCGAAGCGCAGCTCGGCAACGTGCAGGCTCCTGAAGTGACCCAGATGAGCCTGAAGCAGATGGCCGAACAGCTACGGCGGTGGTGGCGCCACGAAGGGTTCGGGCATATTTCCGACATTGCGTTCGGCGAGTACGTCTGCAAAGTAAACTTCAGCTGCAGTATGTTCGGCGATTTCCGGCTGATTGACTCGGACACCCCCGTGACGGACAAAGAGCGCAAGGACTGCTGGTACGACAGCCTACGCGAGCGCGGCTTCGTGCTCATCGAAGACGACCGTGAGTGGGCTCTGGCCGACTGCGACGCGAGCCGCCATGCGCTATGCGAGCTGTTCAAGACGCGCCTGCCTTCGTCGAAGGTGTTCAAGTTTGATAACGTGCAGCGCCATCGGGTGGACGGGTTTGTCATTCGCGGCGCCGAAGTGTACATCCACCAGATTTCCGACTTCCTCACGCTGCCGGCGCCGGAGAAGAAGGTGGCATAACGGTATCATCTCGCTCCAGCCCGGGCTTCTGCCCGGGTTTTTCTTTGGCCGTTCGCGGGTCTCCTGGCGGCGTGGCTATACGGGAGCGTAGTACCGCCACGCTTCGTGGCTCAACCCAAGGACACAGGAGAAGGACATGACACGACGCACGCAATACGATATCTGGGTGGACACGTTTCATCCCATCAAGAATCCGCGCAAGCATCCGGCTTCGGGCGAGGTCACGCGGTTTGAGGCCATGGGGCAGGACCTGGACCAGGTGCTGGCTACCTCGAAGTACGCACCGGAAACGGTCTGGACGATGCTCGTCAACGACGGCAAGTTCCACATTGCCCAAGGCTATCACCTCGTGAACCGTGCGTTCTACTTCATCACCGAGGTGCCGTTCGACCCGGCCAATCCCGAGCACGTGCGGCGTTACCAGCAACGAGACGTCGCATATTGATTCACTGGAGTCACCATGAGCAAGCTTTACACGCGCTATGCGGCGATGAACGCCGGCAAGAGCACGCAACTGCTGCAGATTGAGCACAACTATGCTGCACTCAACAAGCAGGTGCTGCTGCTGACGGCGAAGATAGATAACCGCTTCGGCGTGGGCAAAATCACTTCGCGGCTTGGCGTGAGCAAGGACGCGGAAGTGTTTGATGCCGGCGTGGATATGTTCGCGCGCGTCGTCGCATTTCGCGACCAGGCTGGGGATGCGCTGGGTGCCGTGCTCATCGACGAGGCGCAGTTCCTGACCGTCGAGCAGGTGCAGCAGCTCCATCGTGCCGTGCATCAGCTCGATGTACCCGTCCTGTGCTTTTGCCTGCGCTCGGATTTCCAGGGCAAGCCGTTCGCAGGCTCGGCCATGCTGCTCACCCTGTCGGAAGACATCGAGGAGCTGAAAAACGTGTGTGCGTGCGGCTCCAAGGCCACGATGAACATGCGCGTCGACGAGCGTGGCCAGCGGGTCCGGCAAGGGCCGCAAGTGCTCATTGGCGACGTCACCTACAAGCAGGTATGTGCACGCTGTTTCTACAGCGAATGACTCTCTGGAGCCCGCAATTGCGGGCTTCTTTTTTGGTATCTGGATTTCCATGTTGGGAGGTCAGTTCACTTGACAAATACGCCTATTGGGCGTATTTTGAGAGTCATCCGGGAATCACCCAAATCAGGTGCGCAAAATGGCACATAACGTATCGGTAGAAGATGCGCTGCGATGCGCGGTTCTCACAGCTCAAGAGCAACCCGGGCAGGTACCTGAAGCGCCCGCGAGCTGGCTTCAGCAGGCCCAAGAAGCGCTGGATGCGCAGGACGAGGGCCGCATCAGCATTGCAGCAGACACTATCTTGCTGGCGCACTGTCAGTATCGTGCTGACTTTGACATCAAGGGCTGGCTGTTTGACCTGCGGTGTGCGGTGCGAGACGCTCTCTAACCCACAAGGAATAATCCCGATGACACGCGTTACCGAATTTCTGGATGCGATATCCGATGCCGACATGAAGGCTGCAATTCGCGAGCTGAAGGTGCTCGACGAGCAGGCTGTTCTCCCTGACGGAGTGGTCCGTCGCCTCGGTGTCGAGCTTGCAGATTACGCGGGCATCGGTAAGCAGGAGGCGAGAAAGGTGTTGGAATACTCGTTGTTTCGTCACGCGGCTTACCGCTGGGCTCAGCACTCCTAACGAGAAAAATCATGAAGGTGAATGAAATCCAGGTTGGAAAGTACTACCACGACGCTAAAGAGGGCGTGCGTGAAGTGCTTGCTATCGAAGGAGGGCCGCTGCGCGTGAAATACAAGCTGTTGGCCGCCAAACAGACGCAAGAGTACGACTACAAGACGCGCGCGATGAAGTCGCGTATCGGCGAGATAGCAGTTGTGAGCCTCGAGACCTTCGCGTCGTGGGCCAAGAGCGTACACGACCAAGGCTCGATTGAGGACGTGCTTCTGACTCTCGAGGCAAAAAAGGTCAAGCTGTCGCCAGGGGAGCAAGCGTTCGTGCGCGGTGCACTCGAAGCGGCCGAAGGGAAGCTCGAGGCAGGCAAGCGAGTGGGAATCGACCACACGGAAGGCCGGGCCGTCGCTGGCCTGGTCAAGAAAGGCGTCGTACATCGCATAGGTGACGAAGCGGAATTTACCAGGCTCGGCGCAGCTTGTGCCCGCGCCACCGACGCAGTGTCCGACTGAGACCGGGAGCCTAGCAGATGTCGTTCGACGCGAGAACGCACGCTGCCCGCACATCATGAAGCGCAATAAGCTGCCGCAGCCATCTCCCGAGCAAGTCAGGACTGCTCGGAAGGCGGCCGGTCTATCTCAAACTGAAGCCAGTCAGTTGGTATCCGATGCCGGCTCGAAAGGCTACCGCACCTGGCAGCGTTACGAAGCGTCGCTGGACAGCGCGGACCATCGTGCGATACCCCTCGCGACCTGGGAATTTTTCCTGCTGCTGACGAACCAGCACCCAAACCTCAAGCTGGTCCGCCGAGGCGGCCCGACCACAGAACAATCCGGATAAATTTTCGTTAGGTCCGCGGGCCCACTGTTCGATTTCCCGAGAAACTTTGCTCATGCCAACGTGATTGCGCTATACGGCCACCCCAAGTCTGGAGTCAGCCGTGAGCTTCCTTCTCGCCCGTATCCTGTCGTGGTTCACCGAACCAGTTCCGCCTATCGCGCCGGGTACGCGCGTCAACCACGTACGCTTCGGCGCCCCCGTCAATTGCGATGGCGTCGTCGTTGAAGTGGGTTCGTTTGGCCAGGTGCTCGTACGTTGGCCGCGAAACGGAACCGAATGGCTGCCGCGCAGCCAGCTCGTGGTGATTGAGAAGTAGGGGTCTGCATCGAGACCACGAATAACCAGGGTCACAGTAGGGGGACTAAAAAGCCGGGCTACACGAAGCAACTTCATTCGCAACAGGAGGTTGCAATGTGTATCACCCGTATCGCCCTGGCCCTGGTCCTTTCGATGTCAATGCTGATGCCACCCGGCCGGCACCACGTGCTGCTCGCCGACGCGCGGCCAGCCAGTCTCGTCATCCGCTGGCGCGGCAACGCTATTCTTGCTCTGCCTTCGGCATCGGGGCTCGAGAGCGCGGCTGCAGGGCAGTAAGGACTGGCGTCAGCACCTGCGCGAGCACTTGGCTCATGACTTCCATGTGCATGCGGCGGCGCTCCTCTGCACCCATCCTGGGCTCACGCGGCGGCGCGCTGGCCACGCGTTGCTCGCGTGCCGCGTCGTTTCGCTTCACCCATGTCAGTTCTCGATGAAGACGTTCGGATAGCGGGCGTCAAGCGCGGCTCGGTCCGATTCGCACTCGGCAAGCCGCGTCTTCAAAGTCTGGAGCTGCAGCTCGACCGCCGCGATATCACGACGATAGTGGGCCGCCCCTGAAGATGCGTACCGTTTCGCCCACAAGACGACCTTCTGCTTGTCGGTGGAGAACGCATTGTCATACATCAATTCACCGTCGCTCGTGACGTTTGGCCAACCCGGTGCCTCGCAGAATTTCTCGATAATCTCCGCACCCGCGTAGGTGTACACGGTGGTCAGGCTTCCGAACGTGTCGGGCGCTTCAATCAGCTGGCGCAGCCGCTGCGGGTCCGCTTCCATTTCGCGCTGATACCGCGCCAGGTCTTCATCCCAACCGTCGTAGCGCTTCAGCAGTTCGCCTTTCTGGTTGATTACCAGAATATCGGAGATGTAGGGCGAGCCGACGTGAATTTCTTCCCCGCTCATTCGGACGATATGTCCGATGCGGTAGTGTTCCTTGACATTTTTCCAGCCCATCTCAGGCTCCTTCCCGAGTCGTGATGGCCTTGGTGGCCAGCCCGTCGGCGCGTTCGTTGAAGGCGTCCCCGTTGTGCCCCTTCACCCAGCGCGTTCGCACGGTGCGTTTGTCCGCCAGCGCAAACAGCAGCTGCCACCGGTCCTTGTTTGCGACCGGCTTGCCAGCGGCCGTGCGCCAGCCTCGACCCTCCCATCCACGCCGCCACTCCGACAGACCTTTGAGCACGTACTCACTGTCCGACACCAGCTCGACGGTCGCGCCTTCCGGCGTGCGGCGCAGCCCCTGGATGGCTGCTTCAAGCTCGGCTATCTGGTTGGTGCCGTGGCCGATGAATCCACCGGCTTCCTCGATGACCGTGCCACCGTCGACGACGATGATGCCCCATCCGGCCGGCCCCGGGTTGGTTGGACGGCAGCCGCCGTCGGTGTAGACCGTGTACGCACCGGCAGACCGTGCATACGCGCACGACCCGCTGGGCCTGCCGGCTAGCCGATTGGAACTCACGGCAATGGAAGAGGAGGTGGTCATGATTTTTTCGCCTGGTCGATGTTGCGTGTCCCGACGATGCCGGCGCTGACATTCCAGACGAGGAATACCCTGTAGAGGAGGCCGTTCGACGTGTCGAGCCCGCACAGCGCCAGCGCGAGGGCGATGAGGTCGGTGCCCAGGAGTGCCAGAAGCACCACGACCATGCGAGGGACAGGTATGGTCCGGCAGAAGACGAGCGGCCAGAAGCAGTAACTCAGCAACGTGACGAGCGGAATGCTGTGATTGCCGATGCTCCACCGCGCGGTGCCAATAGCCGCGCCCAAGGCGGCGAGCGTGATGAAGTCGAAATTGACCTTGGTCGGCAGGCCCTTCGCGGTGTGTCTGAACGTGAGCACCCGCCACGCGTGCCAGAACGGCGCCAGCGCCGCCATGACTGGATTCATCGGTAAAGTCCCCGCTCGGAATGGCCCTCAGGCCGGATTGAGATAGGTTGAGGCGAGATTAGTATACCTATTATATTGCAACAAGACAATATCTCATGCCTCGAACATCAGCCACTCCACGGGCTCCAAACCAAAATTTTCGCTTTCGCGTTGACGAATATGCTATTTCTACGTATATTACTGCTACTCCGCGGCGGGCGACGACCATCTGGCGTGCATCCGTCTATGAGGCACCATACACGATAGAGGACTGTACATGAAGAAGCTCGCAATCGCGGCGGCTGCCGCGGCCGCACTGCTGTCCGCCGGCTCGGCCTTCGCCGAGGGGTCGACGTTTACTTTCAGCTCGTATCCCGCGCCCGAGCAGGCGCAACCTTCGGAGCCGGTCTGGCAGAAGGCCCCGCTGAAGGACTGGCCGGCCTCGAACCTGGATATCCCGGACACGCCCACGCCGACGTCGGCTGCGGCATCGGTGACCCCTGGCCTGCGCGTCGAAGTCGGCGCGGCGGTCGAGCACGAATCCTACGAGACGGACGGCGCCGATGGCCAGCACAAGTATGAAGCCGTGCTGCCGGGCGTAAAGCTCGGCGTAGCGCAGACGCTGCATAACGGTGACGAGATTGCCGGCAGCGTGTCGTACTTCCGCGGCACCAGCAGCTATTCCGGCCCGGTCGCGGGCGCGCCGGAGCATTCGGTCAGCGTCGACGGCCTGGACCGCTCGATGCTCATTGCCGACGCGCGCTACAAGTGGCAGACGGGCTTCTATCAGACCGCGCTGCTCGTCGGGGTGGGCTACCGGATGCTCGACGACTCAGGCGTTGCCCGGTCGGGCCAGTATTTCCGTCGTAATCACCGCGTCTACGCGAGCCTGGGCGTCGCGCGTCCGTTCCGTTTCGCGCAAGCCTGGACGGTCACGCCGCGGCTCGAATACCGCCACATCATTCTTGGCCGGCAGTATTCTGACCTCGGTAACGGCGCCAGTGTCAGCGAGCACGGCTTCGGCGCCGAAGCGGCGGTCGATATCACGTACCACAGCGGCGGCCGTGACCTGGTGTTCACGCCGTACGCGCGCATGTGGCACGTGTCGTCCAGCGGCGCGAACGCGATGACTGAATCGAAGAGCCGTACGCGCGAAGTTGGCGTGGCGGTCACGATTCGCTTCTGAGCGAGGGCAGCATGGCACGCGCGCTCGTAGACAGGCTCGTCTCGACGTTGCCCACCGGCACGCCGGGGCTCTTCAACCCCTGGCTGGACCCGTGCCCGGGGGACACGGCGCTCAACGACGCGAACGCGCGGCTCGCGCGCTTGGCCGCCCACTTCGACTGCCACCCCGAATTCCTGGTGGTGGGGGAAGCAAGCGGCTACCTCGGGATGCGCCGCAGCGCCATCGCCTTCACGAGCGAGCGGCTCCTGCTTGACGGCGCGATTCCGCGCGTGCCGGTTCCCGCCGGCCGGCTGACGACGCGCCGCCTGCCGTACAGCGAGCCGAGCGCCACCATTGTCTGGAAGACGCTGAAACACCTCGGGATAGCCGAGCGCACCGTCCTCTGGAACGCGCTGCCGATGCACCCGTTCAAACCTGGCGACCCCGACTCGAACCGCACGCCGACCGACTCGGAGCTGCAGCTGGGTCGTGCCGCGATGGCCGTGCTCGTGCAGGCCTTCCCGCACGCGAAGGTCGTGGCGGTAGGACGCAAGGCCGAGCAGCTCCTGCACCGGATGGACATTCGTACCGCCGGCCAGATTCGGCATCCGGCCAACGGCGGCGCGAACGAATTCGCCGCTGGCCTGCGTGTCCTGGTCAACGGCGGGTGACACGGACGGACACCGAAGGCGGGCGAACCGATGATTTGCCCCGGTTATCCTGGCTGGACAAGCCGCCCCAACAGAGAGACTCAAAAATGGCTGAAGAGACGACAACTTTTTCCCACGTGAAGACCGACAGCACCCCGTTCGTGGCCGGCGGCCTGCGCGATTTCTTCGTGTACCGCGACCTGGGTATCGCGAAGGCGACCAACGGCAAGGTCATCGCGCACCTGGTGCGAGCGAACGAGGCGCCGGAACACGGCACCGGCTGGCACATCCACGGCGCGCAATTCCACATCGTGTACATGCTTAAGGGTTGGGCGCGATTCATGTACGAAGACCAGGAAACGCTGGTCGCGGCGGGCGACTGCGTCCACCAGCGTCCGGGCATCCGCCACTTCCTGTTCGACTACTCGCCCGACATGGAATATCTCGAAATCGTCGGCCCGGCCGACTTCACGAGCATCGGCGTCGAAGGCCCGTGCGAAGTGCCTGCCCCGGGTAAGTGGCCGAGCGCCTGACGCGAGGTAAGCGCGACCCGGAAGAAAAAAGAGGGCGAACCAGTGGTTCGCCCTCGTGCATGGAGTTGTGATACGGCACGCGCCGCTTGACTACCTCAGATGTCCTCGATGAGGAAGATGCTGTTGGCGCCCGCCGTCTTGCGCGCCTCCGTCCTCGTGTGCGACCACGGCTGAATGATGTCCCTGCCGTCGGCGTCCACCAACCGCCAGGCGTTCACCACCCACGCGCGGAGCGTGTTGAAACGCTCCATGTGGTCCTTGCGCAGATACGCCACCTTCCCGTACCCGCCCTCGAGCGGCTTGAACTTCTCGATGAGGCCCTTGCCGGCGGTGGCAAACAGCTCCCGCAGCAACCCCGCGTCATGCTCTGAGGTGCGCGCCGGCATCTCCTCGCCGTGTTCCAGCGACGCCAGCAGTCGACGACGCCAGCCGTAACCGTAGAGCAGGGCAAAACGGTTCAGGGCGTTGATGTGCTTCAGTTTCAGCATTTGTCTATGACCTCCACGTTGAATAATTCCATGGAGGTATAGGCACTTTATGCCGCTGAATGCCTCGCAATTGCAACGATGCTGCGGGGACCCCGCGCGGCCAGGCGCGGCAGCGCGAGCGATTCCAGGAGCGGCAGCGCGAGCGAGGCCATCGCCTCGATGGCAAGGTTGGCCAGCCCATCGTCCTGCACAAGGCAGGCAACCTGCGGCCGGCCAGGGTACGCGCTACTCAGGAAGCTGATGGCCCGGTCGTGCCCGCCGCCGGCGCGCTGCTCGCCGAACGTCACACGGTGCGCCAGCGCGTCGATACGAATGTTGCGGTTGTCGAGCCATTGCAGCATCCAGGCGAGACATGCTTCGTCGCCCAGTCCCGGGGGAACCTTGAACGTCGCCAGTTCGCGGCCGCTGGCGTCTTTCACAGACAGCGGCTGGTCACTGTCGCACTGGAAGGTGCCGGTCAGGACTTCTTCGAGAAACGGGAAAGTGGAGAACACCCCGAAGGAGACATGGGGCTGGGTGGCGTCGAGCACGAGCAGGTTCATGGGCGGTATGAGGGTGCGTTGCGAGCGAGGCGGTTGACCTCGTGAGAATGGCGTCATTATATCAATCAATGGCAATTCTGACAACGAAAGGGTAAGCCATCCGACCTTCAACCTTGCGTTTTACGCTTTATGAGATATACTATCGGTCACCCGAATCCGGACCCTGCCGATGTTATCGCACATTACCGTGCCCGCGCCACCTGGGCTCGACCTCGCCGCGCCGGCGCGCGACGCGGGGTGGGTCGGCACCCTGAACTGTCGCTCCGGCGAAGTATTGTGCGGCGCCGTTCTACTGCGTCTTGGGAGCCATGTCATTCCGGTGAGACTTATCCTCAACGAACCCTGCATCGAACCTCTGCTCAACTACCTTGCTGACGACATGCGAGCCAGCAAATATGATGAGCAGTACGTAGTAATGCATGGATTTTCGCAGGCGCAAATCGCGACGTATCGTACCCGGTTGGGGCATAAATCACCAACCCTACGCGTGCACGTCGGCGATTACGCAGCATATTGCACCTGGTTGAAATCGAGAATTGGATATATCGGCGGTTTATCCGCTGACTCACCAGTTCGTCTTCTTTTGGAGGAGTTCCTCGTTTTCAGTCTGACACCGACGCCCCTACGTCGGCCGCCGCGCTTGAACACTCATAAAGGTTGGAATACAGAAGAAAGCTTTTTGATTGGCGATAAAGGTGCCGGAGCGGTTACAATGTTACTACAGCATGTCCATGGCTCCCATCATGTCGAGAATGTGGAAAATGATAACGATTATCAGAAAGACGGTATTGACATCCTTGTGCGAGGAAGAACAGGCGGCTCGGCGCAAAAGAAAATTGCCATAGATGTAAAATCCGAACGGTACTCTGGCTCCCACGCTTATGAAAATATTTGCAATCAAACGACAGGCGAATTGGGATGGGTGCATAAATCTAAAATGAACGTAATTTCTTCAGTAAATTTACCTACCGGAGAGACGTTTTTTAGTAATTTTTCAGTTGTAAAAGAAGCGATACTTAGCGGCCGGCTTAAATTGGAGCAAAAGTCTGGAAGTGCGAAAGGTCAGCCATTCAAGAGTTTAATTTGGAGAATGCCAATTGAAACGCTTCTGGATGCGTTTGAGGAAACTGTATTTATTTCCTTCAACGATTGGTTCCCTCGTATTTACGAAGACGAATTCAATACGCCGTCCCAAGTTCCAACGCGTCACGCTGCCCGCAAGCTCGTCCCTGAGCGCTAGGCAGGCCAGCTCCGCTTCACAAATGCGCTGCGCCGTTTCTTCGGCTTCGACGCGTAGCCCAGCTCATGCGAAGTTTTCCACAATATCGACCGGCATACCTAGCGCGCAAAGCCCGCGCTTGGCGGGCTTAAAACGCGAGAGGCGTCTCGAGATGGTCTGTTCAGTGCGCGCGCTTTAAAACGTCACACGCGCGCTGACTTCGTCCCGGGTCGCATCTAGCTTAGGACCCTTGTCCGCCGCGCGGCGGCGGGACACCAGGGCGGCAAAGATGACCACGCCGAAACCCAGCGCTTCAATAATTGGCAGGGCATGGTCGAAGAGGGTGACCGTTGTAAAGTCGGAGTACGGTTTCAGTAGCGGGTCCGCCATCGCCATTTCGGCGCCGACCCAGCCGAGCAAGCCTCCCCCCAGCCAAATAATGGCTTTGAAGCGGGCCATCACCTTCGTCAGGAAGCCTGCGCCAAACGCGATGACGGGGATACTCAGGCCAATGCCGGCAATGGCGTAGAGAGTGCTGTGCGCCCCGGATGTATGCGCAGCCGCGGCCACGGCCAGGACGTTGTCAAGGCTCATCATGAAGTCGGCCACGAGGATGGTCCAGACCGCCGCGAATACACGGTTGGCAGCCTTCACATGTGGTTCACCGTCTTCGGCCGCGGCGAGCAGTTTGAATCCGATATACAGCAGGTACGCACCCGCCACCAATTTCAGGTAGGGAAGGCCCATCAGATAATCCGCTCCCGCAAGCAGGGCGGCGCGCAGGAGGACAGCGCCGGCAGTGCCCATTACCATTGCGCGGACCCGCAGTGCGGCCGGGAGCGCCGCACAGGCGAGCGCAATGACGACGGCGTTGTCGACACCCAGCATGACATCGAGCATCACGATTTTCGCGATGGCGCTCCAGTCCAGCATGGTCAGAAAATTCACATGGTCCTCACGATTCAGAAACAGGGTGGCACAGCATGCTGCGCCAATCTTGTTGGCCTCCTCCCTATCCGCTGGGACAAAGAGGAGGGTATGCGCTCAAATCTCGTCCGAATCACCGAAGTCGAATGCGGGAGGCGCTTGGACCTGCGTCGCTGCCGTTGGCTTGGTTGCTGCCGCTTCGCGTGTGGCGCCGGCCGTTGCCGACGTATCGGTGAGAGTCGCCGTGATGTTGCTCACCACAGCCTTGTGCGGCAGCACCGCGCCTGCGCGCGCCCGCTTGCCGCGATGCCGCTCGACGTCGGCCGGCGCGAGCTGCAGCTCGCCCACCTTTCCGGCCGGCACGGTCAGTGTCAGCGTGTCGACGGGCCGCTCGAATGCCGCACCGGCGGTCAGGCGGTCCTTGCCGTTGAGCGTCATCAGTTGCACACCGCGCCCTTTGCCCATCACCTTCATTTCGGCGAGCGGGCAGACCAGCAGCTTGCCCGCGCTCGAGGCGAATACCGCCTCGCCGGCGGAGTCACCCTCGACCGGCAGCGCCACCGCCACCGGCGGCAGCAGCTGCTCACCCTTCTCGAGTGTCACCAGGGCCTTGCCGGCCTTCTGGCGCGTCTGCAGCTCGCTGCCCGGGCACAGGAAGCCATAGCCGCCCGAGTGGCTGAGAAGGTAGTGCGCGGCGGCATCCAGCACGAACACGCGTGCGAGGGTGTTGCCATTCAGCTCGATGAGAGAAGAGGCCGGCACGCCATCGCCGCGCCCGGTCGGGAACGCCGCGGCCGACAGATTGTAGGCCCGTCCCGTGGTGTCAAGCGCCACGATGGTCTGGTTGGTGCGCGCCTCCAGAATCGCGAGCGCGTCATCGCCCGCCTTCCAGCCCAGCGCGGACAGGTCGACCTTGTGCCCGGTGCGCGCACGCAGCCAGCCCTGCTTCGAAACGATGAGCGTTACCGGGTCGTCGGCGGCCGCGGCCACTGCGCCCGTCGTCACCCGGCCCGCAGCTTCAATCAGCGTGCGGCGCGCGTCACCGAACCTTTCCCGGTCGGCCTTGAGTTCGAGCAGCACCTGGCGGGTCATCTTGTCGCCGTCGGCGAGCAGTCCCTCAAGGAATGCCGCCTCCTTGGCCAGCTCGGCCAGCTCGGCTTCGAGCTTGACCCGCTCGAGGTTCGCGAGCTGCCGTAGGCGGATTTCGAGAATGTCGGTTGCCTGCGCGTCCGTGAGCCCGAGCGTCTTCGTCAGCTCGGCCTTCGGGTCCTCGGCGCCGCGGATAATCCGGATGACCTCGTCAATGTGCAGAAACACCGCCAGCCGGCCTTCGAGGATGTGGCTGCGTGTCTTCACCTGCTCGAGGCGGTGCGTCGTGCGACGCGTCACCGTCTCAAAGCGGAACGCGACCCACTCGCGGAGCACCTGCAGCAGACCTTTCTGCTGCGGCTTGCCATCCTGGCCGATGGTGACCAGGTTCATTGCGTAGTTCAACTCGAGGCTGGTGTGCGCGAGCAGCACCTGCATCACTTCGTCGGGGCTTTGGCGCGACGAACGCGGCTCGATGACGAGGCGCACCGGATGCTGGCCATCCGAGTCGTCCGAGATGTGGTCGACCACCGACAGCACGAGCGCCTTCAGGTTGACCTGGTCCTGCGTGAGGCTCTTCTTGCCCGCCTTGATTTGCGGGTTGGTCAGCGCCTCGATTTCGCCCATCACCTTGGCCGTCGACGTATCGGGCGGCAACTCGGTAATCGCAATCTGCCACTGGCCGCGCGCGAGCTGCTCGACAGTCCAGCGCGCGCGGGTGCGCAGCGGACCGCGACCACTCGCATAGACCTTCGCGACATCCTCCGGCGAGGAGATGACCTGCGCGCCGCCCGGGAAGTCGGGGCCGGGCACAATGGCGAGCAGGTCCTCGAGCGTCGCGTCGGGATGCTGAATCAGGTGCTCGCAGGCGAGCGCCACCTCCGTCAGGTTGTGTGACGGAATTTCGGTCGCCATGCCCACGGCAATGCCAGAGGCGCCATTGAGCAGCAGCACCGGCAGGCGTGCGGGCAGCACGCGCGGCTCCGTCAGCGTGCCGTCGTAGTTCGACACGAAGTCGACGGTGCCCATGTCCAACTCGCCCAGCAGCAGCTCGGCGATGGGCGTCAGGCGCGCTTCGGTGTAGCGCATCGCCGCCGGCGAGTCGCCATCACGCGAACCGAAATTGCCCTGACCGTCGATAAGCGGATAGCGCAGCGAGAAATTCTGCGCCATGCGCACGGCCGCGTCGTACACCGACGAGTCGCCATGCGGGTGATACTTGCCGAGGATGTCGCCGACGAAGCGTGCGCACTTCACCGGCTTCGCCTTGTCGTGGAGCCCCAGGCGCACCATGTCGTAAAGAATGCGGCGCTGCACGGGCTTCTGGCCGTCGGCGCCCAGCGGCAGCGCACGGCCCATCACGACGCTCATCGCGTAGTCGAGGTAGGCCCGCTCTGCGTAGGCGCCCATTTCCACGCCGGTCTCGGTGTGGGTGTCCACGGAATTGAGAACTTCAGTCATGCTTGATTCCCCGCTGAGTTTCCATACCCGGACCATCGCCTGCCAGCTCTGAGTCCAGAATTACTTCGCCGGTACGCCGGTTAATCACCCGCATCAGTGGGGCGGTGCCGTAATCGATTTCGGGTGGTGCTGATGCTTTCGCGCGCCGTGCCGCCTTTGCTTCCTGGATGGCTACCTGGGCCTGAAAGCGGTCCTGCTTCATGGCCTCGGCGAGGTCCCTCTCGCTGATGACGACAAAACGCGACTCCCACTGTTCCGATGGTCGCGACCACGGGATGAGCGAGGCGTCGAACGGCCATACGTGGTCGTAGAGATGCCACAGCGATTGGTCTTCGGTACTCTGTGAAAGTCCGACGAACCGGTAGATGCCGCCGTCGGTATGACGCACTAGCTGACCACGTCTGGGGGCAGCCGCCAGCGCGGCACGAATACGTTCGCTCATCGTTCAGTCCTCGCTCGTGTCTTCGGAATCAGCGGTGGCGAGCACTTCACCGTCCTCGCCCGTCGCCCCGTGGCCGCCCTTGACGTTCTGCCACGGCCGATGCGGGTGCAACGCACAGCGCGTCACCGTGCAGTCGCGCACGCGGAATTTCGCGCCCGGGTCAGCGTCTTCGCCCACACACGTCCAGCAGAACGCCTTGATGGCGGCCTTGAGCGAGTTCGGGTTGGCCTGTGCCTGTTCGACGGGAGTGCGATGCACCGGCTTCCAGCCGGCTTCACGCATCTCACGCATCTTTTCCTGCCCCTTGCGCATGCGTTCGCGCAGGGCTTCGCGGCGCGCCGCGTCATCGGTGGACAGCGCCGCGTCTGCGGGCTTGGTTGCATCAGTCATCGAAGTCTCCGTTAAGGCAGGTAGGTATCGGCGATGGCCTTGGGCATCATCCCGTACCGGAATCGAGGGGCGAGCGGGCTGACAAGGGCGACCATGAGCAGCCGTCCGTCGCACCAGCGCAGCGCGCAGAGCAGGGCGGCGCGCCGCAACTGGCGCACCACCCACGGGTTCGGCGCGAGCACGTCATGCGTGAGCTGCACCGGACGGCCGAGCCAGGCCGCGAGGAAGACGCCCACAGCGACCGAGCGAGACTGCCCAAACTGACAATGCACCGTGAGCGGCGCCGCAGCATGCCGGCGGCCAAACGCCAGCACGTCCATCGCGTGCTCGAGCGTCATCTCCGTGAACCCGCCGCCGCGACGGTCGGTATCGTGGAAGCCCAGACGCAGCACCTCCGCCCATCCGTCCTCGAGTGATGCTGGCGATTGCCTCGGGTTCGTGATGGAGATGCACGCCTCGCCGCTGTCCGGCACACGATGCACGGCGTCGAGGCGCGGCAGTACGCGAACGATGCGCTGCTCGCAATCGGGTATCGTTTTGCTGTTCGTATTCAATTGCATGGGTGGTGTGCGCGAACAAACGGCCCACGAGGAGCCGTTTTGAGGGTGAATCAGGTACGCGGATGGCCAAACTTGGCCGCTTCGGTTTCAATCCAGGTGCGAGCTTCTTCGACCGTTTCGACATAGCGCCAGCTGACTGCGCCACCCGTATCCTTCGCAACGACAATGCAATGGATGGTGCCGGGTTCGACCGTTTGCCTGTCGTCATGGCGGGAGCCCGGGCCGTAGTCCAGGTAGTGCCCGGCGCAGGGCGTTTTGCCGTGAATCGTGCTCCTTTCCGGCCAGTACCAGCCGCGCGGCGAGGAGGCGCCTTTCGGCTCGTCCCAGACTGCATTGGTCTCGTACACCGAGGCACGCATCGCCGACGTCAGAAGGTCCTGCTTTTCGCGTTCAGCCAGCATCACCGGGTGGCTTGTCATCGCCACCATGTACGTATCGAGCGTGCCCAACTGGTTGGGGTTGCGAATCGACACCATGTCCGCAGGATGCATGTCGTTGTCGATGAGCCAGTCCAGCTCTGCATCCGACATCACGACAGCGCTACCTGCTTTCACTTGGGCAAACTTGCTGCGCACAACAGTCGTATTCATGGTTCCACTCCGTGGTTGGTTGTCCTGCTTGCGTATAGCCCCGGCGGGCACCCACCACGTTCCTGACGGCGGTTACGCTTGAGGCACCCTGGCGCCCGCGCGCGTCGCGACGGCGATGACCTGGTCGAGGGCGTCACGCGGACACTCGAGCACGAGCGTTACGGTCGACTGGGTCTTCTGCCAAAGCAGGAAATACTCACCCAGGTCCATCTCTTCGACGCCGCCTGCGACGCCCTGCGGAATCCCGATGACGAATCCACTGCGAATCTCGAGAATGACCCGGTCGGGAATGTCCGCGGGGTCTTCCTCCTCCCGCAACGGCCGGCCGTCTACAACGAACAGCGTGTCGTCGTGATAGGTTTTGCCGCCCTGCGGCCAGAACGCGCGGTCGCCATAGAAGCGCTTGAATTCGATGCCCGTCGTTGTCGTCGTCATGAGCGTTTCCTTAGATGTCCAGTTCGGCCAGGTTGCCGCGGGTTTCGAGCCATTCGCGACGGGCGCCGGACTCACCCTTGGCCATCAGCAGCGTGAACACGCGCGTTACCGCCTGCGCGTCTTCAACGTGCACCGGCAGCAGCAGGCGCGTATCCGGATTGAGCACCGTGTCCGTCAGTTGCTCGGGCATCATTTCGCCGAGCCCCTTGAAGCGCGAAATCGTCAGTTGCTCCGCGCGAAAACCATCGCGCATCAGCTGCGCCACGGTCTGGTCGCGCTCGACTTCCGTGAGGCAGTAGAGCTTCTGGGACGGGCGCCCCTTGCCGCGCGCGGGCACGTCGACACGAAAGAGCGGCGGCTTCGCGATGTACACGTGGCCGCGCATCACCAGCAGCGGAAAGTGCTTGAAGAAGAGGGTGAGCAGCAGGGTCTGGATGTGTGAGCCGTCGACATCCGCGTCCGACAGGATGATGACCTTGCCGTACCGAAGCCCCTCGAGCACGCTGTCGGGCGAGTCAGGCGTATGCGGGTCGATGCCAAGCGCCACCGAGATGTCGTGCACTTCCTGGTTGGCGAAGAGCTGGTCGCGCGCGACCTCCCACGTGTTGAGCACCTTGCCGCGCAGCGGCAGGATGGCCTGATACTCGCGGTCACGCGCCGTCTTGCAGCCGCCGCCGGCGGAGTCGCCTTCGACCAAGAACAGCTCGTTGCGCGTGATGTCCGAGGAGCGACTTTCGGTCAGCTTGCCAGGCAATGTGGCCACGCCGGACGCCTTGCGCTTTTCGACGACCTTGCCCTGACGCATGCGGGTCGTGGCCTGCCGGATGGCCAGCTCGGCAATCTTCCGGGCGGCGTCAGGCTGCGCCATCAGCCACTGCATGAACGGGTCCTTCACGACCGACGCCACCACCCGCACGACCTCGCGCGAGTTCAGCTTGTCCTTCGTCTGCCCCTGAAACTGCGGGTCGGCGATGTTGGCCGACAGCACGAAATGCGCGCGGCTCCACACATCTTCGGCCTGCAGCGTCACGCCGCGCGGCAGCAGCGCATGGTGCTCGCAGTAGTCGCGCAGTGCCTCGAACAGCCCCGCGCGCAATCCCGCCTCATGCGTGCCGCCCAGCGGCGTGGGAATCAGGTTGACGTACGACTCGCCCTTGCCTGAGTCATTGGTCCACGCCACCGCCGAGGATGCGCCGTCGCCGGCGGCCGTGCCTTCCTCGGTTGCGGTGGTGATGCGACCCGCGCCCGTGAACAGCTCGCCAACCAGTTCGATGCCTTCCAGTCGCTCCTGCAGATAGGTGCTCAGCCCGTCCTGGTACTGCCAGGCTTGTTCGGTGCCTGCCGGCTCGTTGCGGAAGGTCACCTTCAGGCCAGGCAGCAGCATCGCCTTGGAGCGCAGCAGGTGCTCCATCTCGCCCACGGGCAGGGTGGCGGTGTCGAAATACTTTGCGTTCGGCCAGAAGCGCACGCGCGTGCCCGAGGTGCGCGGGCCGCAGTCGCCCACGCGCTCAACGGGTGACACCTCGCGGTCGCCGTCGACGAAGGACACACGATGCACGCCGCCCTCGCGCTTGACCTCGACCTCGAGGCGGTGCGACAGCGCGTTGGTCACCGACACGCCTACGCCGTGCAGACCGCCCGAGCGACCGTAGCTGTTGCCCTTGCGGAATTTCGCACCCGCGTGCAAGTGGGTGTAGGCGAGCACCACGACAGGAATGCCCTTGTCGGGGTGCAGACCCACCGGAATGCCGCGGCCGTTATCCTCGACGGTCACCGAGCCATCCTTGTGGAGGACTACCTCCACGCGGTTCGCGTGGCCGTTCTGGGCCTCGTCGACCGCGTTGTCGATGACTTCCTGGGTGATGTGAAGCGGATTCTTCGTCCGCGTGTACATGCCCGGCACCTTGCGCACTGGTTCGAGCCCCTCAAGGACGTCGAAGTCGGCCTCGTTGTAGGCATGGGTCGCTTGCATCTCGCTCATGAAATCCCTTCAGGCGGTACGGTCGTGGAATGGCAGCCCATGTATAGGAAACGCCACGCCCATGGACTTGCGTAACGCGCTTTATGAAGTATATTATACCGTTTCATTGCCGTCCAGCACCATGCCCAACGAACCTGTGAGCGAAAAGTGAAGATTGCGTTTAAGGACTTCCTGAAGACCGAATCGGCCAACATGATGGACACGATTGTCCACGTGGCCAACGCTTGGATAGCCGCGAACAACGTCACCGTCCTCAATGTCGAGACGCTGATGGACGGCCCGTACCGCGAGGGCGGACTGCGCGTCTGGTACCGCGCGGCATAGCTCGCCGTAGGCGCCGGAGATACTCCATGCGCATCGTCGCCACCCGGTCTTTCGTCGAGGCCTTCATGGCAGTCCCGCTGCTGCAGTCGCTCGACACGCTCTATCCGGACCTCTCGTACTGGTACGTCAACACTGTCATCCCGGGGCTTGTGCTGGGCAATGACGTGCTGCTGCTGGCCAAGGAGGGCGAGCAGACGACGGGCCTTGCGCTCGGCAAGCGAACGGCCGACGAGCGCAAGCTGCGTTGCGTGCGCGTGGTGCCGGAGGCGCAGAACACCGGCGTCGGCCTGCGGCTCATCGAGCGGATGTTCGAGGAGCTGGAGACTGAGCGGCCGCACTGCACGGTCGCCGAGGAAATGCTCGGCCTCTACAGCCGGCCGTTCGTGAACCGGTACGGCTTCCAGCTCAACTCGGTCGACAAGGGCCGCTATCGTCCCGGCAAGCTCGAGTACGCATTCAACTGAGTGGCATACCGCGCGAACGCCGCGAGTTAATTTCGCAACAAGTTAACTCCACTAAAAGATTCACTTTGCAAAAAGCGCATTGTGAAGTTGCCATATGTCGCTATTAGTGATATACATACTAAACACCCGGCACTCATCCTGTTGCGCGGGCGCACACGACATCCTATCTACGGGGAAAAGAATGAAATTTCACGCGAAGACCATTTTCGTCGCAACCGTCCTGGCCGCCATCGGTTAGACCAGCCTGCTGTCCGGCTGCGCAGCCACACAGATAGCGATTGAAAAACGCAACCTGGATGTCCAGACGCGGATGTCCGATACCATCTTCCTCGAGCCGACCGCGGCCGCGAAACGTACCATCTACGTGCAGGTCCGCAATACCTCCGACAAGCCGGATTTCGATATCGCGTCTGACGTGTCGGCCGCCGTCGCTGCCAAAGGCTACCGCGTCGTCAGCGACCCGGACCAGGCGCAGTTCATCCTGCAGGCGAACATCCTGCAGGTCGGCAAGGTGACGCCGTCGGCCGCGCGGATGGCCTTCGGCGGCTACGGCGCGCCGCTCGGCGCCGCGTTCCTGGGGGCAGGCGCCGCGGTGGGCATGGGCGCAACCCACGGCGGCCCGATTCTCGCCGCGGGGCTCGTCACCGGCCTGGCCGAGATGGTCGCCAACGCGGCCGTCAAGGACGTCTACTACACGGCCATCACGGACGTGATGATTCGCGAACGCCAGCGCAGCGGTGTGAAGAGCCACGAAAGCTCGGTGCACAACCTGCACCAGGGCAACAGCGGCGGCACGACGGTGACGTACAACGAGGATAGCGATTACCGCACCTACCAGACGCGCGTGATGAGCGTCGCGAACAAGGTCAACCTCGACTTCGGCGAAGCGGTGACCCCGCTGCGCAGCGGCCTGGTGCGCGTGATTTCGGGCGTCTTCTAAGCCAGCGCGCCACCACGCATGCGCCACCCTCTCGCGGGTGGCGTTTTCATTTGCGCGGCGCGTCGCGCGCCATCCCTCGCTCATCTGCCTATACCGGTCCGGCGGTCGCACTACGCGACCTTTCAGTGCTTGGACCAAAATGAACGAAGCCATCCTTTCCTGGCTGGATAGCGAGCCCGCGCAGCTCGTGCTGTTCGGCTTTGCCCTGTATTCCCTCTTTACGGTCTGGCGCAAGCTTGCCGCACGCTGGGTGAACTGGTTTCCGCTCGCAGCGAAGCTGACCCGCCTGATGCTCTACGCGGCGGCCATCGGCGTGGCCCTGCTGGGCTTGCACGCATTGCCGGGCACGCTCCCTACCGGGGTCACCGTGGCCTGGCTCGCGCTCGGCGCCGGCATCGCCCCTGTCCTGAACCTGCTGGCGCGCCGGCTGCGCCCGCGCGAGAAGTTGCGCCGGGGTGCCACGGTCAGCACGCCCTCGGACGTCAATCGAAAGACAGCGTCGGCGCTGCCGAAGTCTGACTTCGAGGAAAGCCTGGCCATTGCCGGCGTGAATATCCCGCGCAGCGCCGAGCCCTATCACTTCCTGGTCGTGGGTTCGACTGGCACCGGCAAGTCGGTCGCCATCACGCGCCTGCTCGACGATATCGAGGCGCGCGGCGACATCGCGCTCGTCGTCGACTCAGGCGGCGAGTTTGCTTCGCGCTACTACCGCGAGGGGCGTGACCGCATCCTGAACCCGTTCGACGAGCGCTGTGCCCCCTGGTCGCCGACGGCCGAGATTTCCGGTCCGGGGCACGACGAGGCGATGTCCAAGTCGATGGTCCCCGACGGCGAGGGTGAAGCTCGGGAGTGGAACGGGTATGCCCAGACGTTCGTGACCTCGGTGCTGCGCAAGCTCGATGAGCTGAAGCGCCTGTCCGTCAAGGAGCTGCTCTATTACGTGCAGGCCGCGCCCATTGAAGAGCTGGCGCAGTTTCTGGCCGGCACGCCGGCGGCCGCGCAGCTCGTCTCCGAGCGCACCTTCGGCTCGATTCGCACCATCGCGTCGAACTACCTGGCGACCTACGCCTACCTGGAAGACCGCGACGACCCGTTCTCGGTGTCGAAGTTCATCCGTGCGGGCAAACCCGGATTCCTGTTCCTCACGTACCGCGACGACCAGCTCGACTCCCTGCGCAACATGATTTCGTGCGCGCTCGACGTCGCGGCGCGGACCATCCTGTCGCTGCCAGAGAATAGCGGGCGTCGGGTGTGGCTCATCATTGACGAGTTCGCGTCCATCGGCAAGGTGCAGACCATCGAGGCCTTCGCGACCAAGGCCCGCAAGAAGGGCGGGTGCCTGCTCATTGGCCTGCAGGCGATTTCGCAACTCCAGGACCGCTACGGCGAGAAGGGCGCTCAGACCATCCTGTCGTGCCTGTCATCGTGGCTGGTGCTGCGCTGCTCGGACCCGGAGACCTCCGAATACATCTCCACCTATATTGGAGACAAGGAGGTATCGCGCATGATGCGCGGCGAGTCCTCATCGGAATCGGGAGGCTCCGCCGGCCTGAACGAGCAGGTGCAGACCGAGCGCGCGGTCATGCCGGTCCAGCTGCAGCGGCTCAAGGACCTCCATGGCTTCTTCAAGCTCAAGGGCGACTACCCGATTTGCCGCGTCAAGCTGGCGTTCCCGAAAAAGCGCGAGCGCATCGCCGAACACTACGCCGACCGCGACTTCGAAGCGCGCCCGATGCTCAAGCTCGCGCCCCCCGCCGGTCAGCCGGCGCCGCAGGGAGGGGCGGCACAGGCGGCCGCTGTGCTGGCGAGCGCGCCGCAGGTTGAGCAGCCGAGCACTGCCCAGCCGGTCGCGACGATGACCGGTGACGCGGCGCGCGGGCCGCTGAAGATTGTGAAGAGCCCGTTCGAGGTGGGGCCGGAGGCGCTGGAAGTGGTGCTCACCGAGCTAGCCGACACCTTCGAAAACGAGAGTTGAAGCTGAACAGCCTCAATCCGTGCGCCTGTTGTGAAGATTTCACAGCAGGCGCGCTTCGTTAATTATGCTTCAATTTCAATGGGTTAGCCTAAACATCCTACCTGAATCTGAAAATAGTTCGAAAATTTTTGCACGAGAGCGTTGACATGAGCCCAATGCTCGCTATACTTGCTCACATCGGGTCCAACTTGTCGGACCTTAACCGAATTGATTGAAGGAATTGTTCGAAATGAAACTCGCTCTGCACCTCCAAAATGGCTGTACCGCGCCGATGGCGTGGCGTGCAGCCGTGCGCGGGCAGAACGTGTTGTCGAATGATTCCATCATTGCGTCGACGGCACCGCGCTTTGGCTATCAGCCCAGCGAGGGTAAGTCAGCCGCAGCGCATTCCGAGGGGACGGGCATCTTCTAAAGAGTCCATCCACAAAGGTTCAAGGAACCCCTGGGAATGCGCAAGCACCCAGGGGTTTTTGCTTTTCTGCCCCAGTGGCGCAACCAGGCTAACAACGTGTCATGCGGAACGAGACCGCAGCCAGCACGGCAAAAAACATGGCGAATGGGCGGGGTCCCGGTATGAAACTGCGGCGGAAACGCAGGAGTAAGATGGGCATGCGGAGGGACAACCTCCGCACTTTTTAAAGCTTCATCCTTGACGATGTGGCTTTACAAAGTGATACAGTGAAGTTTCCACTGCCGTCGTAGCTCAGCCCGGTAGAGCGGCCGCATTGTAGGCGGCGGGTCGCGAGTTCGAATCTACGCCGACGGCACCATTCACGATTCTTCATCGCTGCTCTAGCTCAGGCTGGTAGAGCACCTCATTGCAGAGGGAGACTGGTATCCATTCCAGGTGGCGGGCGCCCGTCAGCGCTGGTTCAAATCCAGCGGGCAGCGATGAAGGATTTCCATGCGGGTGTAGCTCAATGGTAGAGCAGCAGCCTTCCAAGCTGAACACTCGGGTTCGATTCCCGATACCCGCTCCAGTTTTCGTTGGTCCGTTGCACCGTTGCACCGTTGCACCGTGGTGGACAAGCTCATCTGGATGAGCACTCGCTTGATAAGCGAGAGGCAGATAGGTTCGAATCCTACGTCCACTACCAACCGTTTTCGCTGTGCCTCTGGCTGAGCGGCCAGGCGCCGGATTGCAAATCCGACTCAGACCGGTTCGACTCCGGTGGGGCACTCCAGCATTGAAAATTGCTTTATTAGTAGTGCAGATTTTGCCGACGTGGGCCATTGGTAGGTCAGCGGATTGTCTATCCGTTCCATGAGGGTTCGATTCCCTTCGTCGGCGGCCAGTTTCATCGCAGTACACCGCGGGAATAGCTCAGTTGGTAGAGCGCCACCTTGCCAAGGTGGAGGTCGCGAGTTCGAAGCTCGTTTCCCGCTCCAGTTTTCGTTGTTTGCCGGGAGAGTCCGGTCTGGCTGCCGGTACGAATCAATAAGAGCGTCGACTTGGAGCCCAGGCGTCGCCCACGCAGTTCAAGTCTGCATCCCGGCTCCATATTTTCGTTGTATCCGCAACAATACGTCCATAGCTCAGTTGGAAGAGTTCCGTGCTACGAACGCGGGGGTCGCAGGTTCGAGTCCTGCTGGACGTACCAGATTTGATGTACCTGTAGTGAGCGCTTCGTGCGTCGATGCCCGAGAGGCTGAAGGGGGCAGACTGTAAATCTGTTGTCACGACGTGGCCACGCTAGTTCGAATCTAGCTCGACGCACGAAGCGCTCATTGCAGCATCGTTGTCCGTGGGGGTGTAGCTCAGTCCGGTAGAGCAGCGGATTTTGATTCCGCGTGTCGAAGGTTCAAATCCTTCCGCCCTTGCCAGTAATTCGTAGTACCGAAAAAAGCACATTGCATGGCAGTAGCTCAACTGGCAGAGCGCCGGTCTCCAAAACCGAAGGTTGGGGGTTCGATGCCCTCCTGCCATGCAATGTGTTTTCCTGTAGGGGAGTGAGTGCAAGCGGTCCAAGCCACCGTTCTGAGCCAGGGCGTTCGCAGGTTCGAATCCTGCCTCCCCCACCAATTTTCGCGCGGCGCCAATATGGGCGAGCTGATGTTGTGGCTGCTTGCCCTCTCGGCCGACCGTAACCCGGTTCCCTATGGGCAAGAGGTTCGGTTCCTTCCGCTGCGCACCAACACCGCTGGCCTTCATCACGGTCTGGCCAGCAGCAACCTGTTTCATCGTGCGATTCGTCTATCGACTAGGACACCTGGTTTTCGCCCAGGGAAGAGGGGTTTGATTCCCCTATCGCACACCAAACAATGCATCGTGAGGCGACCTCGTATGCCAAAGTATGTCTACACGACAGCGGCTTGCCCCGTTTGTGGCGTGGAGAAGAAGTCAAACGGATTGCACAAACACATAAAAGCGCACGGCCCACAGGCCTGGGCGGAATACGAAGCGAGCAAAGCGGCAGCCGTAACCTGGGTGCAGCACGACGACGAGTTCCAATGTCGCGAATGCTCCTTCGTAGGCAGCAAAAACGCCGTGGTTGCACATGCATGGCGCGCTCACACCGTCGAAGGGCAACAGCACTTAGGCACCGCGCCAGGCTCACGCTACAACGAGGGCCGTAAGGCGTGGAATCACGGCCGCACCAAAGACACCGACGAACGCGTCGCGAAGTTTGGTGCGACTCTCGCTGCGCGGATTGCCGCAGGGGAAGTCATTCCGAGTTTCACGGGAAAGACCCACTCTTTGGAGCTGCGCCAGAAGTTGAGCCTTGCCCGCTCTGTCAAGAACCATGGTGGTCGATGCAGATGGTATCTGGTCGACGGACAGATGGTTCAAGGCACCTGGGAACGGAATGTGGGTTTGATGTTGTCCTCGTTGGGAATCGCGTGGACGAAGCTTCGAACCCACCGTGACGTCTTGGTCTACGTGATGGACGGCAAACACCGCACGTACACACCGGATTTCTATTTGGCAGAACAGCAGCTCTACCTTGAAATCAAGGGCTTCTGGTGGGGCAATGACCGACGAAAGATGCAGCTTGTGCGGGAGCAACATCCGGATAAGCGGATAGTTGTTGTCGAGAAAGATGCTTACGAACGACTCATGCAGGGTGAGCTAGTCTGGTGATTCAGCGACGGATTGAAAATCCGTAGAACCTGGTTCGATTCCAGGACCTTGCACCATTGATTATCCATTCTCCGAGTAGCTCAGTCTGGGAGAGCGCCGCGTTCGGGACGCGGAGGCCGCAGGTTCAATCCCTGTCTCGGAGACCACTTTCGCAAGGAGGCGTCCATGCTGTTCCGGTTACCCGCAGACCCATCTCCGGAGCAGATGGACACCGCTTATGCGGCCGGCCTGTTGCGCAAGGAGCAGCTCGAGCACGGGCGCTACTACCGCGGCCGCTGCCGCAATGCGCGCGTCGCGCGCTGGCACGCACCGGCACAGTGCTTCATCCACTGGCGCGTAAAGTTCAGCCAGCGTTTCCTCGAGCGCATCAGGCATCCCGTCGACGAAAAGGTCTTCGATGTGTTCCTCGCAATCGAGGCGGTCGAACCCGGCGACGACTTCATCGCTGACGAACAGTTCGAGCGGTTCGCCGCGAAACTGCTCGAGCGCAACTGAGACTGTTTCGGGGTGGCTGTCGCCAAGGGGTAAGGCGAGAGGCTGTGACCCTCTCATGCGTGAGTTCGAGTCTCACCAGCCACCCCCAAGCGGTCTCTTCGATGAGGAGCAGCGTAATGCGCCTGCATGAACACACCGAGCTTCCGACAAGGAAGCTCAATCGGCTCAACGCCCGAACGCCCCGCAAGGGCCTGTTCTGGTGCGGCCGCTGCGACGCCTACAAGGTAGGCGTCGGCCAGCGATGCGCAAACTGCGGGTGCAAGCACGGCCCGTGCACGATGAAGGCGTCGGAGGTCGCCTGAGCGGCTATGCGAAAGCACAAGCATATTGACCTGCCGACCCGGAAGCTGAGCCGGTTGAACGCGCGCACGCCGCGCGCCAGCCGGCGTCGGCCGCTGGGCAGGCACATGATGAAGCACACGGAGGTCGCATGAAGCGAAAACCGAAGCTGGCACCACGCAACCCGTTCGTGGTCGCCAGTCTCTTCAAGAAAGCGGGCGCGCACGACAAGCCTCACAAGGCGCAGCGTCGTGCCGACAAGGTGGCACTCGAGGGTGTAGCTCACGGGCAGAGCAACCGGCTTTTACCCGGTCGGCGAGAGTTCGAGCCTCTCCGCCCTCACCATCTGAGACATCAAACGCATGGCGTCGCGACGCGACCGCCAGTCGCTTGAGGTTTCAATTCCCCAGTAGCTCATCGATGGTAGAGCGCCGGACTGTTAATCCGGAGCGGGTAGGTTCGAGCCCTACCTGGGGAGCCAGTTTCACAACTTGACGCATACACGCGTGCAGCAGCTGCACAAACGTATGCGCCAGGACATTGGGGACGTAGCTCAGCTGAGAGAGCGCCTGCCTTGCAAGCAGGGGGTCGCGGGTTTGAATCCCGTCGTTTCCACCAGTTGCCAAGCCTGTAGTCCAGGCCCCGCCACACGGGTGTTCAACGTGGCTCTGCCCGCCGGGGGTAACGATGAATGCCGGAGTAGGAGCCGGGGTCGATTTCCCCGGTGGGTGATGGCGGCAGACGAAACGTCTTGCCTCGACCATCTCAGGTTCGGAAGCTGACACCCGCGAATCGGAAGCTTCATGCTGGCAGGCAAGCTGCAAGCCGTAGTGGCCGCAAACCATCGCGCACGTCATCCAACAATTCAGTCGATTGCCGAGGCGCTGACCGCAGGCACATCCGAACAGATGCGGGTTCCATCCTGATTAGCGCGCGCGAGCGAAAGGGGTGAAGCAGTCGGCTGAATTGTTGGTTGCCAAGCCAAACGACACGGAAATCTGTTGCCGACCGGAAAAGGTGGCAGGTGAATGGACTGGAGTAGCAAGGGCAGGGAATCCGATGCGTCGCAGCTGCACACGTAGATTCAGTTCCTACGCTCTCGCTGCGCGTGCCCGCCGGGTCGAACCGGCACCAACGCCATACCCAACAACAACCGGGGTGTAGCTCAGCTGGCAGTAGCAGCGGACTCTTAATCCGAAGGTCGTGGGTTCGATGCCCACCGCCCCGACCAGTATCCAGCTGGAGACGTAGCTCAGTCGGTAGAGCACGGCCCCTGTGCGGCGCCCTGCGCTTCGGCGCTAACGTCCGCACTTGGTTTGGCGCGTGGTCGCAGGTTCGAGCCCTGCCGTCTCCTCCATAACCCCGCGGCGCAGCACCTGCGCGGCGATAAACCGAACCGCAACGATAGGGCGGAACGCAGGAACCCGTAACCTGCGGATTGGCTGGCCTAAGCAGCCCACGATTTTCTGTCTGCCGAGTAGCAGTAACGGCCCTCTGGTCGGCACGCATGAGCGTGCGCGGACTTGAGGTAAGAGCGCGGGATAGAGGCTCTCGCGGACCCGGCAGATATCTTCTATCGGTGCGTAGCGCAGCTGGTAGCGCGCCTGGTTTGGGGCCAGGGGGTCGCCCGTTCGAATCGGGTCGCACCGACCAACAATGCCGAAGTGGCGAAACTGGTAGACGCGCCTGCCTCAGGAGCAGGTGGCCGCAAGGCCATGTGGGTTCGAGTCCCACCTTCGGTACCACGCATTGCTCCGTGTACGTTCTTTCCAGTCTGTACGAGAAGCTCGTACTGGCTGCGCGCAGCGTACCCGGATGCGATGACGTCGAGCCTTCGGGCTGTTAGACCTGCGCGACGTAAAAGGAACTGCAGGCGAGTCATCCGCGCTTTCAGCAGGAAGCGGCGTGTCGGGGAAGAGCCGACGCCATTGCCCGTCTGGCGGAATCGGTAGACGCACCTGTTTCAAGAACAGGCGCCGCGAGGCACTTGTCGGTTCGAGTCCGACGTCGGGCACCACCTTCATGCCGACCAGGGAAGCGGCTTGACTTCTCTACTACCTCTTTCGGAAACGTATGCATTAGGGGACTATCATGCAGATTCAGCAGGTGTTGGTGCTCAACCTCTCGGGCCAGCCGTTCGATTGGCTCACACCCGAGGACGCCGTGAAGGCGTACGCGAAGGGCAAAGTAGCCTGGGAGCTGGGTGACGCACAACGCGTGTTTCGCGGCGGCACCTCGCGCCTCGGCGTATCGTCGGTCATCACGGTCAAGCCGATTATCGCGCTTGCCGGCAGCGAAGTCTCGGCGCGCTGGCTGCGGCACGAGCTGCCGCTCAGCCCGCGGGACAACGACCTGCTGTTCAAGCGCGACCGGTTCACCTGCGCTTACTGCGGGGTCCGGTTTCCGCGGCACCAGCTCACGCGTGACCACATCGTCCCGCGTGCTGCGGGCGGCGCGGACACATGGATGAACTGCACGGCTGCGTGCTTCGACTGCAACCAGGCGAAGCGCGACAAGCCCGTGCATGAGTTCCGGCCGTTGCTGTTCCTGCCGTACGTACCGAACCGGGCCGAGCACTTCATCCTGTCGGGACGCAACGTGCTGGCCGACCAGCACGAGTACCTGGCCGCGCAGCTGCCGAGGCACTCGCGCCTGCTGCTCAACTGAGCATTGATGCCCGCCGGCGCGCGGTTCGAATTCGAGTCGCGCGCCGGTGTGCCTATACCGTGGTGGCATATCCACCCGAGAGGACACACATGGCATTCAAAATCGATTTTTCGAAACTGATGGACCCGGAGCACCAGGCGAAGGTGCGACGTGAGCAGGAAGCTGCTGCGGCGGCTGCCCAGGCACTCGAAGAGAAGCATCGAAGCTGGCTCAGGGTGTTGGTCGACAAAGACGAGCAGCTCAGCTCCCGCGAGCGCAGCTTCATTCGCAGCTGCGAGTATCGCCTGAACACTGGCGTGCCGCTGAGCGAGCCGCAGGAAAAGTGGCTGTGCGACCTGGCCGCGCGGTTTTCCAGCAGCGAGACGCGGCATGAAGATTGAGCCCGGCAAGACCTACCGGTTCACGAAGTCTGGACATTTGGTACGTACGGTCGTACCCAGTGAGCCGTACTGCGGGCAGGCGACGTGGACAGTGGAGCGAGTCGATGACGCAGGTGTCGGCAAGCGCATGACCGTTCCTGCGCGCGCCTTGCTGCCTCACGGCGCATAGCCTGGCGCACAAAGATGTCTCACGGACCGCTCACGAGCGGTCTCTTTTTTGCAGTTTTCTGGAGAGCGAACCCGGCAGGGCTGGGCGCGGCGTTGAACACCGAGGGTCCGGGCAACCGGATGGGCTTCGAATGCACCCGCTCTCCGCCAATCAAAAGGGCCGCGCGTCATGTGTCGCGCGGCACCATGTACGCACTGTTGTGCAGAGGGGTGCCGGAGCTGGTCGAACGGCGCCGCCTCGAAAGCGGATGGGTCGAAAGGCCACGCGGGTTCGAATCCCGCCCCCTCTGCAGAGCAGTGCAACGAACAACCGGAGTAGGCATCTCGGGACGCGGGCTCCATGCCCGTGCGGCCGCCGGCCTTGAACGCTGTCGGTCACCCCGGGATGCTGAAACAGATTCATCGGAGTAGGTGGACTGATGCCGCGACAGAATTGCAACCTCCTGCCGCCCCAGCCTGGAACGCTGGTTAAATGCTCAGGCCACTGAAACTGCTTTTCGCCTTTCGCGCCGGCAACGTGCAGCGTGGGTCTGAAGCAACGCATATCGGAGTAGGCGGCGTGAAAACGCGCGCGCCCGGGACCAGCAACCTCCCGGGCGGCCAGCCATTTGGGGCTGAGGAGTCGCGCCGCTGAAACAGTCTTCGCTCTCCCCGTATGCCCTCGGCCTCCGAAGCCGTCGAAAGGCTAAATGGACGCATGCACGTTCGAATCGTGTCGGGGAGGCCAGGTTTCATCGGGGTGTAGCTCAGTCAGGTAGAGCGCGTGCTCGGGGAGCACGAGGTCGCAGGTTCGAAGCCTGTCACGCCGACCAACATTTCATTGTAAATGTGTTGACATCGACATTTATAATGCTATACTGCATTCTCTTTCGGGCGGTGCCCGATTGTGCATCGTCAGATGCTTCAGCTGCGCCGTCGGGTTCTGGCCCGGCAGACAACACCCGTCACGCTTGGGTTAACCGAAAGGAGGCCCGTGTCGAAAGACAGCGCACCAGGACAGCGGTGAAGGTTGAGCGTGCGGCCGGAGACGGTCTGGCAGAACAAGGATTCGACGACGTCAGCTCGTATGCGGTGGGGTTCCGTAAGGCGCCCAGTCCGAAAGGCTCCGCAACGCGTCGATGCTGGCCGGGTAGCGTGCTTGCACGTTGCGCGGCGAGACACTGACAACTCCGCATGGGGAGGACAGCCGCAGCAATGCGGTCAAAGCGAGGTAGTCCACTAACTCGCGCCATGCCGGTCTCTTCGGGGACCGGTGCGGTCAATCCATGCAAGCCTCCCCGGCTCCGAAAGGAGCGCGTCACTGACCAAAGCGGTGGCGATAAGGGAGAAGCATGTGGCTGGGGAAGAACGTTACCTGCCGGGCCGTCCGCAAGGACGGGAACCCGAGGTGGCGAACAGCAGCGGGTGGTGCCGCGGTCCAGCCTAACCAACATGCGAACCTGTACGGGAAAGGGTAGCGCTGTTGTCGTAGATGCCCTCAATGGCGACAGCGCAGTTCAATGGGGTTCGGGCCAGAAATGGCACGGAGTCCAGAAGGACCGTTGAGTAGCCGGCAGGCGAAAGACATGCCGCGAGGAGTATTTTGCCGCTCAAAAGGTGGTGAAGCTCTTGGACACGCTCGTGGCAGTGGATGCAATTAGCTCAATTCGGTAGAGCATCGGCCTCTTAAGCCGACGGTGGGGTTCAAATCCTCGTTGTCAAAAAACGCAAAGCCGTGTCCGGTGATGCATGAAAATGGCTTAATCCTGTCCACGGAAACGTGAAGGCAGGCGTCTGACGCCCGCAAGGTGAAGGATGTTGATTGGAATCCGCACGTAGAGGCTGCAACCTCGAACGGCTCGCAAGGTCGGCGGTAGGACGAGAATCGAATAGTGCATCGCGACAGGGAGACCGCCTTCCCTGGGGAAACCCGAAACGGCAGCCATGTCACGATACCTCGTTTGACGGGGTGGACAAGGTGGGAACGCCGGCCGCAAGCCGCGTGATAATCCGCTCGAAAGTCGTGACGCGTCAGGCTGTAGTCTCAGGCCTGTACACCATCGAGAGCATTTCGGTTTTACCCAAACCAAAGTGCTTTTGCAACGAAGCACGAACGCTTCGCGGGTAGAGGGAGCCGGTTACCCCGTCAGTTTCATACGCTGAAGATACGCGGTTCAATTCCGCGTCCCGCAACCAGTATTTCGGAGTAGGCGTCGGTTGGACGTAGGCGGGGCCGAATCCAGTAGGCCTTTGCTGAAATCGGATGGGCTCAAGCGGACAGACCTGAACTCTGTTGCGCAGGGGCCGGCGCTGAAACAGTTTTTATGGAAAGGTGCCAGAGAGGTCGAATGGCGCTGCTTGGAATGCAGATGAGGGCAGCGATGTCCTACAGGGGTTCGAATCCCCTCCTTTCCGCCAGAACAACCGTTTCAAAGCCATTGCGCCGCGTTGTTTTTTCACAGTACGCAAAGGCTCATTGGGGGGTTAGCTCAGTTGGGAGAGCGCTTGCATGGCATGCAAGAGGTCACGGATTCGACTTCCGTATCCTCCACCAGATTTTCTTGCTTGGGGACGTAGCTCAGTTGGGAGAGCGCCGCACTCGCATTGCGGAGGTCACGGATTCGAATTCCGTCGTTTCCACCATTTTTCAGTAGTCCGTGGGAGATTGACGTGCGGAATTACTGGTCGGCTGCGGTCATACGACCGGCCGTCAGCGTATAAGAGTGCAGGAGGGTCCTGTACAGCTGGCGGCCGACACTCTACGGAGACTGTATGGCCAAGCCCATGACCCGCGCGCTTCGGCGCCACCATATCGAGCGGCTGAAACATAACCGCCGGCATTACTTCGGCAGGGACCTCGCGCAGAGCCCGGTCGAACTGGGGATTACCGTCACGACCGCGGCACGATGTTCGTGCGCGATGTGCGGCAATCCCCGCAAATACTTCCTCGAGCGCACGATGCAGGAACGACGTCTGTTCCAGGACATTGGCGAGGATTGAAGAATTCGCAGTACCTGGAGATGTAGCTCAGCTGGTTAGAGCACCGGACTCATAATCCGGGGGCCACGGGTTCGAGTCCCGTTTTCTCCACCACGATTTTAACGACGAGAGCGGGCAGGATGGTAATGCAGCGGATTGCTAATCCGTAGGCTTCGGAAACGAGGTCACAGGGTTCGACTCCCTGGCTCTCGGCCAATTGGCTGTAACCGAGACAGCAAGGCGCTCGATACGCCACAGGTTTCAGGACTTCAGGTGGGCGCGGACATGCCAGCCTGATGGTGACGAAGTGTCATGGTTGTGCACTCCGGCCCGGAGTACCCGAGGGAGTCGCTGTCCGGCGACGCCACGGCGAAATGGGCGGGCAGGGAGGGTTCGAATCCCTCACGTCTTTGCCTGAATTCTATTCGTAGTACAAAGTTTTCTTCTTTGCATCCTTAGCTCAGCTGGTAGAGCGGCGTCCTTACAAGACGAGGGTCGGGGGTTCGATGCCTCCAGGATGCACCAGATTCCCCGCGCGGCCGTGCAATCTCAGTGGCGTGAAACCACCAACCAGTGTCGCAAACGACATCGGCCGGTATCACGCCCGTTGGTGCCGCGCGCCTACAACGATATCAAGCTGATAACAAAGGGAGATTCAGCATGAAGCAGACCATCGAAGCATTCCTCGCGGCGTCGCGCCAGTATCTGCTGCCGGCCAAGCCCACCGACCGTCCCCAGGCTGCGTGAATTGTGCAGCAGGCTGCTGCACAACCCTGTTGGATGTTGCGTTTAACGCATTGCGCGTTATACTGCACTCATTGACAGGCTTGTGTTCTTGCTGCACCAGCCGGGAGACGAATGATGGACCAGTCCTTGGCCAAGCAGATTAAGAAAGCACGCGCGCGCATCAAGGTGTTGAAGGAAGTCACGCCGGAGTTGTTCCCGCAGTGGCAGCGCCTGCAGCATGCGGCGGCCCAACTGAAGGCCGCCGAGCTGGAGGACAAGGCCGCCAAGCGCGCGTGGAAGAGGCTGTAAGCAACTCAGGATTTTGCATCATCGCCGTCGTAGCCCAGCTGGTCTAAGGCGCCGTCTTGGTATGACGGAGACCGCGCGTTCGAATCGCGCCGACGGCACCACCAGATTTACCCCGGTTTCTGACCGGATTCGCCGGCGTAGCTCAGTTGGTAGAGCAGCGCATTCGTAATGCGAAGGTCGTAGGTTCGACTCCTATCTCCGGCACCAGATGATTTTTGCCGCTGACAAGCGGCCTTTTTTGCCCAGATGGCGGAAATGGTAGACGCGCAGCGTTGAGGGCGCTGTGCCGGCAACGGCGTGAGGGTTCGAGCCCCTCTCTGGGTACCATCATTTATGAACAGACGATGCTGATTTTCTTCATTTCGGCTGCAGCAACCCTCGCGGGCACCACGCTCGCTATGTCGGCTACGAATAGCAGGAAGATGGTCGGCTATTGCCTCCTCGCCTGGGGCTTGGGCGCCGCGTTGACGCACTGGTTCTACCTGACCGATGTGCTCGCTGGCTTCGTCCTGTTGCTGGTCACGCTTTACCTGCTTGACCGGCTCATCCTCTCGCGTCGTCGGCTGGACCATGTTTCGGCTCCGCCCCTCTTCAGCCTGGTACGCAGCGCCACGCCATGGCTGGTTGCGCTCACGCTCTTCCGTATATTCATCGTCGATTACATGTACGTGCCATCCAGCTCCATGCGGCCGGCGATGTCCGCTGGCGACGCGTGGCTGGTCAACATGCACGCCTACGGAGTGCACGTGCCATTTCTGCGGCACGTGTTTCTCCGCACCGGGTCTGTGCACCGAGGCGACATCGTCATGTTCCGCTTCCCTGGTAACGACAGCGAGGTGTTCGTGAAGCGCGCCGTGGGCCTGCCCGGCGATGTCGTCACGTATCGAGACAAGCGGCTGTCCATCAATGGCGTTCCCGTGCCGCATGAGCGAGCAGGGGAATTCCGTTACACCGACGAGCACCGAGGGAGCCTCACGGTCACGCTGTTCCGCGAGCAGCTGGATGGCTCGAATTACCTCGCGGCCGAGATACCGGGCTCCCCCGTCTACCTGCCGGAAGGTGTCCAGAGTTTTGCTGGCCAGGAACACTGCCGCTACTTTGATTCGGGTTTCTCCTGCAAGGTCCCGGTTGGTCATTACTTCATGATGGGCGATAACCGCGACAACAGCGACGACAGCCGCTATTGGGGCTTCGTCAGCGACGCTCAACTCGTTGGGCGGGCAATTCGGCTACTCCGCAGCGGTGACGGTTTGACCAGCGCGGAAAGGGTGGGGTCGTGAGCTGCGACGAGATTCTGCTCGACCTCGACGGCGTGTTTGCCGACTTCTATGGGCGCGCGGCCGAATTGCTCGGGCAGCCCTACAAAGGCCTACCGCCGGCCGAAGCGTGGGCCGTGCTCGAGCAGGTCCCGCACCTCTTTCGCGACCTCGCTCCGCTCGCCGAGGGCCTCCTCCTCTGGAACGCATTGCAATCGTGCTCGGCACGCAAGCGCGTGCTGTCCGCACTGCCGAAGCCGACGGGCTATCTGGTCACGGCCGACGCCGACAAGCGTCTGTGGGTTGCCGAGCACCTGTCGCCCGCGCTGCCCGTCACCACCGTCGAGAACGGCCTCGCCAAAGCGCGGCACGCTCATCCACGGCGCGTGCTCGTCGACGACATCGAACGAAATATCCTCGCCTTTCGCGCCGCCGGCGGAGTCGGTATCCAGCACGTGCGCACCGAGGACACACTCGAGCAGCTTGCGGCCCTTGGCTTGCACATGCAACGCCCCGTTTAGCTTGACGAATAGCGCTTTTCGAAGTATTCTATTTTCTCGCAACGGTTCTCGCGGCCGCGAGGCATGGAGATTAAGTGATGACACGTACGCACAGCTCGCGGGAGCAGCACGCTGGAAGCAGCTTCAACCACATCTACGGCGAGCAAGGGGGCATCACACCTGTCCCGCGCATGCTCGACCGCAAGGTGAATTCGAGTCCGCGCCGCCCGCCGACGCCCGCGCCGTGGTATCGCAAATACGTCCGCCGGTGAGCAGCGACCATGACTTCGACCATTCATCCCTTCTGCGTTTCCATCACCGGCGCCGATGATGCCGTGCGCGTCGAGGACCTGGTTGCGCTCAGTCGAGCCTATCCGTTTGTCGAGTGGGCGCTGCTGTACCTTCCGGAGAAAGCTGGCAAGCCGCGCAATCCGACGAGCGACTGGCGCTGGGAGTTCGCGGCCGCGCGCAAGGCGCACAGTCTGCGCACCGCGCTGCACCTATGCTGCAACGAGACGTTCTGGACGCTGCTCATGCACCGCGAAGGGATGGGCTTCATCCATGAGCTGCAGCAGTACGACCGTCTGCAGGTGAACATCAACGCGCGCGCGAATGTCTTCACCGCCCGCGAAATCGTCACCGTGTACGAAACCCTGTGGGCCTATCAGAAAAGCCTCATCCTGCAGCGGCATAACCGCTCGGCCAACGCCATTGACCGGTTCCTCGCGAGCTTGCCGAAGAGCTGGCTGGCCATGCCCGAGCGTGTGTCCGTGCTGCTCGATGCGTCGCGCGGCCTGGGGTTGGTGCCCGAGAACTGGGCAGCGCCCGCCACGGTAGACGGCACTCCGCTGGATACCGGCTACGCGGGCGGCATCTCGCCGGAGAACATCGAGGCCGTGCTCGACGCAACCGAAGCCGCCGTGCGCGAGCATGGGCTGCCAGGTGCGCGCTACTGGCTCGACATGGAAAGCGGCGTGCGCACCGACAACCAGTTCGACCTCGCGAAGGTCGAGCGGGTCCTGGAGGCCGTCGCGCGCCGCAGCCCGACGCTCATCGCGGCGTAACGCAACCCACCTCACCGGATTCCCGAATGGCCTTCACTCTCTTCGTACCGCCGCTCGGCGCCCGGCTCCTGCTGGCGGAGCCGTGGAGCTTCAGCCTCTACAACGAACGCCGCAATGCCACGCTGATGGCTCTGCTGGGTGACACTCGTCCTCTCGTCTACGGCGAGCCGGAACCGAGCCCCGCCACACTGCCGCCGGGCACCGTGCTCATCATCGACCGGTACTACATCCGCCAAGGCCTGGAGGGCTACGACAGCGTGAGCTTCCGTATCGCCGGCGCGAGTGCCGCGGCGCCGACGTATCCGCGAGATGGCGCGGTGTCCAAACGCCAGGTGCGGTTCTGGGCAAAGCTCGAGGACGTGAATACGATGCGCGTCGAACTGGCGCCTCCAGTGGCCGCTCGCCCGCCGGCCACACGCGGCCGGTGAGGCCCGGTGCCCACGGCACCGCTATACCGTTACAACCACGCTGGGGACGCCTCTCGACGAAGCGCAACACCCTATGCTGCTGCCCGGACCTCGCGAGAGGCCGGGCTTTTTTTCGCCCGCAGCCGTGAAAAGCCCCGGCTCGAAAGCGCGGGGCAGAGTAGACCGGCGAGTATTACGCGGTTGCAGCCTGGGTCCAGCAAGGGAGCGCGTCCAGTCGACGCAGTTCGGAATCGCCCGGGCCGAAATCATAGAACAACGGAGCGCGTGGCATTGCGCCGGCATCGACTCGGTACCAACGCTCACACCACAAACACAAACTCGCGTTAATGCTGCTGTACGATATATTGGCACTTGACAATAATACGTATTAAAAGTAACCTTGTCTTAAGGTAAGTTCATTTATTCCCGGTGCCACATGACAAGAAATCCTGTCCTTGCTTGGACTCGCGAGGCGCTGCTTCGGGCCGCATACGAACGCTTTGGTTACGCGCATGAGCATGCGCTGCATGAGCTGTACGGACTCTATGGCCAAGGCCTGATTAGCTACCCGCGCACTGACTGCGGATACCTTCCGACGATGCTGATTAAGGACATGCGAAAAGTAGCGAAAAGTCTGGTTGGTATTGCACGTACCCCTGGTTTCAACCCCCGCACCAAGGGCTCGGTGTGGAACGATGAAAGGGTTACTGTGCATCACGGAATCGTCCCGCTCAAGGCAACCGCCGCGCGGCTCGCACTGACCGGGCTAAACGAAGTGCAACAGAACCTCTACAGGCTGATTTGCGAGAGATTTGTCGAGCTGTTCACTGACATACAGGAAGCATCATGAACAACGCCGAAGCTCAACAGATTTTCCAGGCCGCGCTGGTCAAGCGCGAGGAAGCCGACGCCGCGCGCGCTGCGCTCGCCGACGTGATGCTGCGCGCGATGCGTGCGCTCCTGCCGGCCGGCACACTCCTGGAACTGAACCGGCGACCAGTGCCCGAGTATCTGGTGCGCGTTCAGACGATGTCAGGTAACGACCGCGGCACGCGGACATTCCGGGTGGTGCAGGTCGTCAACGTCGACGTCGACCCGTTGCGCCCCGAACTGTCCAAGTGGATTTGCGACGCAGTGCCGGTGAGTGAGAGGACGGGCAAGGACATGAGCGCGGCAACGCACGGCGCATCTTCGCGCAGCACGGTGCGCCTGCATGGCGACATCGGCTATCTCGGGCACGAAGAAAGCCTCGAGTCTTCGCGCGACCGCCTGCTTAACCTGGTGGTCGCGAATGCCTAAGCGAGCCGGCACCTATATCGCCAGCCGCGCCTTGCCAGAGCGGGCGGCGCGCTGGAAGCACCTGCGCGACGTCGATGGCTGGCACATCGTCTCTTCGTGGATTGACGAGGCAGGCGAGGGTGAGACCGCGGACTTCGCCGAGCTGTGGTTGCGCATCGAGGCAGAAGTGAAGAGCGCCGAGCGCGTGATTGTCTATGCCGAGGAGGGTGATTTCCCGTTGAAGGGCGCCTATCTCGAGGCGGGAATCGCGATTGCCGTAGGTATTCCAGTATTCGTTGTCATGCCTGGCGTGGTAATCGAGCCCAGGTCCTGCCGGCCCATCGGCTCCTGGATAAACCATCCGCTGGTGCGTGTGGTGTCGAGCGTTGAGCTTGCCCTCGAGGGCGCCGCGCGGCGTGCACCCGCTGAACTCCAGCCCATCGACTGAACGAGGCAGACATGGTTGCAGAGAAGAAGCACAGGCTGACCGAGGCGCAGAAAGCCGTTCTGCGCAACCTCGAAGCGGGCCTTCCGTGGGACTCGCACCTGTCGGGCCGGAGCGCCTATGGCGGTGCGAGGGCGACGGTGCAAGTCCTCAAGCGCCTCGGATACATGGCCGCCGGCGGCATCATCACGGATGCCGGCCGCGCCGCCCTGAACAACACCGCAGGCAAGTAAGCCTGCACAACAGGAGAAGCCCATGGTCAAGCTGGCCGACATCCAGGTTGCCGTCGACAATCCGACCTCGGCCTCGCGCGAAGACGCACAGGTCAAGCTCGCGTGCCCGGCGTCGGTCGACGCAGACGGCGAGTTCATGGCGACGCTGCCGGACCATCTCGCCGAGCTGGCGCGCACGTTGACGCATCCGACCGGCGTCCGGTGGAGCGTCGGCCGCGCGCACACGCGCCTGCACAGCAAGACGATGGACACACTCAAGCAAGCGCTGACGGCGTTGCTCAAGGCCTGGGCGACGCCAGAGGTCACGACCGAACGGGTCATCCGCTACAGTGTCGCGTCTCATGTGTCATTCGCCGAGACGCCGGACGGCACCATCTATCCGAACGGCTCGTTCAAGGACGCGCGCTGGTGCGACAGAAACCTGTACGGGGACCATCACGCGACCAACCCCGCACGAGGCGGCTATTCGCTCACGATTGGCGCGCGTGTATGGGACAAACGGACTATCCGCCGCGGCGATGCGGTCAAGGTCGAATACGACTACGTGTCGACCGGGCATGTCGGTGACCCGTCTGACCCGCTGAACCTGCTCAATGGCTGGTGTGCTTTCTCGTTGCCTGAGCGAGATGTGAAGGAAATGCCGTACACGCCGGAGGCGGCGCTGTTCTTCCATCGCATGATGGAGAGCATGGCCGAGCTGTCGCGCCGCGTGCAGACGTTCATGCACGACGAGCCGCGTCTACTGGCCGCCATCCAGAACGGTCAACCGCTGCTCGCAGCGCCGCAGCCGGCCGAGGTATAACGCGCACGATATTTGGCGTCGGACCACTCGATACCGAGCTATACGCGAATGCAGTTCCGAATCATTTCTAACCTGAAGGCTCACTCATGAAGCACATCAAAGTCGCGCTCCTGTTCGCGACGGCAGCAGCAGCTGTCGCCGCCCACCCTGCATTCGCGTTCCCGGTCGCCGTGGTCGCCGCACATCCCGTCGCCGTGGTCGCGGCGCATCCGGTCGCTGTTGCGACAGCGCATCCGGTTGCCGCCGCGGCAGCGCACCCCGTGGAAACGGCGAGCGCCCATGCGAGCGCGGCGCCGACGGCACACCCGGTGGAGGCCACGGCGCGCCCGGTCATCGCCCCGCATCCGGTCATCGTGCCGCCGCACGCGACGGCGCCGGCCTCGGCATCGGCGGCGAAGGTTCCGCACTAAAACGGAATGCCGGGCGCCTGACCGGGTGCTCGACGCGTCAATGGAGCTTCGTAGGGCGCCCGCGCGCTATACGAAGCTCCAGTCACATTTATTGAGGAACAGACATGTATCGACGCATCGAAACCCGAGTGGTTAGCCCCTTGCTGGGCGACAAGATTGAACTGCCGAGCTACGCGACGGAAGGCGCCGCGGCCCTGGACCTGCGGGCGTGCATCGAGGAGCCGGTGACCCTGAACCCTGGTGGTCGCATGCTGGTGAAAACCGGCATCGCCATCAACATGATGGACCCCGGACTCGTGGCCATCGTCGCCTCGCGCTCGGGGCTGTCGCTGAAGTACGGCATTCGCGTGGCACAAGGTGTCGGGGTCATCGACGCCGACTACCACGGCGAGATTGGGGTCATCCTCGCCAACGACAGCGAGGAACCCTACGTCATCCAGCCGGGTGAACGCATCGCGCAGCTGATGTTCCAGCCCGTTATCCAGGTCGCGCTGAAGTACGTCGACACGTTCTCGACGGTCACCGAGCGCGGCGATGGCGGCTTCGGCAGCACCGGGAAGCACTGAGCCCGCGCGGACTGCATCACATGGCTACGAAAGCAGCACAGTCCTCGGCCGCGTGAGCACGTCAGGCCGCTACTCGACCCCGCGCGCGACGCGGGGTTTTTCATTGCACATTACGCGATTGCTGGACATGCTCGTGATTACTTCATATACTATTTTCACCATTTACAGGAGATGGTCATGAAGCTTACGATTGAAATCCGTCCCGCGGAAGGCGGCGACGATGCGAAGCTGCTGGTTCACGACCAGGCAGCCATCTACCAAGCCTATGCCGCGCGCCATGGCGTGAAGGCATCCCTCGAGGCGCGGAGCCATCTTTGACCTCCTTCTCCTGGAAGGCGATGCGGCCATACTGATGCCGCTGCTCCAGGAGGCGGGTGGCCATCGACACCAGCGCGTCCCGCCCACCGAACGACGTGGCCGCGTGCATACCTCCACCGTTACCGTCGCCGTCTTCGAAGGCAGCGTGCCGGCCATGCCAGAGCTGCGCGAGACCGACATTCACACGCGCATCACTCGCGGTCAGGGTCCGGGCGGGCAAAATCGCAATAAGCGAGAAACGTGTGTAGTCCTAATTCATCGGCCAACTGGAATCGAGGTAAAGGCAGAGGTCGAACGCACGCAGGAAGCGAATCGACGCGTGGCGATGGCGACACTACGCGAGCGCGTGCAGGCGCACTACGCCGGCGCCGCGCAGCGCGCCGAGAACCAGCAGCGCAAGGCGCACGTGGGCACGGGCCAGAGGGGTGACAAGGTGCGTACCTACCGCGCCGACGGTGTCACCGACCACCGGACTGGGCGGCGCGCGCTGCTGCAGCAGGTGATGGCCGGCCGGCTCGAGCTGCTGCTGTAA